ATTAAATCAACCAATTCTTTAGTCCATTCACAGAAGTCATCAGCTGTTTTAATTACCGCTTCTAATGGTGCGCCCAATTTATTTTTCTTTACTATCATTAAATCTTCTGCAATATCTTGTGCTGGATAGTAAACATCTTTGGTTAATTCTCCTCTAGTATCCAAGTCACAAAGTAAAAAATATAATCTCATTAAATGACAAAGTTGTTTCCCATCATATCCCCATTTATCAATTTTCCATTTAGTAGTTGGATATGGATGGCACAACGCTTTACGTTTTTCTAAAGTCATTCCATAAATTGCCTTAAAAAGTCTAGGATAATCAATAATGTCATTTCTAATACTTCTTAAATAACTAACAATATCTTTATATTTATCATTAACAATATAATAATTTGTATAAAGAAGTTCAATATAAGATATGTTGGCTTTTTTAAACATAGTAAACATTACTCTGATATCTTTAACATCCACGTGTTCGTCATTATCTAAAACGATAGTTTTACTTACTGGTTCTTTTCCCAAGATAAAATCTTCAAATGTAGGAATAACAATTGCCTTACTATCAACATCACTAGTATAATCATCGGAATATTCATCCAGACCATAATTTTGACTACCTTGTAAGAATAATCCAACCACTTCGTAATCATTTTTAATAAAGTCATAATGTTCTTGTAACCTTTTCATTATTTTCATATCTCTATCCAATATTCATCACCTAAATTTCTACATTATAATCTATTTTAATTGTATTTTCTGGCACAACTAAAATTTTACATTTTTCTTTTTTGACTTCTAAATCTTTTCCAAATAAAGTTTTATATAATTTACAAGTTTTATAAATATCCCAAACTTGGATTAAACAAGGTGCTTCATCACTTTCTCTTAAATATATTTCTGAACTTGCTGCTTCTAATTCTTCTAATGCCTTGCCATATTCATTTACCTTGAAATAATAATATTTCATTTTGTCAATTTTACTTCCATTAATGCCACCACAACCAAGAATAAATGTTCCTGAAATATTTTCTTTGGTTTCAATTACATTTTCTAGTCCTTCAATGCCATATAATTTTTCTTCAGTTGAAGTTTCATAAACAGTAATACTACTAACAACTAACCAAACCATTCCATATAAAAAGGCAAATACAAAAGCAAATATTAAAGAATATTGAACAAAATTTCCAAAGTCTACATATCCATCTTCATAATTAGCCATTGCAACTGCACATAGAATAGTAAGGATTGCGAATATAAATGCTAATACCATAATTATTCCTCCCCAAAATCATCTAACCAGTCGATTGCCTCTCCTTTTGTTTTAAAAGCATAATCTCCTTCGTCATCTGCATATTGTCTATCAAAAATAGAAATATCTTTTAAATAGTAGGCAAATTTACTAAATTGATGTTGTTCTTCGTAAAACTCTCCATCTACTATATCTCCAAGCCATCTACGATTAATTAAAGCTTCTTTATATTTCCCAGTAGATTCATCTTCATATTCTGCATAATATAATAGATGTTCTCCGTCACATTCTACTTTATTAAAATATCCTTCTGCTAAAATATATCTAGGTTGTTTTTTAGATATTTTACTTCCACAACAAGGACATTTTCCACGTCCAAATTTAGGATTATGTACTGCAAGCCATACTTCAGTACCCAATCTTTCTTTACCAGTTTCCATTATCTTTCATCCCTTTCTTGAGCTTCTTCAATAACAATATGATGTCTTTCCCAAAACTTCAAGCTGTTCCAAAAAATATCTACTTGTTCCTCTGTAACTCCAGACCTTAAAGATTTTGGTCTATCTTGTTCTGTATTTCTATATAATATGTTATATCGTTTCTGTGCCACAACTATTCCTCCTCAACTAAACTAAACACTTCACACCATCCTTCAAAATGGTCACACTCGTGTTGAAGAACTCTACTTAAAAAGCCTCCATCATCTATTTCTCTAAACCTTCCTGTTTCATCCATATAACTACACCAAACTTTTTGAGCTCTTTTAAATGTTCCGTATTTTTCAGGAGCACTTAAACAGCCTTCTTGAGAATCAACTTCTCCTCTTTTTCTAGTAATTACTGGATTGATAAACACTTTATCTTCTCCATTATAGTGTATTACACAAACTCTTTTTGGTTCTCCAATTTGTACAGCAGAAATTCCCACTCCTGTTTTTGTACTATGTAAAGTATCTTTCATATCTTGAATAAGGTCTTGAACCTCATCTGCTGCTACTTCAACACTTTTTTGTGTTAATATTTCTTTATCCTCTGGATAAGTTAAAATTTTTCTAATCATTTGTTGCCCACCTTTCCATTCTATCAATACAATCTTGTGGTGTACTACCATCCCATTCTGGAGCTCTTTCTAGTTCTACCACATTAAACATTTCCCAATATGGTTCTACATCATAATGATATGTAATTTGACCATAAGGACTATTTATTCCAACAATAAACATTCCTTCATACATATCTCCAGTATGGTGTAATTTACTTTTCCAAGCTTTTTCTAAATTATTATTACAAATCATTGCAAACAATACTGCTCTATGATGGTATAGTTCATCAAAAGTATGATATCCATCAGACACTTTTCCTGCACCGCCAAGATTGGCAATAGCTTGATTTATTTCTTCTATATTATTCATATTAATCATCTACCTTCTTTACTATCTTTAGTCCGCCATTTAAATCATCACAATTTATGTTTTCTTCTTTTCCACATTTAGGACATTTCATTTGATATTGTGGTGGATTACTTGCGTACATAAAATTACTTTTTGTCATTTCTACCATACATTTGTCGCATACACAAGTTTTTTGTATATATCCTACCACTTCAAATTCTTCTTCTTTAATCATTTTAAAATACCTCCTACGCTTACGACGTTCAATTCTGAGACAGTTTTATGTCCAAGACAACAAACTATATGTCTGAAGAATTTGACATCTCAGAATTGATGTTTTTATAATGAATTACACAAAGTGCATTTTTCCCGCATCTTTCGCAGAAATCCCAATCGCATTCTACGTCATCATATGTTACGTGTTTCATTTCAATGTCATTAAAGCAATCTAAGCAAAAATATGCCATATTATTCACCTTCTACTATTAGTTTAAATTTTTTAGTCCATTTATTAAAAAACAATCTTTCTTTATCTGTCATTAATCTTTCACATAATCCACGAACTTGTTTAATCACTCCATTTTGATATTCAATTGTAATTAAAGATTCTGTTGGATTTTCTGTCTTTCTTAGGAATAAGATAGATGTTTTCCCTCTATTTACTTTTTCTACATAACTTCCTACACAATGATGAAGAGAAATTCCTTCATTAATTAGTTCTGAAGAGTCTTCTGGAGTAATAATACAAAAATCTTCATCTTGATATTCCAGTTGTTTACAAGTGTTATGTAACTGTACTGCTGCTTTGTGTTGGAAGAATTCTAAATTCAAATTATAAATAAGCATAACTTTATCGTGAGTTTCTTTTAAATGTTTTGGATATTTCTCTCTTATTTTTCCATCATACATCAACATTTGCATATTTAATGTGTCATCATAAAGTGAAATTATATTACTATTAATTGATGCTATACCTTGTGCATATAAATCAAAAAATAAATAATTAATATATGATTGGAAATTAAGATTATATTTTTGAACAATATCAACAATTCCAGAAACAGTAGTTTCACTCCAATAATCTAGCCCACTAAGTTCAAATTTTGAATTACTTTCCACAATTCTATTTAACATCCATATTGCATTATTTGTGTTTATTTTTTCAGCAACCTCTAATGTATGTAATAACAATTTTAATGGAATTGTATTATCTTCAGGCTTTCTAATACTATCATAATTTGTTTCAATGTATTTGATAATTTTAAAGAAAGTTGTTGGACAATTTTCTATCTTATTTAATAGGAATTTTTCTTTATTACTTCCTGATGAAATTGACCTAAAGAAAGTCATTGGATTTTGTCCTTTTTTAAGCATAGCTCTTGATAGTTCACTTCTTTTCAAATTCATTACTCTTCCAGCAAAAGCAGCAGGATATTCTGCTTGATAGAAAGGGTTGTTTAAATTTGTAGTAAAGTCAGCTATTTCTCTACCTGTCATTTGAAAGAATTGTGTAATTTGTCCTTCACTTGTAACTTCTTTATCTATTCCTTTTTTTACATCTCTAATATAAATTAGATTTTCAGAAGGGATAATTGTTAAGTCTCTTTTAATTCCTGTTCTTGATGTTCTTCTAATAATCAAATCACAACCATTGTCTAGCAAAACTTCATATGTATATTCTGGATATGTATATCCTTTATTATTTTGTCTTACTGCTGGTTTTTCTTTGTTTATTGTCAAGTAATCCTTTATATTAAAATCATTCACTTTAAAATCCTCCAATCTATATCTTTTGTGAAAGCCATTGAGGTAATTCTTTCATTCTAAATCCTGCTGCTTTTTTGTGTCCTCCTCCGCCAAATCTTACGGCAAATTCTGCACAGTCAAAATCTTTGCTAGCATCAGAATATATTGAACAAGTCCATAAATCTCCATTATAACAATATGGTATAACTGCATCGTAGTCTTTAATTTTATCTCCAAAATATTTACTATTTGCATTTCCTAAATTTGCAACAAAAAACTTATGTCCTTCAAATTCCACTTCATATCCATATCTACTCATAAATGTTTCTGCCCAACTATTCATTTGTTCTAGCATTATATGTCCTTTACGAATAGCTTGAGTAACAATTCTGTCATCATAAAGAAAATCTTTTATTTCTTTATCTAGTGGGAAAAAATGTTTTGATTCAAATACAATTTTATATGGTTCTGCATCTGCGTAAAAATTATTCCAAATATCCCAGCTATTTACCAATCTAATTGCTAATGGTATACCTGCATCTTCTTGATTCATTTTAGAAAGAGAATACCAATCTAGCATATCTCTAGCTTCTTGAACACTTAATCCTTTTTCTAGCACTAATGTTACATAACAATATGTAATAAGTGTTGCACTTGCTCCATTATAAAACATTCCATCTATTTTTCCATCTTCAAGATATGCTTCAAGCATTTCTTGTCTTGATTTATGGTGGTCAAATACAATAACTCTTTTTGTCATTCTTATAAAGTAATCTAATATTTCTTTGTCAGGGCAACAATCTACAAAATATATAATAGAGTTTCCATTAAAGTCAACATTTTCCAATTCATCTTGTTTGTTGTAATCAAACTCTACAATAAAATCTTTTGGTTCTTTAAATTTTTTTAAATCAACACTTAATGTACTAGGTTTTACTATTTTATTAAGTAAAATGTTTGCAGAAGCAATTCCATCCATATCTCCGTGGTAAAATACTATCATTAATAATCTCCTCCCATATCTTTAGATAATGTATTATTTAAATGAGAATTTAATATTGCTTCATTTATATCTATATCTTCCTCAAGAGTTTCAATTTTTGTTTCTAATACTAATACTTTATCTTCCAATTCTTCTAATTCTGTTTCATAAAAACCAAATCCACAAGAAGCATACACTACTACAAGAAACAATATTAGTCTTGTTATTCCTTCTTTACTCATCTTCTTTTCCCTCCTCTAATAAATCATTTAATCTTACTTGCCATTCTGCATTATTTTCTCTAATTGATAATGTAAGCAATGAAATTGTTTTGCATAATTCTTCCATTGTTCTTTTTACAACATCAGAATTTCTAAGTAAAGTTCTTCCATCATAAGCTTCAAAACTTTTTGTATAATCATCTAATATTTCTATTAATTGTGCAGCAGAATTTGCAAAAACTTGACTGGAATCATCAAAAGTCATTTTGTCATTATTTAAAACCATTTTTGGATATGGTTTTTTTGTTACATCACTAATTTCTAGTTCTCCCTCATACCTTTCTTCTACTGCATAAATTAAATCTTCTTTTAATTTTTTACTTTTTTCTTTATATTCATTAAATATCATTTTCTATCCCTCCACTCAAAGAAGTCTTTATCTTTTGATAGTGTAGTGTATTTTTCTTCTATTAAAAGACCTCTAATATGATTTCCGTGTTTTCTTCTGTCATCAATTTCTTTATCTGACATTTTTGATAATATTACATCTAAAATAGAATCGGGAATAAAATCAAGTTCTTCAAGTGGAAAGAAGTCGATTTGCAATCCTCCCTTTTCTATATCGGGATAAATGTAACATCCATCTTCTAAAACTCTTGCATAACTCATTTTATTCCCTCCATTTTTTTTCTATACTATATCATAATTCAAAAGTTTTGTCAAGCCAAGTAGAAATTTTTTCCAATTGTTTTTTGGAACAATTTTATTTGTATTAACATATTTTTCGAATTCATTTTTTAATGCAGATGACATATGTGTATCATATATTGCATCTGCAAGTTTTGGATATGAGAAATCATCTGTTTCAAATATTAAGCTTCTATAGTTGCTTGGGTCAAAAGTTATATCACAGTTTCCTGCAATACTGTTTTTCCAAACATTTTCTTCTAAGGATAAAATGCTATCGAATAGTGTATTATATACATTCTTTTGTGAAACACACAAACAAATTGTACTGTCTGTTTTATCTGATGTTGCATACACAGAGTAAAATGTCGTAAGGTCTTTTTCTATATTCAAAGCATAAGATATGTTTATCATATCGTATCCGCCATCTAGTTCTTCAATTTTGTATTGTCTCAATACATATTTCGTTCCATCTTTCTCTAAAATTTTAGCATAAGCTTTTTGTGGAACGACTTTTACTTTTTGTAAAAAAGCTATGCTATCTTCTTGTTCTAAAACGATTGTCATTTCTATTATATTACCTCCTTAAAATTTTTACAAAAATACTCCTCCCTTCCCTAAAAAAAATTTTTCTCATTATATATGAAAAAAAATATAAAGTCAAGAATTATTTTTATCGAAAATTCGTTTGAGTTCTTCCCAGTAACATTTCCTTAAAAGCCTTGAATCTTAAATGTTTTTCGACCTTTACGTGAATTTCAAATGCCAAGTTAATTTTAACCTTTAAACCTTCTCCTTGAAACTTCAAAGTATCTTCTTTACTCATTTTGGAGAATAATGGATTAAATTTTTCTTCATCCACAAAATTTCCTATAATTTTTTCAAATAAAAAACTTTCTTTTTTAACTTTATATAAATCTAATGCGTTTCTTTCTATTTCGTCAGAAAAATCTTCAAACAATTTCCCAACTTCTTTTTCTACTTCATCTTTTTTTATTACAACAATAGAACTAAATGTTCCAGAATAATTAAAATATGCATTTCCTTCATCTATACCACATATTCTTCTTATTATATAATTGTCATCTTTATCTCTAAAATAATTTAGACTTGTTTCTTCCATATTTTTCTTCCTCCTTTGTTGTTCCAATTATACTATAATTGACAAAACTTTGTCAAGATATTTTTATTATTTTTTTATTTTTTTCATTACTAGATTTGCCGTAGGCTAGCTTAAAGCTCTATCGCCGAAGGCAAAGAGCGCAAGCGCACTGTTAGTTGGAGGATTTATACCTCCAGTTAAGATTTTTAAATTTATTTTAAAAGTTTTAGACCGATGTTTCGGTCTTTCACTTTTTTGACTATTTGTGCTTTCCTGTGGCAAGCCAAATAGAAAAAATATATTATAACGCGCGCGCGTACGCGAGGAAAAGAGCAAAAAAGAGAATAAGGACAAGGAAAAAAGTTACTATATAGGTCAATGTTTTTTAAAGGGCAAAAATAGACTTTTTCCTAGAGCTGTAAGGGTTTGGAAATTGTACGCACGTCAAACCCTTATGTACCAATGGATTTCGGCGAAAAACGCGTTTTTCAGAAGTTTTTCTGAATCATAGTGGCATTTTTTCTGCACGATTTGTCAAGCACTTAGATGGGGCGTGGGATTTTGAGGTGCAACTTTTTTGGAAACAAGATTTTATTAAAAAAGTATAATATATGTAGAAGGATAAGTTAAGGCAGAAAGGAAGTGAGTTTGATGGACTTAATGTTAATTACAGCGACAGAAGATATAGATGAAAATCAAATATTTTTTGAGAATGTACGAGAAAGATATCAAGTCAATAACAGATTTAGAGAAGAATATGAGATGGACACTTGGGATATATATAGGAAAGTAGAGGGAGATACAAATGCGCAAAATAACACTAGTGATAGATGCAGAGCTCTTAGAAGAATATCAGAAGCACTGGAAGAAATTTCACCCAACTAGTAGAAATCATCCATTAGCAAAGCCAAATGCAAAAGACAAAACAAAAGGATATGTATTTGGATGTAGTATAAATGAGTTTACTAATATAAACAACAGAATCACTCAAAACAATCTAAAACAAAATTGGAAAGCGTTTATAGTTTGGTTGGCAAACAAGGAAAAAATTAGCGGATGGAAGTTGGATAAATTCAAAATAAAATATAAATGGGTGTTTCCAAATAATATGAGACACGATAGTGACAATTATGTTTTCTTCAATAAATTTATTGCAGATGGACTATCTGAAGCAGAAGTAATAACAGATGACTGTTTTGGAAATATGTATTTGGAATTAGATTGTAATAAATATGTAGAGAAAGAACATCCAAGGGTAGAAATTATAATAGAAGAAATTAAATAGCTTGTTCCATCGTGGAACACAAATTTTAGAAAGGAATGATTAATATGAATAAACCAATAGTATTATTAATTAGTGCGAAAGCAGAACACGGAAAAGATAGTTTTGCAGATGCTTTCATAGAAGAAGCACAAAATAAATTAGGATTTAGATGTTTAAGAATAAAATATGGAGACATATTAAAATTTGTATGTAAAGAATATTTTGGATGGGATGGAAACAAAGATGAGGCAGGACGTCAAATGTTACAACAAGTAGGTACAAATTTATGTAGAAATAATCATCCAGATGTTTGGACAAATTGTGTAATAGAAATTGTAAAAGGATTAAAAACAGAATATGACTTTGTTTTAGTTCCAGATACAAGATTCTTAAATGAAATAACTGCTTGGGAAGATACAGAATTCTTTACATTTACAGTACGTTTAAATAGAAAAAATGATGATGGAACAGATTACATAAACCATTTAACAAACGAACAAAAACAACACATAAGCGAAATTGCATTGGATGAATATGGATTTAATTATGTAATAGAAAATAAAAACTTAAATGACATTGCTTTTGCGGCGTCAGCAATATTAAGAGACATATTAAAAATAGACAAAGAATAGGGGGAAGTGACGTGGCAAAAAAGAAAAACAATTTGTTTTATATATACAAATTTAATTCTGATTTCCTAATAAATAATACCCTAAATCAAGATATGGAGTATGATACATTTCAGGCAAGAAAAGATTTGAATTTAGTATCTGTTGCAGATAATCAAGTATTTAAGTTTCTTAGAGACATTAAAGGAGTAAAATTTGACAGAGAAGAGTTGGATGCAATTTATAAAGAAAGAAATGATGAGAAATCTTTACCTAAAATGAAACAAGATGTTGTTAAAATAGAAGAATGTCAAAGACAAATAGATAATATATTGTTTGTTCCAGAAATAATTACAGTAAAGATGAAAAACAAACAACATTATAAAACATTAACAACTCGTTCATTTAAAATAAATGGTATTGAATTTATAAGATTAGTAGTATCGGCAGCTCAACTTCGTAGAAATACAGTGACGTTTATTGATAAAAGATATTTTCAACAAATGAATGAAATACTTATGTGTGGTTTAGATGGTAAATTAAAAGAAACAAACTTGGGAAAATATAGTGCATATTACGGGTTATTTATAAGTGCAACAAATGAAGTAACAACTCCAAGAGTGTGTGTTGTAAATGATTATGAAACAGAATTGCCAGACCAACAAATAAATTGGATATCAACAGATGAAAATGGAGAAGAGTTTATTGAAGAAAGAACTATGTCTGTAGGAATGAATTGGTTTGATGGTCAAGGATTAATTTGTCCAAGAATGGCGGAGAAGTGGGCAGAAGATTTAGGATTGGATTATCTTCCAGCAGGTTTTATTGTAAGGAGTGCTTATATTAAAGGATTATGTGCCCCATTTGATTTTCACAAATTTGCAAAAGAGGTGGCTCATACAAATACAATTAAAGATGTTTGGGGAGTAGAATATAATATAGATGATATAGATGTTATTTTAACTGTTTCTCAATTTAAAATGTGGAAAAGTTATGAAAATTGGCAAGACTATCTTTCTTATTTTAATAAATATAAGCATACTTGGGGAGTATCCAGAGTAAATAAATCAGAAGATGATGAATTTGTTTTAACAAACTACCAATATTTACAAACATTAGATTTAGATGATGATGATATTCAAATTTTAGCTCAACCAACAATAGACTGGATAAATAGTATTGGTGAAGGTGACTTAATGAACGTATTGCTTTATTTAATGGGAGGAAGAAGCGAAGAAGTAGAAGATGCAGATGAGGTATTTAATGAAGTTCAAATGGATTTTGTTAAAGCATTAATGTTAAATCCAGATTTATTAAAAGATGAGTATGTAAAAAGTCAGATACTTAAAACATTAAAAAGAAAAATCAAAGATGCAAAAATAGGTAGACTTTGGGTAAGAGGAAATTATAGTTTCCAAATAAGCGACCCATATGGACTTGCACAATTTGCATTTGGACTTCCAGTAACAGGTTTACTTGGTGCAAATGAGATGTATTGTAACTTCTGGAACCAAAGAACAAATAATGAAAAGATATTGTGTAGTAGAAGTCCATTAGTACACAGTTCAGAACACTTAATTAGAGATTTAATTAATACAGAAGAAATGAATGAATGGTACCAGTATTTATGGAGTGGAATTATAAATTCTATTCACGATATAGCAGTAATTAATATGTCAGACAGTGATTATGATGGGGACATAATTTTTAGTACGGACAATCAAACAATGATAGATGCAGTAATGCCATCGCCACCAGTATCATATTCTAAAAGAAAAGCACCAAATGCAAAACTGACACAAACAAATTTAATTAAAAATGATTTGAATGGATTTGGAAGTCAAATTGGACAAATAACAAATGTTGCTAGTTCAATGATTGCAAAACAAGCTACTTTTGAAAAAGGTACTGATGAATGGAAAGAGTTAGAAAAAAGAGTTAGACAGATGAGAAAAATACAGGGAGCAGAAATAGATAAGGCAAAAGGACTTGCAGGAATTCCTCTTCCTAAAAAATGGACACACAAACAAAAAATAGATTATGAAAATGACACTGAAGAAGAAATTAAAAGAAAAGAATTTGAAAATAGAATAGTGGTAGATAAGAAACCATATTTTATGAGTTATATTTACCCACAACTACAACAAGATTATAAACAATATGTAAAAAAACATAATGCAAAATGTCAAAGATATGTGGGAAGGAATATTAATCAAATTTTTGAAAAAGAAGATAGAACTGACGAGGAAAAGAAGTTGGTTTATCAATATAATAGATATATGCCTGTAATGAAAAACAATTGTGTAATGAACAAATTATGTTCATTGGTTGAAGAAGCAGATTTTAATTTAAAATATTTTAAAAAGAAAGAAGATTTTGATTGGACAGTTCTTTTGAATGAAAAATATGAAGTTAAAAGAAGGAGTGCTTTATATGCAAGAATTACAGACATATTACAAAGATATAAAGATACACAAAATGATTTGGCATATAGCGCTAATGCATTAATGGATGTATCTATGTCGTCAAAAGAATTGGACGAATATATTAAGGAAATGAAAAATATTAATCAAATGTTTTTCCTAGAAAAGGAAATTGACCATATAGGATTACCAAGAGAAGAAATATATAATTATTTTGTAGACCTAATATATTCAAAATTCAAAAAGGGGCACCACATTTTGTGGAACATTTTTCCAGACCAAATATTTAAGGCAATTAGTAGAGGAAAAATGATTTTTCCAGTAAAAGATGAAGAAGGAGAATATCATTATTTTGGAGAAAGTTATTCTTTTAAGGTAGTAGATAAAGATTTTGAAGAAGGATGTGAGTAAGTGATTATTTTTGATGAAATACAATATGCAGAAAGTATTATAAGAAATGGTTGTAGTAGAAAATATATATTGGTAGATTTTAAAATTCTTGCAAAATATTTTTTGTTACACAAACAATATTCAGAAGAAAGAACAAGAGAGGAAATGTTACTTATTTTAAAGGATGGTCAAACATTAATTCCAATTAATTACTTGCCACAAAAGATAGATTTATCTATAAAATTTGCAAAAACAGAGGAACTGAGATGTTCCTCTCCAATTGCAATTACTCTTGCAGAGCTAGAAACAATTAATAACTTTCCAGAACATTTGAGAGAATTAGCGTTTATTTATTTATTTATGTCAAAATGGGACAGCGAAAAGGATGGTTTTTTTATAGAAAAAAGCGACCTTAAAAAAATGTTAAAGTCAACAAGTGCTACAAATTCAAAATTAAATATTTTAGATGGAGAATTAGAAAGATTAAAATATGTACAGTTTGTTGACTATTGTAGAAAAGAAAGAATAAAAGTAAATGAATGTAATGTAGAATCAGAAATTGCTTTTGAAATAACAGATTTTGAAAATGTCATTTTGTACTACAGAAGATATTGTGGAAAAAAAGTAATTGAATGTATGGATTGTAAATCATTAGTAGAAGTAAAAGGAAATAGACAAAAATATTGTAAATGTTGTGCAAACAAACATAAACTTGAACAAATTAGAAATTCTAAGGCAAGACGTCAAAAAAAGAATTTGTAATGGCATAATTTAGAAAACGTCAAAAAGCATCGTCCCACCTCCAATTTTGACGATAGTCTTTAATTTCAAGTAATGAATAGTAAGTAACCGCAATTTTAGATAGGCACCATATTTTAAAAATTTTATAGAAAGGAGCCGATAATATGGCAAAAGCAAGTATAGTTGAAAAACATTCTTTAACAATACAAGGAATTGTAACAATTAAAGATGGACAAGTAATTTTAGATGTAGAGGATTTAGGAGGAAGAGACCTAGCAAAAATGTTAGAATCTTTCAAAGGAGATTTAGTTAAAATTACAGTAAACAAACAAAATGAATCTTTAGAAGAAGATGCTATTGTAAGTTTAGAAGAATAAAAACAATAATTTTAGAGAGGAATAATGCCAATGGGTATAGGAAAAGAAAGAGATGAAAGCTCTTTAGAATACAAAATTAGAATATGTAGCGAAAGAGAACAATTGGGTTTAACTTGGGATGAAGTAGCTGCAATATTGAATGAAGAATTTGGCGATAATTTTGGTGAATCAAAATATCGTAAATGGTGGTATGCATTTCAAGAAGGAATGAATTATGTTCAGACTTTAAAAGTAGAGCAAGAAGAAGCTGTTAAAGAGTATATTGGGGAACAAAAAAAAGATTTCCAAATATTAAAAAATGGAGAACAAGCTTCAACTGTTTTATGTAAGTTAAATGATGAGCAACTAAAAGACCCAGATTACATATTAAAAGTTCACGGATATGATTCAAACTCTTGGGAATTAACAAGTGCAAAACAAAGCATTTGGAACAATAAACTAGATAATGAATTGTATAGTTCAAAGATTACAGTTAAGCCAAGAGTTGGATTTAACTGGAATGAAGACAATATTAAAAAGATTTTTGATAAATTAAATGAAAAAACACATTTTTTATTGTCTGAATGTGCAACAATATGTGGAGCAAATGAAGTTCCACCAGAAAAAGATAAGATGCTTCTAATTGGCATTGCAGATTTACACTATGGACTGTTGGCAAAAGACAATTTGAGCGAAGAATATAATATGAAGATTGCAAAAGAAAGATTTGATAAAATTATTTCTGATGTAATAAATAGAAAGTCTAATGATAAAACCATAGATAAAATCGTACTTTTAATAGGAAATGATTTTCTAAGTGCAGACAATATTCAAGGTACTACATCAAGACATTTTACACAACAAGACCAAGAAACAAATTGGTATGAAATAATTACTTCTGCAACAGAAATGTTGGTAGAACAAATAGAAAAATTAAGATTTTTCTTTCAAAATGTTGAAGTTATAAATGTAAAAGGAAATCACGATGAAATGAGTACATTTGGAATAATGCAAACATTAAATGCATATTATAAAGATTCGACGTCTGTAAAGATAAATACAGATTGTAAATTTAGACAATATGTTAGATATGGAACAAGTTTAATTGGACTTTCACACAATGAAAGATTGCAAGATGTAACAAAAATAATGGCAGCAGAAACTGGAGTAGATTTTGGAGAATGTAGATATAAATGTTTCTTATTGGGACATTTACACAAACAACAACTTCTTGAAGATGATTATGGAGTGGACATTAGAAGAATGTCTTCTGTAGTTGGAGCATCTGCTTGGACTGCTAGTCAAGGATATTGTGGAACAAATAAAATGAGCCAGACTTTTGTGTTTGACAAAAATAAAGGATTAATAGAAGTAATGAATACTATTGTAGAATAAAATAAAAAGGAGTGTAAAGTTAGGCTAAACACTCCTTTTAACAAGAGTTCAAGCAATCACTGGACGTCAAATTGGTAATAACTTGAACATTTATAATTTTAGCATATGTTTGACTAAATGTCAAGCATTTTTTAAAATTTTTTTGGCTTGCCAGCGCGCACTCCTTGGGCAAGTACTACGCAGCGGCGTCGTAAGCGACAGCCGTTTTTATTATATCTGGGTGTAGCTCAATCAGCAGAGCGCCTGTTTTGGGAGCAGGAGGCAGTTGGGGCAGAACCAGCCACTCAGACCATTTTTATTTTAGAAAGGAAGATGCTTATGAAAAGATATCAAAAGAAGCCAGTGGTGATAGATGCATTTCGTTTTGGAATTGATGATATTCCACAATGGTTTGTGGGACAGGTTAATATAGATGGTTTTATTGAAATAGAAACATTAGAAGGAACAATGATTGCAAATCACGGAGACTGGATAATTAAAGGAGTAAAGGGAGAAATATATCCTTGCAAAAACGATATATTTCAAGAAACATATATAGAAGTAGAATTGTAGAAAGGAGTTTTAGGTATGGTTAGAGTTTATAGAATAGTAAATAACTGTACTGGAAAATGCCTTATTGGAACAACGCAAAAAGAAGACCTTAAAGACGTTCTTAAAGAGTGGATAAAAAACTGCCAACGAAAAAATAAGTTTGCAGATTATCTTATTGCACAAGATTACGACAAGTATGGAAAAGCGTCTTTTGAAATAGAAGAATTAATTTCTTGTAAAGATAAACAGACTGCACATACAATTGCAGATAGATATATTGATGAATATAGTGCCCTAGAACCTCTTGGATACAATAAAAGATATGTGGGAACACAGTCAAGGAAAAGAGAAGTTTCGAAAGATGCTTTGGGAGAAGAGGAAAAAATAATAAAAGAGGGTATTATTGATAAAGAATTTAGACATAAAGAAGAACTAATAAAAGAATATGGAATTGTTGGATTGACATCCAATAATATTCCACAAGAATTGGTAGCAGATAAAACAATAAAGGCATTAAGGAATTTTGCCGACAAATTAGAGAAGTATGGAAATAAAGATGTTTATGAAGTAGTTCCTACTGAACTAAATGAAGAAGCAAATCTAATGAAAGAAATTTTAAAAGGTTTAATTGACGGCAAATCTGAAGGTAAAATATCTAAAGAAACTTATTTGGCAGTGCCAAAAAATAGTAAACAGTGTTATAGGTGTGGAAAATTTAGAGGATTAAAAGCAGATTATTATTTACATCCAGATAAAAGTGCAACGGGAGATGGATATATTTCTATATGTAAACAATGTATAGATGAATATGCAACAGAGTTGTATGAAGTATATGGAAATGCATTATATACAATGATAGTTTTGTGTCAAGTAGCAAATATAATATTTGTGCAAAGCGTTGCTGAAAAGGCAGCCGCTTCTTGGATAGTACAAAATTTAGAGCCATCAAAGATATTTCAGTTCTATATGACGGAATTGAGAATGGGCTTTTTAATGAGAGATGATGCTCCAAGTTCAATGTTGGAATTTAGACATAGCAATTTTCAAGGGAATGTGTTTAATTTTTGTGAGCATAATCCTGCGACACCAAGAGTTTTCATTAAAGAATTAAATAAAAATTTAGTAATAGATGATACGCTTGGAAAATCCGACCAACAAGAGACAATAGAGTCAAAATGGGGAGTTGGATTTACTCCACAAGAATATAAACAACTAGAACAAGAATATGAAAAACTAGAAAAATTTTTACCTAAAAAGACAGAGTTGCATATTGAAGCATTAAAAAAATATGTAATTTATAGTTTAAAAGAAAAAACTGCATTGGCAAAAGGTGACCTTAAAGAAGTTAAAGAATGGAATGGGTTGGCAGATAAGGCGGCAGACAATGCACAATTAAAGATAAAACAATTATCTGAGAGTTTTGGCTCAGAAGTTGATGGTTTTGCTACGTTAGTAGAAGCAGTAGAAGAATATGCTTCTGTGATACCAGTATTACCAAAAGTTAGAAGAATGCCATATGATGATATTGACTTTATTATATGGGAAATTGTAAATTATACTAGAAGACTAGAAGGTAAACCAGAAACTTCATATGAAGAGGTTTATGATTTTATAGATAGTGAATTAACTAAAAAAATGATTGACTCTGGAATGAGTCAAAAACAAGTTGAAAAAGCAAAAATAGAAAGAAATGCAGTATTTAATGATTTGTCAGATAACTATATAGAACCATTATGGTTATTGTCAGATTCTGAGGAAGAAGAAGACAGTAGTGAAGAAGGTGAGCAGGATGGATGAGGCAGAGAAGAAAGCTCTAATGAAATCATATAATCCTAATAATTATTCTGCAAAAAGTCCATTAAGGAATCAATTATACTATGAACATTTTATTGAAAATGCACATAAGTATGCAGAACTAATTAGTTGGCTAAGATTTTATCCAGATGTATATTATGACATAATCAAACCTCAAGGAAAAGGTGCATTAATTTTTGACGACCATCAACGAATTGAATTAAGAGTTGCGGCAAGATTTTTTGATGCATATTTATGTATCCCTCGTCGGAACTGGTAAAACAATGGTAGATGTTTTGTATTTGTATTTTTTAGCGATATTTTATCCACGGAGTACAATTAAGTATTACTTCTGGGACAAAAGAACAAGCAGTTAAAATTTGGTCAGACAAACATAGAGAAATACTAAACTTTTATCCTTCTTTAAAAAAAGAAATTGTTAAGGTTTCATTTTCAAAAGATGATGGAACTGTTATGTTTAGAAATGGTAGTAGGGTAACATCGCTACCAATAAATCAAGCATCAAAAGGACAAAGACGTCATAGAGGAAGTATAGAAGAAAGTAATATTATTAATCACGAAGATTATGAAGATATAGTTGCTCCAGTATTTGTTGTACCAAGACAAACTGGGGGAGGTATTGTTGACCCAGCAGAATTTAATGGACAAATAAATAGATTTACAACTAGTGGTTATAAAAATAGTGATGAATTTGAAATCATAAAGAAAACAAATGATAAAATGAAAGACCTAAAAGGGTCTTTTTTGTTTGGAGCAACTTGGAGACTTCCATATAGATATGGAAGATTGGCAAGACAAGCAATTAATTCAGCAAGAGAAAAAGATGAAACTGCATTTAGAATGAACTATTTGTGTGAATGGGTAGGTTCTGTAGAAGGTGCTTTAGTAAGTGCTAATAAATTAATGCAGTCAAGAACTTTGAAATATGATGATTTATTTGATGTTAAGAAAAAAGATAAAAGAACTCAAGATGCGGAATATATAATTGGTGTTGACGTTGCTGGTACTGGTGCAAATACAACTTCTATAGTAGTAGGAAGGGTTGTAAAAAGAGATGACAATAAGATAGACAAAGTACAAATAGTTAATATTAATACAATTCCAACATCGGGAGACTTTAAAGAAGATGCTATTTTTATTAAAAAGGTATTCTATGCATATGGTGGCGACTTAGACTTAGTAAAAAGTAAAGTAAAGGCAATTATCGTAGATGCTAACGCCATTGGGCAAGGTTTAGTACAAGAATTAATGAATAATCATTATGATGCTGAAGCAAATAGAAATCTAGGTAGCTTTGACTTGATGTTTGAAGAAAGTAAAATTACCAAAAAACCAGAAAATAAAAATTCTCCAAAGGTAATGTGGGATTTGATGGTACAAGGAAAGCAACACGATATTATAGTAAACTTTATTAATATGTTTAATGGAGGATACGTTTTAATGGCTGCAACTTATGAGGCAATTAAAAAAGATGTAATAGACAAACTAAATAAAGCAGGTAAGAAACAATATGAATTAACTGACTTTTATAGTTTAAATCTTCCTGTAGCACCAGATGATATTGAATATCAAGCAAATCAAGTTGCAGGTTTTATAAATGAAATGGCAAATTTAAAAACTGTAATTAGTGAAGACAATAAAAGCTTAAAAGTAAAACAAATTAAAAGAACAATAAACAAAGATAAATTCTCTGCAATTTCATACGTTTTATATTATGCAAAATTGTATATGGATGATGAAATTAAAGAGGAAGAATATAGTGTAGAAGATGTCGTATCTATCGGATTTGGTGGATTTAGGCAAGACTTATGTTTTTAACATAGATATTAGAAAGGAGGATAGATGTGGCAAACAAGAAAGCACAAAAACAAGAAGAAAATTTAACTTGGGAAGAATATTATAATGAATTAAATAAATATGCCCAAGAATTAAATTATAAAAATGCAGTGGATATGAGAGAAGATTTATTGGATAGGACAACAGAATATTTCATTAAAGGAATGGAAGAAGATAAAATAAATTCTTATGGTGGAGTAGAAAAAGCAACCTATTCTGTAAAATCTGTTCTTAAAAAATTAACTGTTGACACATTAAAAACTGCTGACTATGGTAGTTATTCTCCTATATTTGGAGAGCAGTTAATTAATGGAATGTATCCACAAAGTGTTCCTTATACTAGGGACAAAATTAGAGCTCTTTTAAAAGATGCAGAAAAAAATGCATTTGAAATAAGACAGGCAGCAGAATATGTAAGAAGTAATATCTTACAATTTGAGCGTGCCGAACAATATTTTATTTCTTTATTATCATTTAAATATTATTTGCTTCCAAAAAGAAGTGTTAAGAAATTTACTGATTTTAAAAAAAGTAAAGAAAAAATATATAAATTTTTAGAAAGTTTAAGAATTAAAGACCAATTTCCTAGAATGACAGCTGATGTTATTAAAAATGGTTGTGGATTCTATTTGTTTAATAAAAAAGGTGATGTTTTTGATTTTATGAGACTACCTATAAATCAATGTAGGATAACAGGAATCAGAAACACATTTGGAGTATGTTTTGAAGTAGATGTTGCTTATTTTGAAGAAATGTATGGACTTGGAATGATTACTCCAGAAATTTATTATTATTACAAAGATTTAATAGAAGAAAAGAAATCTCCAGCTGAAAGAGATGACAATGGAAATATTAAAAGAGGGAAAGATGGAGAAATTGTTAGAAAAAAGAAGAAAATGAAGGTAAATGAAAGGTTATATATTCCAATATCTCCTTTACACGGATGTTGTATTGTAGCAGACCCATATAAAGGAACAAGAGTACCTTTATTGGCATCATTATTACCAGATTCATTAGATATTTTAGAATATAAAAATATACAAAAACAAAAATCAATACTAGAAACTTGGTGTATTATTCCACAGGTTATTCCATATGATTCTGTAGAAAAACCAAAGGTTCCATTACAATTAGCAAAACAAACAATTGCAGCATTGCAATCTGCATTGCCACAAGGTGTAGTAACATTTAGTACTCCATTAGAAGTACAAAATCCAATTACATTACAAAGTTCAAATTCACAAGAAAATATTATTGGACTAGGAGAACAAAATTTCTTTAGTGCAGTAGGTATTGCAGGAAATGTAATGGGTGTTGGAGAGGCAAAAAATCAAGCTGTATTAGATTTTTCTAATTTAACAGATTTTGGTTTTGTTAGTTATTTATATGGACAATTTGATAGTATTGTAAATTTATTAATAATGCTTTATGTTAACGAAAACGATTGGAAAATTAAATTTTTTGGAAATGCATATAGACACGACAAAGAAGTTAAAGATGCTTCATCTATGTTTACTACAAATAACTTACCAGCAGAATATCTTGGAGCAAATTTAGGTTTTGAACCACAAGAATTTGAGTATATGCTTGAAATGGGAGATAAATCAAAACTTAAAGACTTAATGCAGCCTCTTGTTAGTCAATTCCAACAAAGTGGACAAAACGTTTCGGGAAGTAGTAAAACAGCAGCTTCTAAACAAGGGGAAGTTGGAAGACCACAAAAGTCAGAAGATGAACTGTCTGATAGTGGAGAACAAGCAAGACAAGATGAGACAAATGCAAATAGAAAAGGAATGTAATATTAGAAAGGAAAGAGAGACATTATGTATATAGAGAATTGGAAAGAATTACCTAAAAACGAAGTATATCTTTGTTTTAGTCTACCTCTTTTTAGATTCCTAGAAAAAAATGAAGTTTATCCAATTGCAAAAGAAACACATAAGGTTACAGGAAAAGTGTTCTCTGTGTTTATTAAAGGAGATAAACTACAAGGACTTTTAGAGGAATGGACAAAGAATAGACCAAATAAGGAAGGATAGTGAATAGTTAATGAACAAGATAATGAATTTCGAAGTACAAAACTATAACGTCCGTGAAGCAAATGATACATATGCAATAGTTAGAGCTTATGTAGTAAGTGTTGGTGTAAATAATAATCAAACAAATTTTGAAAAAGAAAATATTGAAAGAGCAATTCCTTCTATATTAAATGTGCCACTAATTGGAATTTATAGTCCAATTAAGGAAGATTTTAAATCTCACGCACATAACGAAGGAGAAAAAAGACAAACTTATGCTGTAGGAGTTGTACCAGAAAGTGCAAATCCACATTTTGAAGTAGCAGAAAATGGTTTGGAATACTTAGTAGTAGATATGGTTGTTTGGAAAAATTATTTCCCACAATTTTTTAATAAAATGGCTGAAAACGAAAATGCTGGAAAGAAAACAACAATTAGTATGGAAATTAGTGCGAATATGAAAACAGCTGAAAAAATGGATAATGGCGCACTTAATATAAAAGATTTCCAATTTTGTGGAATTTGTCTTTTAGGAGAAGATGTAAGACCACGGAATTCCAGATGCAGGACTAAAAGTTTTGAAATTTGAAGAAGGACAAGTAGAATTTGAAGATAAAGTTCTATTTGAAGAATTAATAAAAGACACAAACAGCATTTTAGAAAAATATAATCAAATATTAATAGAAGAATCAGTTGAAGAAGAAGATAATGAAACAGCTGATGAAATGGAAAAAATTGTAGAAGAAGTTATTGCAGAAATTGTAAATGAGTCAATAACTGAAGAAGTGTCAGAAGACACCCCTAGCGATGTTAATTTTAATCAAGACCTTAAAGAAGGACTTGATGAAATTATAAATATAAATAAAGAGAAAGGAGAGGGCGAGGGTATGGCAATAGAGAATAAACTTGATGAAAAAGAAGTAGCAGTTGAAGAAGTTGTTGAAACTCCAGCAAACTTTGAAGTTCAAGAAGACAACAAAGAAGAAAAAGTAGAAAATGAAGCCGAAGTAATGGAGGAAGCAGCAGAAGAACCAGCTGAAGAAGAAAAAGTTGAAGAAGCTTGCAAGAAAATGGAAGAAGACGACAAAGAGGAAGACGACAAAGAAGATATCCAAGAAGAAGAAATGAGCAAAGCTGACAAGAAAACTTATGAAGCTAGAATTGCTACATTAGAACAAAACATCAAAACTTTAAAATCTGAATTAAAAGCTGCTGAGCCTTATAAAGCATTATACGAAGAATCTTTATCTAAAGTTAAAGAGTTAGAAGCTTACAAAGAAGACGTTGAGTTAGATAAACTTAGAACAGATAAAGTTAAATATGCACAAACTTGTAACTTTGATGCTTTAGAAGACGAAGACAAAGAAGTTGTTCAAGAAAAAATTGACGACTATAAATTCTCTTTATATGATTTTAAAGCATTTATGGCTGATGTTCTTAAAAAATATTCAAGAAAACAAGTTTACTCAAATATGGAAAAAATCATTAGTTATTTTTCTGTAGAGGAAACTAGAAAAGTTGAAGACGAAATGGGTATGCCATCTGATAAAAATATGGCAGACAGAATATTAGACAAATATTCAGATGCATTATAATATGCAACCAAATTAGTTATTTCTATTTAACACATAATTAAAAATAAAACAAAAAAAGAAAGGAAGATTCGATTATGAATTATATATGTGAACCAAGATACACAGTTCCAGCAATCCTAGCAGTTAATGTTCAAGCTGAAGAAGAATTAAAAGCTGGAGACGTAGTTGCAATCAACACATTAGTTGATACACCAGATAACAGAGAAGTATATGCTGCAACAATGCCAGCTGAAGGAGATATTAGATACGCTATAATAGTAAACCAAGGAATTGAAGAATTAGCTGATGGAAGAAGACCAGAAGGACAGCCAAACTTCACAACATTTACATACAAAGCAGGAACAACATTACACGCTGTAATGTTAGGATATGCTCCAGTTCCATTCGCAATCTCTGACAACCAAATCGAAGGAACAGCTGAAGTTGGAAAATTCTTAGCTCCAGCAGCAGGAAGCCACAAATTAGCAGTAGTAGATGCTAAAGCAGATGTTTGCTTAGCAATCGAAAAAGTAGCTGTTGAAACACCAATGGGTGGATTATTCGGAATGACAGCTGAAAAAACAACATTCGCTACAGTATTATAATATGTAGATAACGAAAGAGTAAAAGCAGGGCTTGCCCTGTTTTCATAATGTAACAATATAAAAAAAATCAAATAATAATAGGAGGAACCACTATGGATACAATAGTAAAAGATACAGCTAAAAATGTAAATGCTTTAATTACATTCAGTGCTGATGAAAACGCTAAACAAGATAGCGATTACAATGCAATGGTAAGTGCAGTAACAAACTTAATCAGATTTGCTTGCAAAAGATATGGAAAAAATGAATTCTTACCAGTAAACTACTACGGAGAAATCAAAGATTATGATTTATATAATGAAAAAACATCAAAAGCATTATTCACATATGCTATAGACCAAGTTTATGGAATTGATGAATATACAAACGCTTCTGAAACAAGAAAAAGATTAATCGTTCAAGACGAAAACGTTAGAAAATTAGCTTTCGCTATAGTTCTTGAATCATTAGTAAACATCGTTGCTGACAACGAAGTTGAAGATGCTTTAATATTTGCTGATATTAGAGACTGTGCTCCAGAAAATTCTTTAACATTCGAAATCGACAGCAAAATGATATACCCAGTACAAGATAGTTCTTACGGAGCTAACATTGGAAGATTCAACCAAAGCTACCAAAGCGCTATCACATTAACTCCAAAAGGAAAATCATTAGGAGTTAGCTTCCCATTCCATATGTTAAGAACAGGAAACTATGATTTCGGTAAAGAAATGGCTAAAGTTGCTATATCTTTCAGAGCTAGACAATATGCTGATATAATCACAACAATCTTCGGTGTAACAAGTGCTTTAACACCATTCTATTCAACAACTTTCGCAGCTGATGAATATATGTTAATGGCTGACAAAATCAGAGCATTAAACAACGCAGAAGTTCAAGCTTTCGGAACAAACCAAGCTTTCTATGCTATTTCTAACAACATAACAACAGGTTTCAGCGTACAAGATGAAAAAGTTAAAACAGGATATATCGCTGACGTTTATGGAATCAGAACAATTGTTATCCCACAAGCTGTTAACACATTAACAACTTCAATTGGAGTAAGAGTTCCAAACGACAAAATCATATTAATGAGTGGATATGACGGAGACAAACCAGTTAAAATGGTAAGAAGTAGAGTTGCTAACGTTACAACAAGAAACGGAGCTATGGAACAAGGATTAGACAGAATGGAATATTCAGTTCAAATGTTCTGGGATTGCGGAATCGCAACAAAATCACACTTCGGTGTACAAGAAGTTTAGTCTTTTATAAAGGCTAACTTCTTCTATTTTTTAGAAAAGGAGTTTTAGAGAATTATGGCTACAACAAATAAAGATAATAAAGCAAGTGCTTCAAAAGAAGTTACTTCTGTTGAAAATAAAGAAATCCAAGAATTAAAAGATTTAATGAAAGCAAAAGATGCAGAAAATGAAGAATTAAGAAATATGATTAAACAATTAAGTGAAATCGTAAAAACAACTCAAGCTAATGCAGTTGCTCCACAAGCAGCAAAAAATGATTTTGTTGATGAAGAATTAGTTTACATCAACAATAATAGCATTGGTTCTCAAGTAATCACTATTGATAGAGTTGGAAATACATCTTTAAAAATCTTAGCTGGTGAGAAAAATAGACCACTAGAAAAAGAATTTATAAGACAAGCAATTCAAATCAATAAAGTAAGAAGATTATTTGAATATGGAATTCTTGAATTCTGTGACAAAAAATTCTATAAGGTATATGGAATTGAAATAAAATTCGATATGTCTGAAGAAAATGTTTTAAGAATGTTCAGTAAAGATAGCCTTTCTGCAACAACTGCAAAACTAGCAGATTTATTAAGAAGACCAGATTCTTCTGCATTAGAGCACGAATTAGCTTATAAGGCATTAGATTTATATGACAGAGGACGCTTCCCAAGTGAAGATATTGCAACAATTATTTTAGCTTTAAATAAAATATTCTGTAGCAAAGTTAATTATAGCTTTGAAGATTTAAGAACAAATCTACCATACAAACGTGGTGACTACAGATAATAGTGGGAGGAGTTAGAAATGACTGGATTTGAAGAAATTTATGAATTATCTACCATCATAATGGAAGATGAAAAAGTAAAACAGGCTCCAGTATATAAAAAATACTTAATCCTATATAAGTTTCTACAATTTGCTATTGGTCATTTCAATACGAGATGTTTTAAAGATTTAAAAACAATCCGACCATTTGAGTATAAAGAATATAATATATTAGGAGATGGAATTGAAGTAGAGTATCAACTTGAAACAGAGATATCTCCTAATGATATTAATATTTATGTAGAAATTGAAACAGAAGCAAACTCTGGAGTTTTTGTTCCAATGAGAGTTACTGATTTTGCTTTTGATGAAGCAACATCTATAATTACTTTTAGAAATCCAATAAACAAAGATTTTGTATGCAACATATATGCATATGCAATTGGATATTTTTATGATGATTTAGCGTTAGAAGAAAAGACTATTTTGGCTAAAGAGATGGGTATTCCATTTATTGAAAGTCAACTTAAAAAAGAAAGTTTAATGAATCAAATGATTTATGGAACTGGTGCAAAAATGTATTCTCAAGCAGAACATATCAAACAACTTAATGCAATATTAAAGAATGAGAGATATGAGATTGAAGGATTAATTAATGCATATACTTATGAAAGTAGTCCAGATTTAACGCTAGTTAAAAATTTAACTCAAACAGAAATAGTTAAGGAATATAATCTTCCTGAAAATGGGAGGTAGATAGTATGGCAAAAGTTTTAAGTCCATCGAAACATAAACCTTATCTAGGAGCAATGGGTTTTAATAAAGACTTTAAATCATATAAAAATGTTCCATTTGAAGGGCATTATATGGAAGAATTTGACCAAAATTCTGAAAAAATAAAAGAGAGTTTCTTTAGAAATCCTCAATTTCAAACAGTATATAAAAACTTTAATTATGAAGAACCTTTATGGGTTTGGATTGGAGAAGGTAATTTAGATTATAATCAAGTAGGATATCAAAAAATGTTTTCTTATCCATATGATGAATATAAATTTGATATAGGTGACTATATTACTTGTATTTATAATGGCATAGAAACAACTTGGTTGATTACTTCTATTTCGAAAAACCAAAAATATAATGTTGTTGCTCACATAGAGAAAACAAATAACTCTTTACGTTGGGTTGATGATTTTGGAAATGTACTATCATATCGTTGTGTAATTGAAGATAAATACCTAGAGGCTTTCCCACGGAAGATTCCAAGTGTTAGCCGCAGAAGGAAACGTTCTTTTAAATGTACAAAGAAATGATGATACTTCTACAATCACACTTAATCAAAGATTTGTTTTTGGTGGAGTACCAAATAAGGTAAAGGGTCAAGTATATGAAGTATATGCGTTTAAAACACATATGGATGATGAAGCTTGTAATGAAAAATTATTGGGGCTTGAATTAAGAAGGCTTAATAATAATGAAGGACAAGATGATTTATATAATAACATTGCTGATATTTATAAGAAAAATTGGTATACAGTAGAAGTTAATGAAGAAGATATGACACAAGCAGTTGGATTTGAAAGAAAATTAAATTATTCTGTTTTTAAAGATAATGATATTGCTACAGTGGATGTAGTTTGGGAAAGTTCAAATGAAAATATTGCTAAAATTGACAATGAAGGAGTCTTAAAGGTATTAGGCATAGGACAATCAGTCATAACTTGTTATATGAAAGACAACAAAGAAGTAAAAGACAGTTTCATAGTAACAGGTATTTTAAAAGAAGAATTGCCACAAAAAGAAGAATATGTAATTAATCCTTTAGTTGTTGATGTAATATTACAAGGAGACGTTCAAGAATTTACATTCCATCATTATGTAGATGAAATTCCAGATAAAGAAACATTTAATGTTAAATTGACTGGAGTTCCACATACAGGAAGTTATGAAGGATATTATTTTGATTTTGAAACAGATAGTGGAAATTTAACTCAATGTAATAAATTAACATTAACTAATAATAGAGAGTTTACGAAAGGACGTTTAAAAATAGAAATTATTGCAAATGTCTCTGGAGAAACTATCGGAACTCTTAACATAAGGTTAGGAGGGATAATGTAATGAATGAAATTGAAATGCAAAATAGATTAAATAGAATGAAATTCAATACATTCGATAAATTAAGTGAAGTACCAAACAAAATTGTTATGGAGTATTTATGGAAGAATGAAAATATATGGAAGCTTTTATATTATACTTTGGACGAAAATAAAAAACCAATTCCAAAACCATTAGAAATGCCAAACTTAACTGCTAAACAAAAAAGAGGCTTAATCTATCAGGGAGTAGGAAACGTAGCAGATTGTCGAGTATTTTTTACGATGTTTCCTCAAAATGAGGAAATTAATGACCAAATTCAACAATTAAGAATTTATAGGTCAAGAATATTACCAAGTGATTCATTTAAGTCTGGAGTGGCTTGGAAATTTGATTTGCCTTGCCATTTTGGTGTGCAAACAATAGTTGTAGATAATATAATAAGAAATAGAGCAGATGTTCTTCAAGAAGAAATTATCGCTACTTTAAATGGAGTAGAAGTTGGAGGAGTTGGAGCTTTACAATTTAGTTATGATATGGATACTAGAATTAGTGATAGAAGTGACTTTGTAAAATTCAACATTCAATTTTCTGGACATTCTTTTACTATGAGCTGCAACTGGATAAGTGGAAGAAAGGGATGTTAGACAATGGATATTTTTGAAAAATATAAAGCTGATGTATTGGCTGAAAATCCAATTAGGTATATGGGTTTAACTTTATATCCTGTGCTTATGAAAGATGTATTCAAGTTTAATAAGACAGCTGGAGTTCTTTTAATTAATCCATTGGATTTTAATGACCCAAAGGTAGCCACAATGAGCTATTTAGAATTAATTATAAATCTGTGTGCGATGCAAGAAGAATTTAAAGATAATTTTATCGAATTAATGAAACTTGCTTTTCATATTACGGATGAAGAATTAAAGGTAGATATTCAACAGAATGGGAGTCAGAATGTTTATACATTATTGATTTCTCAAGAAAAAAACGCAGACACAAACGAAAGTGTATGGCAGAAAATAAGTTCAAGTAAATTTACTAAACTTAAAGATATGATTTGTTTTCAAAATGGGCTTGAAGTCCTAGATTTAGGACAAAATCAAGATATAATTAGAACAAAAAGAGCACTCGCACAACAAGCGTCTCTTGGAGGTACCCCCTCAACAGCCGACCAAGTATATTCGGTTTCTTGTGCAACAGGAATTGATGTAAAAGAAATAATGAATGGTTGGACAATAAATAGATTCAACGAGATGTTGAAAGCTTGTGATAGAATAATGCATTATAAGATTTATCGTAGTGCAGAAATGAGTGGTATGGTTTCATTTAAAAATGGAATTCCAGTTAAATCTTGGTTAAAGAGCGAAGATAATAGTGAAGGCAAAATGAAAACTTTAGCAGAAGCATCAAATGCTTTTGGTGGAGTTGTAAGATAGACAGTTTTGTCAAAAAATAAAATAAGGAGGAAAAAAATATGCAAGATTGTAATTCAAAAGGATTATATGTACAAGGTGTATATGATTTTGAATTCTATTCAATTGGAACAGATGAATTAATATTCCAATCAAGATATATAACAGAATCTAACATCACAACAAGTACAAACTTAAATGCAATCAAAGGTGGTATTGGTAATGCAACATTAATCCAAATTCCTTCAGATGCTGAATTAAAAGTTCAAATGACAGCACAAAACTTCACATTAGAAGGATTAGGATTAAACACAGGTGCTACAATAATGCCTAATGGTGTTTATAGAGTATCAGACGAAGTTACTTTAGGTGCTAATGGAATTGGTACAGTAAAAGCTAACCCAGTAGCTGCTTTAGGAAGCAGAACAGAAGAAGTAGTAGGATATGTAAACTGTTCTACAAAAGTAGTTATTAACCCAGAAACTAAAGAATTCACAGTTCCAGAAGGAAAAGAAGGAGACAAAGTATGTATTAGTTACTACACAATGAGTTCTAATGCTGAAATGTTCGTAATTGGTTCTAACTTCTCTCCAAAAGTTGGTAGAGCAGTATTAAGAACACCAATTTATTCTGCTGACGGAACATATGATTCAACAGCTGGAATCAAAGTTGGAGAACTTCAAATAGTTATCCCAAGAGCTCAATTAGATGGTAACTTAAACTTAGATTTATCTCAAACATCTAACGCTACAACAGTATTAAATATGACAGCATTAGTAGACTGGTCAGTACAAGCTGGTACTTGTCCATCTGATAATGGAACATTAGGATATATTGTTCAAGTATTATATACAGAATCAGTTTGGGACAACATTGATGAATTAGTTGTTATGGACTGTGGTGTAACAGTAGAAGAAGGAGCTACAGCAAGATTAATCGTTAAAGGTTATAATGCTACAACAGAAGAATTTGTTACAGTTCCTTATGAAGATTTAACATTTACAGCAGCTGAAGAAGCTACAGCTAAAGTTGACGCTAAAGGTGTAGTTACAGGTGTTGCAGCTGGTGAAACAACTGTAGAAGTTGCTTACAAAGTTGGAGAAGAAGTTAAATTAGTTAAAACAGCAGCTATTGAAGTAACAGCAAAAGCTTAATTTTTGATTATTATATAGGATAAATAGTTTAGGCTATTTATCCTATTTTTTTTAAATAAGGTGGTGAAATTATGGCAAAATATTTTTGTGAGAATTTATTTTTAAAAAGAGGAGCCTTAAAAATGGCTTATATTTGTAAGAAAACTAAAAAAGTATGTCCTAGAGTTAGATATGGTATAAATGGAGAGGCTAGTCCAGATACACTATTCACTTTAAAGGGATGTGGATTATTAAAAGAAGAATTAGTTGTAGAAACAAAAAAAGAAGAAATAAAAGAAGTTGCTATAGTAGTAGAAGATGTTATAGAGACTCCTGAAATTGTAGAAGAAAAAATTGAAGAAGTAAAAGAAATTGTTGAAGAAGTTGAAGTTAAAGTAGAGCAAAAAACAAATACACCAAAACCAAATAATTACAAAAAGAAAAAGAAAAATTATAATCAAAACAAAAACCAAGAACAAAAATAAAAAAAATAGAATTTTTTGCGCAAGAAATTCAACCTGAAAGGGGAAAACATTATGATAAAGAAAGAAAAACTTCCATTGTGTAAATATGCACAGGATACATCATCTGGATGTAGATGTCTTGTAAAGTGTACAGTTACAGGAGATTTATGTGGAATGATAAGATGGTGTCCAGTAAATAGTTGCCCAAGAATGGGAGATAAATATAAACGTTCTGGTTGTATGGTAGCGATACGAGAAGACTTCAAAAAAGAAAAAGAGAAAAGGGAGAGTGGTAACTGATGGCAATGCCTAAAGTTCTTGATTGGTTAGATGACTTGGTAGCCCAAGTTGCTACTAATGTAACAAATATAGAAAAAAATGCAAAAGATATTGCAACTAATAAAGGGTTATTTGATACTCATACAAAAGATGATGATAGACACTGGACAGATGAAGATAGAGTAAATTTTGATAGAACAATACATTTTAAAGGGTATTTTATATCTGTAGACAAATTAAAAGAAGCTTATGCTACTGCTCAATTAGGAGATTATGCGATTGTTGGTGGTTCAGATACAGTTTGGCTTTGGGATGATGAAACAAATGCTTGGATAAATAGTACTGAGCAAGGTGTAGTAATAAGTGTAAATGGAAAGACTGGAGAAATTGCATTAACAAAAGCAGATGTTGGTTTAGGTAATGTAGATAATACAAGCGATGCTAATAAACCAATTTCAACAGCACAACAAACTGCTTTAAACTTAAAATCAGATAGAGGATTAATAACAGCTGCGCAGGCAGATGGACACGATTTAAGAGCAGGTTTATATTATTTAAATGAAGAATATGCAGTTTTAAATGATTCAACAATGTATTGGGCAATAATTGTAACTGAAGCATTTAGAAAAGATGGAACAGAAGCACCAATGTCTTCTGCTCAAATATGGATTAATTTTCAAACTGGTGCTGATAGCTCTAGTAAAATTTATTATAGAAAAAGTGAATTTGATTATGACAAAAACGATTTCTGTTGGGGAGAATTTAAAGAAATTTTATCTGATGCTCATTTAGCTGTTGTTACAAATAACATTACAGAATTACAAGCAGGTGTTAAAACAAACGCTAGTGATATTGATAAATTAGAAATAGAAAAGGCAGATAGATTAGATACTTCAATTGCCAATTTAGAAACATTTAATTTGCCTTCTGGTATTTATTATACTAATGGAGAAGCAAAAGAAATATTAGGATTTAGTGCTAATGTATGGGCTGTTATTGTAACAGGTAGTACAGTAGGAAAAACTAGTCAAAACCAAATATGGGTAAATGTTGATACAAACAGTGTTCAACATATGTATACAAGACGTCAACAAACTTCTAGTGATGGAACAATGAGTTGGTCTGAGTTTACTGAGATTATTACATCAAATATTATTACAAGTGAACAAATAGAACTAACAAAACATTTTAAAGGATATTTTGCAACAGTTAATAATTTAATAGATGAGGGAAATGGTGTTTCTGGAGATTACGCAATAGTTGGAGAAACACAAGGAATCTATATATGGGATGAAGCAGAACAAACTTGGATTCCAATAACAAGTTCTGGAACAGTTGACCCAGATTCTTCTGTTGCTTCTGTAAATGGAATGACAGGAAATGTTGTGTTAACAAAAAGTAGTATTGGGTTACCAAGTGTAGATAATACTGCCGACCAAGACAAGCCAATTAGTACAGCTATGCAAGAAGCTTTAGATGAAAAGATAAATAAAGATGGAGATACGATGTTAGGTAAGCTAATATTGGCAGATGCTGGATTGTATAGTTCAAATACAACTGGTGGATATTTTGACCAATATATGAATCTACACCCACAAGATACAACTTCTACAACATCTAATTGGGTAATGTATGCAAATGATGGTACAGAAATTATTACAACTAATTGGGAAACAAAATCAATGGTTAAAAATGGATATACAAAAATTAATGGACAATTAGTTGCTGGAAATACTCAAGATAGTACAGATACAACAACAGGAGCTGCTGTAATAGATGGTGGAATGGGAGTTTCTAAATCAATAAATGCAGGAACTGTAATTGCAGCTGGAACAGATTTAAAAACAGGTTCTGGAAAAATAAATTGTAATGACAAGGCATATATACAATATAATGCGACAGACGAATGTATAGAATTTATATTTAATTAAAAGGAAGGTGGATATAAATGAGTTTAATTTCGTGGTATCCACTGAATGGAGACTTAAAAGATAAAGGGTTATATGGATATGATTTAATTAACTCAAATGAGGATATAATTGTATCTAATGAAAATGGAAAAATAGGACATTGTTATGAGGATTTAACAACAAGCTATGCTTATTTAGAAGCATCAAATCCAATATTGTTTACTGGTGCACATTCAATGTTTTGTTGGGTGTGTCCAGAAATATTGACAAGTGAATCTTCTTTAGATGGAGTTTTAGGAAATCATATTTTTACAGATTCAAATCCATCTAATACTGGTATAACATTAAGATATGTTAGTGCAACAACCTATAAAGTAAGTTTGAATACAGTAAACACAAGTAATCAAAGAACTTATGCAACATATTATGGAGATACAGAATTAAATATTAATGAATGGCATCATATAGGATTTACTTATGATGGAACGAAGATTAGAATTTATGTTGATGGAAAAGTAGATAAAGAAGTTGTTTATAACAATATGAAATTTAGTTCTCAAAAAATTAGAATTTTTAGTTGGAGTAACGCAATGTTTTCTTCTACATATACAGGAAAGAAAAAAATTAATGATGTTCGTATTTATGACCATTGTTTATCTAATATAGAAGTAAAAGAATTAGCAAAAGGAAAAGTGTGTCATTATACTTTTGATGAAGCAGATGTAGAATTAGTTTCTGACAATTCAGGATTTGGATATAATGGAATTCCTAGTGAAGGAACAGGATTTTCTTCTGAAGATAAAAAACGAGGAGCTAATAGTATTTTAATAGGTGGCGCACGACATATAGAACTAAGTCACGGAAATTTATTAAAAGTATTTAATCAAGAAGATTTTACTATTAGTTGTTGGATAAAATATGAGGGAAGTGATATTGGTACTTCTCCTAATTATATATATTATTTTGGTTTAGATAACAATAGATTACAAGTATTAATTACAGAAGATGGCAATTTACAATTTGATTTTTGTGAGAATAGTTTAATAGAAACAGAATTTAATTTTGTAACAAATATTAATAATTGGACACATATAGCTTGTGTAGTAAAAAATAAATCAATGTTTATTTATATAAATGGTGAATTAATTGCAAGTAATGATTCTACTAGTTGGAAAACAGTCGATTTAAATGATGTAATTGCCTATATAGGACATAGTAATAATGAAATAAGTTATCCATATGGAAAAATGGATGATTTTCGTATATATTCAACAGCATTGTCTGATGATGATATAAAAGAATTATATCAACCAAAAATAAAAGTAGATAAAAATGCAAATATATTTTGTAGTGAGTATATTGAAGAAAACAATGAACCAGACTTATTCAATTTAAATAATGGAATAAATACATTAACGATAACTGCTTATAATTGTGGGGCAAATTTTGATTGGAGTAATTATGCCAATGATAAAACAATAACTGCTACAATTACTTCAAGAGGAACAAGTGCAAATTCTGGATTTTATATATATACAGATTATAATTCTTATAGCTCTTTGATTCAAAAAAAGGATGGTTTTTATTATTATGTTGCTTTTGATATAAAAGCAAGTAAGCGATTACAAATAGGTCTTTTAGGAAACGAAAGGGTAATGGATTGGAATTATACTGGCAAATATATTACTACAGAATGGCAACATTTTGCTTGGTTTCAACCAAGTAATTCAAATGACTATGCATCTACAGATTTTTTCTTTAAGGGAAATTCAATTCCTTTAAATATTGGAGATAAAATATATGTGAAAAATTATAAGTTTATTAGAATAAGCCCAGAGATAGCAAGTAAATTTGCTAAAAATGGAATTGTAAATACACAACATATGATTGAAGAAATAAATAAAACTTCTATTTTTGGAAATGTAATAGAAGCAAATCAAATAATAGAAATTTAACGGAGGTGAATTATGGCTCAATTAGGAAGTTCAATAATAAATGGAACATTAAGAGTGTCAGAAAAAATAAAGGCAAAATCCTTAGAAATAGAATCTAATGAGGTAATACCAAATTTAAATGCAGGTTTATTGGATGGAAAAGATAGTAGTGAATTTGCCTCTGCAACAGATGTTGCTTCATTGACAGAACAAGTAAATACTAATACTGGTAATATATTGGCAAATATGGAAGACATTAAAAATAATACAGAACAAATAGGAACAAATAAAAATGATATTAGTGTACTATCAGAAGCTTTAACAGAGGTTCAAAATAAAAGTACAGAAAACGCATTAGATATAGATGATTTAAGTGAAGAAGTAACTTCTATTAATACAGATATAATTGATTTGCAAACAAGAGTAGGAACAAATGAAACAGGTATAGCTTCATTAAAAACAAAAACAGATACAACAAATACAAATGTATCGAATTTACAATCTCAAGTTACAACTAATTCAGGGAATATTAAAACAAATCAAGATGAAATAGCTTCATTAAAAACAAAAACAGACACAACAAATACAAATGTGGCAAGTAATACGGAAAAAATAGAAAAGATTTTGGCAGGTACAGCAGAGATTCCATCTGTTGAAAACGCAGAATTAGCCGAGAATGCTAATAAATTAGGTGGACAATTACCTACATATTATGCAAAAGCAACTGATTTAAGTGCTTATTTACCTTTAGTTGGTGGAACTATAACAGGCAAAACTATTATAACTGGCGAAGCAATTGCTGGAAATTTTATGACTCGTGGAGTTATGGGTTGTTCTGTAGATGGAACAGAAGAAGATGTTTTATACTTAAATTATAATAACGAACATCCAGTTTATATTAACAATATGAATAATATTGTATATCATAGTGGAAATATACCAAAAGCATCTACTTCTATTCAAGGTATTGTAAAATTAAATAATACTAGAACAAGTACAAGTACAAGTGAAGCAGCAACAGCAAATGCATTAAAAAGTGCATATGATACAGTGAATAGTGCATTAACAACACACACAAGTGATACTAATGTACACTTAACAGAAGCTGATAGAACAATATTAAGTAAAGCGAATAAATTTAAAGGATATTATGAAACTGAAACATCTTTAAAAACAGCTCATCCAACAGGAGAGTCTGGTGATTATGCAATAATAAATACAACAGATACAGTTTGGATTTGGGATGAAGATAAAGATGGTGGTGCAGGATGGAAAGATGGTGCTGGAAAAGGTTCTGTAATAAGCGTTAATAATTTAACAGGAGAAGTAGTTCTTACAAAATCTAATATAGGGTTAGGAAATGTAGACAATACTTCAGATGCTAACAAACCTGTTAGTACAGCTCAAAAAGCGGCTTTAGATTTAAAATTAGATAAAACTGGAGGAACTTTATCTGGTGCATTGACAGTAAAATCTACAATTAGTTCTACTGGAAATATAACAGCTCCAGCATTTATTGGCGCATTAACAGGAAACGCAGATACAGCAACAACATTAAAAACAGCAAAAACAATTAATGGAACATCTTTTGATGGGTCAGATAATATAACAACAACAACGTGGGGAACAGCAAGAAATATAAGTATAGCAGATAGTAGTGCAACCAATACAGGAACAGCAGTTTCTGTAAATGGTAGTGATGCTGTAACATTAAAATTACCAGCAACTATTAAAGCCACTTTAAGTGGAAATGCTTCTACTGCTACAAAATTAGCAACAGGTGTAACAATAGGAGTTTCTGGAATTACAGGGACAGCACAAACATTTGATGGAAGTAAAGCTATAACAATTCCCATTACAGCAGTGCCTGCAAGTTTAATTACAGGAACAGTTGCTAGTGCAACAAAAGCGACTCAAGATGGTAATGGAAATGTAATATCATCTACTTATTGTATTGCTCATAGTGGTACAAGTGTACCAGCAAATACTTTAGGAAAAGATGGAGATATTTATATATTATTAGAAGAATAAAAGAGGTGAGGTATAATGGCAAATACAGGTTGGTTTTCAGCTGGAAGTAGTCCAACAACAGAAGCATATTGTGAAGCAACGGCAACGAGAAATGGTAGTAGTGTAACTGTAAGTTGTATCGTCAAAACTCGTCATAAATATTCAGACGGCTTTATGGGAACAGGTAAGGTTGTAACTATTTGTGCAAGTAGTAATTTGGGTGGTTCAGGTAGCGTAGTTCACCACAAATCAACAGACAGTTGGTCGGGCACAGCCGAACATACCTCTACATTTAGTTTTACATTTACAGATACAGCAAATACATCTGCAACAATTACATTTTGGTCAGAAAGACAGAATATATCTGGGACTTCATATCAGTTTAGTGGAAAAACTGTATCTGTATCATTTGGAGCATTTACAGCAGGTGATATTGACCAAACATTTTATATTAGGTTATGTAATGATAATCCATATTTGGAATTTATGGGAAGGGCTGAGCTTTATATACCAACTTGGTCTGCAACAAATGGTCAAGATGATATTCAATGGCAAAAATTAAATGCTGGAAGTTGGGACAGAGCTGGTTTGAACTATAAATGGGCAGTTGGTTATAATCACGCAAATGCAGATGTAAATCACATATGGTATACTCACATATATGATATGAACAAAACTAGGTGTTATGGTACAATTTCTTGGTTTCCTAGAATTTATGTCGCATATAATGCAAATGGTGGAAGTAGTACTCCATCAAAACAAACAAAAAATATTGGAGACCAACTAACTTTAGCAAGTGCTATATCAAGAACACATTATTCTTTTAAAGGATGGTCAACATCTAGTACAGCAACAAGTGCGTCTTATAGCGCAGGACAGGTAATTGATTATGAAGCTTGGAATAGCTTAGGAAGTTCAATGTCAAATAATAATGGGTGGAACACAAATTTCCCTGCAAATTCAGACAATGGAAATACAGTAACATTATATGCAGTATGGGCTGGAAATACATATACAGTATCATATAATGCGAATGGTGGAAGTTCAACGCCAAGTAGTAAAAGTGTAACGTATCCCAACTCAACAACTTTATCATCAGCTATTGCTAGAAATAATGCTACATCAACAAGTAATGGAACAATTACTGTTTCTTACAATGTAAATGGTGGAAATTCAACAGCGCCAACAGCATCAACAGGAACATACGTAGATACAACAACTACAAAATATACTTTTGAAAAATGGCATTTAAATAGTACTTCTGGTACTGCATATTCAGCTGGAGCATCTTATCAGCCCACAGCAAATGTTACAATGTATGCGGGATGGACAAGTTCTTCTTCAACTGCAAGAACAACAAATCCTAGTATTACATTAACAGGCACAAAGCCAACAAAAGCAAATACTACAGTATCTTCTTATACTGTAGCTTATAATGCAAATGGAGGAAGTAGTACACCTACAACTCAAACTGCAACAAAAACAAGAAAATATACTTTTAGTAAATGGAATAGTAAAAGTGATGGTACTGGAACAGACTATAATAGTTCAACTGCATATACTTTTAGTGCTAATGTAACCTTATATGCAAAATATACTTCTTCTGATTCTGGAGGAAGTGTTACTTTAGCAAATGCTATAAGTAAAGCAAATGGAAGTACAGCAGGATATTCAGTAACATATAATGCAAATGGAGGAAGTGGAGCTCCAAGCGCTCAAACTTCTGGAAATAGAACAATAACATACACATTTAATAAATGGGCTGCTGGTAGTGCTACTGGAACTACTTATTCAGCAGGAGGAAGTTTTACCCCTTCAGCTAATACAACAATGTATGCTACTTGGAATTCATCTACATCAGCAAATTCTTCTTGGACTTGTAGTAGTACAACTCCAACTAGAACAGGATATACATTTTTAGGCTGGAGTACAAGTAATACTGCAACAACTGCTACATATAAAGCAGGAACGGCATATACAATTACGGGAGCTTTAACATTATATGCAGTATGGCAAGCAAATACATACACAATAACTTATGACAAAAATGGAGGAACGACAACTCCAGATGTACAAAGTGCAAAATATGGAACAACAATAACATTGGCTAATGCAATAACAAAAGCCAATACAGAAACTACTGGAACAATAACAATAACATATAACAATAATGGTGGACACGGAACTGCTACTAGTGCAACAGGAACATATGTTAATACAACACCATATACGTTCAATAAATGGGCTGTAGGAAGTGCTACAGGTACTACTACTTATGCAGCTGGCAGTGAATTTACAATTCCTGCAAGTAATACGACATTATATGCTACTTGGACAACAGGGACAACAACTAGAAAAACTAATCCAAGTATTGCAATAACAACTTCAGAGCCAATACAGACGGGATATACTTTTCTTGGATGGTCTACAGATAAGACAGCAACTGCTGCCACTTATCTTTCAGGACAATCATATACTTTTAGTCAAAATACTACATTGTATGCTGTATGGCAGGCAAATAAGCCTTATAATTTATATTTGTGGGGTGTTGGGAATACAACGACAACAATTGATGTAGAAGTTGAATATTCAAGTGCTATAAGTACAACAAGTTTTAAATTATATTATAAAAAAGAAAGCGATTCGCAATATACTACTTTTAGTGGGACTATTGCAGATTCAATGACAATAAAAAATTTAACGCCAGATACTAATTATTTAATTTATTATGTAGTATCAAATGCAACAGGGTCAACAACAAGTGCGACTTTAACTTACTCTACTTTGTTGGGAGAACCAACAATTACGACTCCTGTGGCAAGCAATTTATTGCCATTTAGTTGTACTATAACTGCAACTGGTAGTACAACACCATCAAGAACATTATCTTATAGGTTTAGTAAAGATGGAGGAACAACTTGGACTAATTTCCAAAGTTCAAATTCTTATAATTGGACTGGTCTTAATGAAGAAACCTCTTATAATATGAAAGTTGAAGTAAAAGCAACTCATACTGGAAATAATTCCGCAGATACAACAAAAGTGTCTGATGTGTTAGTTGTTACAACTCCAGCAGACCAAGCAAAAGCAAGATATAAAGTAGATGGAGAATATAAGCAAGGTAAGGCATATTATAAAGATAATGGTGAATGGAAAAAAGTAAAAAAAATATATAAAAAAGTTAATGGTCAATGGCAAATTGGTCAAAATTCTTAATATAGGAGAGTGAAGAAATGGCAGATATGAAATTTCACGCAGTCTATACGACTGAAGCATATTTAGAGGCACATCCAACATTGATACCTCGGAAATTTATATATAACAACTGTGGGAAATATGTATTTAGACACATTAAATACTAGAATGATAATTGAAAGTTCTTCTAAAAATCACGCACTTCCTGTAAATGTTGTTAGATATACCTCTCCTGCTGGGACAAGAAAAGATACAATATTGAAAAATACAAATTATATAATTCCTGACAAGTATGTTGTTGGTCAGAACAAAATACAAGTATTTGTTGATGATGTGCATTGTTGCATTGGAACAGAATATAATGAGGTAGGAATTGTTGGAGAGGAAAGTAATATTATTCAATTTGTAGATTGGGATATTACGCCAGATAGAAATTTAGAATATATTATTATAGGAAAAGATTATTTAACAATAAGTGTTAATGGAGAAAGGGTTGCAAAAGTAGATAACAATATAGACTTAATGGTACCAACAAAAACAAGTGACTTGGTAAACAATTCTGGATTCATAACATCTAGTGCTAATGTAGCAAGTGCTAATGTGGCAAAAAAAACTACGGGTACATTAACAATTCAAAGAAATGGTTCAACAGTAAAAACATTTAATGGAGAAAATAATATTACAGCCAATATTACTGTTCCAACAGCAATATCAGAATTAAGTGGTTCTGATTTAATTGTATATAGTAAAGATAATAGTGTTGAAGATGTAAGGATTATATCTCAATCAGCATACAACTCTTTAAATAAAAATAATGTTGCAAATAATACAGTGTATTTTGTATATGAATAGGAGTGGTAGATAATGGCAGAAGCAAGATATAATCACCCAAAGGGAAAAACTTATTTTTATATTGTAATGAATGCAAGCATTTCTGAAACAGGAAGTAATTATCACAAAGTATATTGGGAACTAAAATTACGTTACTCAAAATTAAGTGTTAACGCATTTAATTTTAATTGGTGGGTAAACGACCAAAGTGGAACTGCATCGCATAGTGCTATTAAAGTTACTACCAATGGAGAACATTGGGCAACAATTGGTAGTGGAACTGTAACAGTATGGCATCAAGATGCAGTAAATATTGGATTTGGGTTCTCTAGTGGAATTCGATGGAAAGATGTTTCTGCTGGAGGGTATTTGGCTTATGACCCAAGTGCAAGTAATACCTTGTATTTGCCACAATTGGCAATTCCACCTACTGTACCAACTTCCGTTTCAGTTTCAGGAAATAGTGGAACTTGGGTTAATAAGGATGACCCAAAATTCAGCGCATCTTGGAGTGGTGCAACAGCAGGTACATATACAATTGATGCATATTCTGTAGATATTGCAAAATATGGGCAAGGGAATTATACTAACACAGGAAATGTAGAAACTTCTCAGACCTATGGAAGTGTAAGTAATAGACCAATTAATGTTTTAGGCGCTCTATCTGGTGGAGATAAACTACAGGTAAGAATTGGACTTCATACAACAACTGGTGGAGACAATGGATGGTGGGGACATATCTATTGGGGAGGAACATTAAATGTTTATAGTAGTCCAATTGCTCCTAGTACGTTTTCAGTGCCATCTTCAGTGGAAATAGGTAGTAATTTAACTATAAGTTGGAGTGGTGCAAAACGGAGGAAGCAATGGAATTGCAGGATATGATTTGCAAGGAAGAGCATATAACGGAAGTACTTGGACTGATTGGACAAATATTCTTGTTTGTGCAAATCAGTCAAGTTATTCGGCAGGAGTCATCAAAGATTTAAAAATAAATGGTGTAGGATATTCTACAAATGGTTCAGGAGTAAAATTTCAATATAGAATAAGAACTAGCGATGGAATTATAGCGACATCTGGATGGAAAGAGAGCGGACAGATTGGAATAACAATCAATAGTCCAAGTGCGCCACGGAAGTCGTACTATTAGTGGAATATCAAATAATAAAATGAAGCCAGAGACACAAATTACTGCCAATTGGGCAGCAGCATCAGCAGGTAGTGGAAGCATATCTTCATATGAATTAAGATATACTGTAAATGGAGGTAGTTCATATACAACTGTATCTTCAAATATTGGAGCGAACACAAGGTCGTATAGTTTTACTCCTTCTGTAAAAGAAGGACAAACTTTAATTGTACAAATTAGGTCAAAAAACAGTTATGGAAAATATTCCTCATATGAAAACTATCCTTCTGTTAGTATTTATGCAGATGGTTCGTCTGTGGCAAAAATCGGCGGAAATATGGAACACGTTAGAGCTTATGCTAAAGTTGGTGGGTCAATGAAAAAAATAAAAAGTATTAAAGTTAAAAAGAATGGTACAATTTATAATATTGACCAATATACTCCGCCAAATTAAAAGGAGATTAAAATGAAAGCAAAAATACTTCCCCTCTTTAAGAGTGGAGCAAAAAAATTAAGAATATTATTTATATGGTTAATTATAATAGTGACAATTATAATGAGTGTGGGTATTTTTATTTTCAAGGATTTTAGCCTTGGGTATAAATATGTAGAAACTAACTTTCAATCAAATGTCAAAATGGTTGTTGGGTATAGTAAGGATGAAATTGACATATTTGGTGTTATAGATGAGTACACAGGGCAATTAGAAAATGATGGATATTATATTGCATCTTATAATATTAAGAATGTAATAGATAGTCAAATGACAGTAGTTCCTAAAGGTAAACAAAACAAAGATGCTATAATACAAAAAATCATAAAAAATTTAGATATATCTTTGTTTTGTAAAAAGCTTACAATTGGGAATGAAGTATATTATTTTAAAAATGAAACTGATTTAAATTTATTTATAGAGAGATTAAATCAGATAGAAGAAATTGAATATGGTATAGAAGATGTTATTGAAAGTAAAGAGGTAATATCTTCGCAAGAAATATTAGATAAAAAAGTAAATGATTTAAAAGAGGCAAAGGAAAAAAGGATTGCAGAAATAAAAAGAAAACAGGAAGAACAAAAAAAGAAAGTTCAAGTAACAAGTAGAAGTGGTAGTTCATTGTCTCGCAATACATATGATGGTGGCGCTCCAATGGCATCTTATACATATATTAGTTCAAAATATGGACAAAGAAGTAGAGGTTGGCATACTGGAGTAGATTTTGCTGCACCAGCAGGTACTCACATATATGCTTGGAAATCTGGAACAGTAACATTTGTTGGTTGGTCAGGTGGTTATGGAAAATTTATTATTGTAGACCACGGGGATGGAACTGTTTCAAGATACGCACATTGTAGTGGATATGCTGTAAATCAAGGACAAGTTGTATCAAAAGGACAGACTATTGGATATGTTGGAACAACAGGGAATTCAACAGGAAATCATTTACATTTTGAAATACAAATAAATGGACAGTTTGTAAATCCATTAAATTATTTATAAGGAAAAAAGAAGGTGAGTGCATATGGCAAGAAAAACATTTAGAAAGATAATAACATCAGAAGATAAGATAGAACAAATAGAAAAAAGTAATCAAAAGTTAAGGGATAGATTTCTTAGATTTTTAGCTCCAAGAAGCTCAGAGGGGACAATTAAAGTTTATAAAAGTAACTTAAATATGTTCTTTTGTTGGAACTTAGAATATAATGATAATAAACCATTCCAAAACATTAGAAAGATAGAGTTACAAGAATTCTTTTTGTTCTGCTCTGAAGAATTACAATTTAGTCCGAATAGGTATTCACAAATGCATTCATCTTTATCTTCGTTAAGTAATTATATAGAGAATATGTTAGATGAAGAACCAGAATACGAAGGATTTAGAAACTTAGTTAAAAAAATTGAGAAGATACCAAAAGAAGCAGTTAGGGAAAAGACAATTTTGTCTGTAGAAACTGTAGATAATTTAATGAAAGAATTGGATAAACAATATAGATTACAAGAAGCAGTTTTTATTGCATTGGCAATAAGTTCTGGAGCAAGAATAAGTGAACTATTTAGAATTACTTTAGACTTGCTTGATGAGAAAGAAACTGCTTTTGATAATTTGTTTTTAGTAACTAAAAAGCCAATAAAAACAAAAGGTAGAGGAAAGAATGGGAAACAATTACATAAATATATAATTAAGGACTTATTCTTGCCTTGGTTTAAAAGATGGTTGAAAGTAAGAAAAGAAATATTAAAGGAAAATGGTGTTGAGGAACATAATAGTCTTTTTGTAAAACAGGACGGAACACCTGCAACACAGAGCGTAGTAAGAGGATGGATAAAAAAATGGGAAGAAATGACCCAACTAGATATTTATCCACACAGTTTTAGACATTATTTTGTGACATATTTAAGTAAAGTAGGTTTAGAAGCAGAGTTAATTCAAAGCATTGTTGGATGGAGTTCGAGTGATATGGTCGCAATATATAATGACCTAAGAATTGATGAAAGAGAATGGAAAGGTCTAGGTAAATTAGCAAATGCTCTAAATTCTTCTAAGAAAAAATAAAGGAGTATTGTTATGAATTGGTTAGAGATAGTAAGCGCTGGTGCTGATTTGGGTTTTACTGTGCTATGTGCAGGATTTGTGCTGTGGCAACTAAAAGATATGTATGAAAAGAAAAAACAAAAAGAGGCGTCAGTATCTTCAAGAGTAAGAGAAATGGAAGATAAAAGACAAAAGAGATATGATGAATTATTGGATGATTTAGAAAAAAAAGTAGATGACTTTTATAAAACTTTATTAGAAAATCAAAAGGCAACTGAAGCAAAATACGAAAGATTAGTTGAGAAAGTTTTAACTGAAGCACAAAAACCTCATATTTTAAGTGATGAAGAAAATAGAAGAGGAACAAAAATAGACGAAGAAATCAATCTATTTTTAGAAAAAGCACTTATGTCTACAAAAGCTAGTAGAATAAGTCTTGTAAAATACCATAATGGTGGAAATGATATGTTAGGCAATTCAATATTAAAAATGAGTATGTCTAATGAAAAATGTGCGGCTGGTGTATTGCATTTAATGAGTGGGTTTCAAAACCAATTACGTAGTGCTTTTATTTATTGGATAAAACAACTTGATGAAAATGGATATTGTTTTGTTGATGATGTGGAAGTGTTACAAAGACTAGATGGTTCTTTGTATCAATATTTAAAACAAGCAGGAGTAAAAGCAACATATGCAATTGCAATTAAGAACACAAAAACAGATAGTGTAATAGGATTTTTAGTGGCAGATTATTTAAGTAGAGAAGATGTTAATATAGAACAAATTCAACACTGTTTAAATGACAAAAAATTAAAAATTGAAGCATTATTAAATTTATAATTTTAGATAAAAAATAACATCAGGGAATGGGTTTCTCTGATGTTATTTTTTTAAGATTTCTATTTGAATTGACAAAGGTTTGTCAATGTGTTATAATTGTATTGGTGATAGAAATGGAAATTAAATTAGAAGATTTAGAAAAGGCAATAAAAGCAGGTGGAGATAGTTGGTGTATTCAAAATAATGATTGGGATGCAAAAACAAAATTTATATATGACGTCAAAGATTTTAATAGATTGGAAATGTTATGTAATTGTGCTTTACGTTCGAATGACGCTAGACAATATACCTATCATAGATGGGTAAATTTTCATTCTTCAATATATTGTGAACAATTATTTTGTAAATATGGAGCAGAAAAAGTAGAGAATAATAAAGATAAAGAAAAAGATATTATTATTAATGGAATTGCTTATGATGTTAAATTAACTGTTTATCCAAATGCTTTTATAAATCAATATGATTTAGATATAGATGAAAATAAAAATAAAATGATAAGGTGGTTGTATAAAAATCAATCAAAAGAAGGTCGTAATCATTTTAAAAATAGATTGTTTATTGTATGTTGTGGAAATACTCCAGAAGAAAGAATGAAGAAGAAAACAAACTTTTCTTTAATAGAAGATTCAATTAAAGAATGGATGGAAAAGGGATTACAAAAGAAAATAAAAATAGAAAAAGATAATGTAGAATATGAAATATATTCTGATATAATAAATATAAAATAGTAATAAAGCTATTTTTAAGTAAATATTTTTAGAGGAGGAAAAGAAAATGGAAGAAAATATAAATAATATGTCTTATTTAACATTATTGCAAGAAATTAAAGGGAAAAACATAGATGAAGCATTTCGTTTTATTAATAATATACAAGGATTTGTTCCTGAAAAAAGTGCAATGGATGAATTTTTAATTGTAGAAGAAGTAGTAAGACGAATTAATTTATGTGACACAACAGATTGTGGACAATATTCTTTTTTAAAAAGGTCAATTATTTATTTTTGTGCATTAGAAAATTATACAAATTTTGATATTTCTTCTTTAGATATGGGAATGGAAAATTTTGATATTTGTTTAGAAATGGCTTTAAAAAAGAATGAATTAATTGCTCATTATTATCAAGTTGTAGAAGACGTTTTAAGACAACAAGAATTGACTATGATTAGAGAATTAGATAATTTATTTAAAAAGATGCCATCAATTCAAGACCTAGATGAAATGCAAAATAAATTAAAAAATATGTTTTCAGAAGAAAGTGATGATAAACTAAAATTAATCGAAGGTATTTTGGCATATAATGACCCAACAATGAAAATAATTAAAGATACAATGTTGGATATGGATGCAATGACAGAAGAAAATAAAAAAGACATAAAAATGATTGCAAATAAAACGACAACTCTTTTAGAAAAAGAATTAAAAAAAGATGGTGAGATTTCTAATGGAGATAAGAGCAAATAACGGAAAAATTTATAAAGATATAAGAGCTTATCATATTGCGATGGGGCACGCAGTAAGACAAGCTCTTATTGATTTTGCATACGAAATTGAAGATTATTGTATGGAAAAAGTACAAGAATTTTATAGTGAATATACTCCAGATTATTATGAAAGAACCTATCAATTATTAAATAAAATGAGATTAGGAGAGTTAATAAAAATTCAAATAAAAGGAAATTTTGAAGGGAAATATGATTTTTCTTATAATTTATTTGATTGGACTGTTTTGGAAGCCCATAGTAATGGAAGGGGAAAATTTGGAACATACACTAGTTTTGATGGTAGTGATGCAAGAGGAGAAATAGAAGAATATTTATATAATGGAATTATTGGACATAGTTCATTTGATTTATATTTTGAGATAGACAAATATATTGAAGAACATTTAGATGATAGAATCCAACAAGTTTTAAATAGATTTTAGATAATGGAGGTGAAAATATGGCAAGTTCAAAGTTTACAATAGATACTTCAGCAGCTTCTAGGCAACTTGATTCTTTACAACTACAAGTAGATACTTTAGAAAAAGAGATTGCAAAAAGTAAAGAGTTGAATGTAAGTACTAAAGTTGCAGAAGCACAAGTTAAAGGTTTAAAAAATGCAATATCTGAAGTAATGAGAGAAATATCAAATGCAACAAAACAAAGCGCATTGGGTACTAAAGATTTGTTGCATACTGATGAAAATATACAAAAATTAAAAGATTTATCAAATCAAATTACAACACTTTATAAAGATATTTCAAATACGGGCGGAACAAAAACACAAATATCGGAATTAAATAGGTTAAATGCTTCTTTTAATGGAACAATTGCTTCTATTAAAAGAATGGGAACAGAACAACAAAAACAACAAGCTGAAGCTATAAAATTATCAAAAAATACTATTAATAGAATAACGGATGAGAAAAAAGCTCAAGAAGAATTGGCAAAAGTTGAAGCTCAAAGAATGAGTGCAGCAAACAAATCTATGACAGAATATCAAAAATTAATTAATGAATATATTTCTTTAATTAAGAAACAGGAGAATGCCAGAAATAATACTACAGCAAAAAATGCCTTAAAGCCATCTGAAGAAATGTATATGTATGGATACCCAGATGGTACTCCACGGAAGATTTGACCAGATAAAAGCAAAATTGTTAGAGATTAAAAATGCTTATGCGGATATTCCTGCTATACAACAACAAATTGCAGATATGGATAATCATATGGCAAATCAAGTAGCATACCAACAAAGGCTTGCTAGAGAAAAGGCAGAGTTAAAATCAATTATTGATATTCAAAAGCAGGCTTATGGTATTGAACAAAAATTGCAACAACTTTCTGCAAATCCAAAAAAGAATAAAAATTATATAGTTGAATTAAAACAAGAACATCAAGAATTAATGAAACAATATGATGCTTGGAAATCTGTAACAAAAATAACAGAAACAGAATCAAAATTGTTAACAGAACAAGCTCAAGGATTTAGTAATATAAGTAGGCAGGCTGGAGCTCACGCAAAAGATATGGCATCATTGAATAAAACATATAGTCAATTTAGTGCTAATGTTATGAATATTTTTAAATATATTATTACATATCAATTGTATAATAGGGCTATTGAAGCAGTTAAAGAATCTATTCAAATAATGAAGGATTTAGACAAAGAATTTACTAATATTCAAATGGTTACAATGCAAACAGAAGAAGAAATACATAGTTTAAGTTTAGAATATAATGAATTGGCAAAATCTTTAGGGGCAACAACTAAAGAAGTTGCTCAAGGTGCAACAGAATGGTTGAGACAAGGAAAAACAACTGAAGAAACTACAAAATTATTAAAATCTTCAATGACTTTATCCAAAGTAGGGGCTATAGAATCAGCAGAAGCAACAGAATTATTAACTGCTGCATTAAATGGATATAAAATTGAAGCACAAGATGCAATGGGTGTTGTAGACAAAATTTCTGCAATAGACTTGGCTGCTGCTACAAGTTCTCAAGAATTGGCAACAGCTTTATCAAGAACTGCGAACTCTGCTTCAGATGCAGAAGTAAGTCTTGATAAATTATTAGGAATGATTGGTACTGTATCTTCAGTAACAAGAAAGTCAGCAAGTACAATACGGAGAATCATTTAAAACAATTTTTGCCCGTATGAGTAATGTTGCGGCTGGAAAAGATACAGATGATGAAGGTGAATCTTTAAATGATGTGGAATCAACTTTAAATTCATTAGGAATTACTTTAAGAAAATCTCAATATGAATGGAAAAGTTTTGAAACTGTATTGGGAGAAGTTGCAGATAAATGGAGTATTTTTGAAGATACAGAAAAATCTAAAATTGCTACAGCTATAGCTGGTGTTAGACAACAAGAAAACTTTAGAGCATTAATGAACAACTGGGATGAGGTTTCAAGACTAACTGATGTGGCTGCAAAAAGTATGGGTTCTGCATCAGAAAAAATGGAAATTTATTTAAATAGTATAGAGGCAAAAACAAAAGAAGTAGAAGCAGCTTGGGAAGAATTTATTATAGGATTAAATCAAAGTGATTCATATAAAAATGTTTTGGATTTTGTTATATTTTTAATAGATAATCTTCCTACTGCTATTGCTTTAATAGGAAGTATGTTAGTTTCTTGGAAAGCCTTTAGTGTAGCAGGAAATTTAAATAGTCAAGCAATAGCAATGAGGGAAATGTTGGCAATAGCAATTAATACAGAAACTATAGCCAAAGAATTGTCAGCAATAGCAACTATGAAAGAAACAAATGAAGAATCAAAAAGTATTGTAGTTAAGGGAATTAAAAATGCACAACTTACAAGTCTTGTAGCAGCAAAAAGAGCAGAAACTATGGCAACTGAAGGAAATGTTGTAGCAACTCAATCGGACACACTTGCAACTGAAGGAAATACTGTAGCAGAACAAGCAAATGCTGTTACACAAGGACAGTCTACTCAAAAGAGAATTATAAAAAAAGCTGTAACTCTGCAAGTTGCTGCCGCAACAAATAAAGAAAAAATGGCAACTGATATGAGCACAATGTCAACACAGAAAAGTATTATTGCTGACCAATTAAAAACAAAAGCAGCAATTGCCTTAAAAACGGCTTTAGCTGGCTTGGCAACTGTAATTGGAGTTGTGTCGGCAGCAATATCTGTTGCATCAATAGGCATTATGATTTATCAAAATTATATGCAAAATTTACAAGAAACAGTAGATGAAACAGGTCAAAAGATAGGTGCTCTACAAGAAGAGATAGATGATTTAGATTCGGTAATTGAAAAATATGATGAGATTATTAAAAGTTCAGGTTCTGCTGCAAAGCAAAAAGAATCATTAACATCACTACAAGAGCAATTAATATCTACATATGGAGAAGAAGCGAAAGCATTAGATTTAGTTAATGGAAAATATGAAACTCAAGTTACATTGTTGAAAAATTTACAAAAAGAAAAATTGGCGAAACAAGTTCAGGAATATACAAATTCCCAAGGAGATAGAGATAAATTATTAAATACCGAAACAGTTAATCTTGTAGTTGGAAAAAAAGAAATTCCTTCCGCAGATAAAGATGTAATAAGTCAGGTAAGAAAAATTGTTTCAGACAACGGGGGATATTTTGGAGAAAATCTTGCTGGAGATTATGGTATATGGGCAACTGGAGAAACACAACCACAAATATATGAAGCTCTGTTGGAGTACCAAAAGCAATTAATTGAACAGGGAGAAAAGAAAAAAGCAGAACTGATTGCAAAAATGTTAAATCGAACAGATTTTGGTACTGCAAGTATGAAATCAGATTATGACAAATTTTCTGATGCATCAAAGCAAGAAAGAGAGAAAGATTTTGCTCAATTTCAATTAGACAATTTTGATGATATTCAAGAGTATGAGGATTTGTTACAAAAAAGAAATGATTTGTATAAACAATATACAGAAAGCAAAGATAAAGAAGAAAAAAAACGTTTATTGCAACAATTAGAAGATGTTTCAAAACAAACATTAGACAAACAACAATCTTTAGTAGATAAAGTTAACAAGTCTAATATTAATGGACTACAAGACACTTTTACAAAATATTTTGAAAAATATAGTATTTCAAATATTTTTAAAACAGATTCGACGGCATTGTCTTATTTTGATAATTTAGTAGAGGCAGCAGGAAAAGGTTCTATTGCAGGAAAAAATATTGAGACGCTAGGAAATAAATTGGACATTTTAGATGAACAATTTGAAACTGGACAAATAAATGCAACACAATATTTTGACGGAATAAATAAACAAATAGATGGTCTTGATACAAAAAAAATAGACGAATTGTATGGAAGTGTACAAAACTTTAATACAATGATATCTTCTATGGCATCAAATACAGCAAGTTATATGTCTACATTATTTGATTCTTTTACTTCAGGAAAGATAGACGATTTTAGTTTTCTTGAAAATTTAACAGCAGCAATAGGAAATCTTGATAGAATTACAAATCTTTTAATAGAATCTGATAAGAATGGGGTTTGGAGTAATTCAGGAACAACTAGTGGACATAGTGATTTACAAAATGAACTATATGGAGAAGAAGTACAAATTTCCAAAATAAAAATGATAACAAAATATGTCGATAAAGATGGAAATGATGTACCCGTAGATGAAAATGGTAATCCAACAGGAGATTGGAGCACAAAAATTGTAAGAGAAGCCACAGAAGAAGAAGCAGAGGCTTATGAAACAAGAACGATTGAAATTACTGGAGAAACAGATGGTTTAGATGATGCCACACAAGATGTAAAGGACTCTATTGAAGAAATTAATAATATGGATTTAAAGGGACTGGATGAGGCATACGAAATACTTGACAACGCATTTGCAGATGGAACGTTAACTAATTCTGTAGATAGAACATTAGACCAAGTAGATGGTTCTTTGAAAAAATCTGCAATAAAAATGGCTACATTTTTAAAAGACCAAGTAAATTCTACAAATGAAGCATATAGGGAATCTGCAAAAAACGCACTAGATTCTATGGGATTAATGTCTGATGCAAGTGTAGAAGAGATTGCTACAGCAATAATTCAAACAAATACAAATCTTAATGCAGCTGCTGCGGCTGGAAATAAAATTGCATCAACCGCAATGGGAAAATCAATTCAAAATCTTGGAAAAACACTAATTAAATTGGCAGATGTAATGGATAAGTTTGAAATGACTATTCCAATTAAGATTCCAGCTATTAGACTAAACACGGATGTTTTAGATGTTGCTAAGGGAGGAAGTTTAATAAAAGTTGACCCTCAAGCAACTCAACAAACAGAAATTAAAATTGGTGCAGCAAGTACTATTAGGTCAATTGGACAATTGCTATCAGAAAATGGTAATGTTGCAGATGCTATTGGAGAATTGTTTACTCCTATAGAAGCAGACGTTAAAACTAAAGTAGACTCTCCTTCTGGAGGATATGACCCTGCTGGAGGAGGAGGAAAGAAAGATTCTTATACAGCAGAAGATGCAGCATCTGACCTTAAAGATATACTTCAAGATATTGAAGGTTATGAAGCAGATATTGAATTAGACCTTGAAGACCAAACAGAACAATTTATTAATCAAGAAATGCTTGCAGCAAATCGTTTAGATAGATTAAAAGAAGAGTTAGATTACTATAATGAGATATATGATGTAACTGAAGATACATCAAAATGGCTAGAAAATCAAAATAAAATTCTTGGTAATTTATCTGATAAAGTTGGAGAACTTTATAGTGCAAATAGAAGTATTGATGCTCAAAAACAAGAAATAATTGATAGTAATAGTCAATATGATATAGCATCTTGGTTTGACAGTGAAGGAAATGATACATTAGCATATGGTAATAAACTAAATGAAATTGAATATCAAAAAAATGCTATTGAAAAAGAAACTGCGGCAAGAATGAGAGAAGTATATAATTCTGTTGCAGGAAGTACAGATAAAGATACAATTCAAGCTGCTAAAGACAAAATTAAACAAATTGAAGAAGAGGGCGACATTAGAATTGAAGCTCTTGATAAAGAAAGAGAAAAAATTGAAAACATTCACGATAGTGTTTCTGAATTAAATGATGCTTGGTTAGAAAATCAAGAAGCAATTAGAGAAACACTTGCAGAGTTACACGAAACTGTAAAAGAAATAAGAGATGAACTATTAGACGATATAGTAGAGCAACTTGAAAAGGCAGTTGAAGAGCAAAATGAAAGTATTGAAAAAGATGTAACCAGAATGGAACAGCTTGTAACTATTCAAGAACAATATAATGACATATTAAATGAAACATTGGATATACAAGCAGAATTAGACAGTGAACTTCAAGCAAGTTTAGATTCATTTGAATATCTTGATGAACAAATGAGACAATTAATGTTTAACGAAGAGGATTATAAAAAATTAAGTGGAACATTAACAGAAATACAAGAAGATATTGCTTACATCTGGGAAGACCATTATAATCAAATTAATGCATTAACAGATGAAGAGATGTATAAGGCAGAATATATTACTGCTGAAACAGAACGTCAACTTGCAATGAAGATGAAAGAGTATGAACTTGCTAAGGCAGAATTAGAAGTTGCTAAAGCAAGAACAAATTTACAAAATGTTCAAAATGAACGTAATGTAAGAATGTTTGTAAATGGAGCTTGGCAATGGGTAGCAGACCCTAATGCAGTAAAAGATGCTCAAAAACAATTGGCTGACGCAGAAGCTGCGAAAGAGAAAATTGAAAGAGAAGCTGAACAACAAGTTTATATTGATGCAATGAATAAAGTTATCGACAACGATAATATGCAAATGGATAAAAACAATGAATTGCTAGAACAAGTTAAAAAAGCTATCGAAGAAGAAAAGAGTGAAGTTAAAAATATTGAACAAGCTTTAGCAAATGCAGAGGGAGAAGACCTTCCAGCATTAAATGATGTATTACAAGGTGCTTTTGGAGAAGATGGTGGAACTCTTACTCAATTATTACAAGAAATTGGTAGAGGAACAGCCGAAATCGGACTTGCACTTAAAGGAACTACTGTTGCAGAGGCAGAAGAATTATTAAAGAGTGGAAATTTATCTGAAGCAGAATTTCACGAATTAAGAAAAAAACTTGGTTATGGTTGGGATGAAGCAACAGGAACAATTATAACACAAGAAGATAGTTGGAGTGCTCATTATAAGGGATGGAAAAAGAAGGATGATACAAATACTCCTTTACATACTGGAGAAAATGGTTCATCTATAACAGATAATGGACAGCCAGCAACACCAACTCCTGCTCCAGCACAACCACAACCACCAGCATCTAATGGTTTCCCAAGACAGGGAAAAGTAACAACAAGAAGTAAGAACTTAAATATACGTTCAGGTGCAGGTACAAATTATAAAGTATTAGGTTCAATGCCTAAAGGTGCTTCTGTAACAATTACAGGAGAAGCAAATGGGCAATGGGCAGCAATAAGTTATAATGGTATAAATGGATATGCAAGTAGACAATATTTGACATATGACCAAGGTGGATTGGCAACAGGAAAAGGTATATTCTTAAAAGATATAAATTTACCAGAAAGAGTATTGTCTCCACAACAAACAAAAGCATTTGATACTTTAGTTAGTAACTTAACAACAAATCCAGTTTTAATGGCATTAACAAAAAATACGGCAGGAACATCAAAATTAAATGGATTAGGCAATGCAACAGGAGAAACTAAACAATATTACTTTAGTAACTTTACTGTTCAGGCAGATAATATTTCAGAATTTATTAGTAGCTTAGATGCTATGATACCAATTTCAGAGAAATAAAAATTTAAAAGGCTCCTTGTGTAATTACATAAGGAGCTTTATTCATATAAAAGAGAGGTGAATTAAATGGCATTATATCAACCATCGTTTATGGTTCCCCATAATGAAGCAATAGATGTTACAGACCAAGATGATATGAAGTTTAGATGGCAATTAAATGGTAATAATTTATTATGTGCATATAATATACAAATTTATGATATAGATACAAATAAATTAGTATATGAATTAGTTAGTACAGAAAATCAAAGAATTATTGAAGAAAATATTAATCGTTTGTCTGATATTTTAATAAACCAAACAGATAAAATTAACGCTATAGATGAGTTTGAAGAGGAGTATAAAACAAGTACATTAAAAGCAACTTTTAAAACATCCTTGGAAAATGCCTATAATACTTTATATTTAAATGCAGATAGTAAGTATAATCAGATGAAAGCTCTTCTACAAGAATTGAAAAACTTCAAGGAAGGTAAAAGAGAAAAGGCTTTAACACAATCAGAAATAACAAAATTTTTTCAATACTGGGGAGAAATAAATAATGCTGTTCAAGCAAAAATAGGGAAAGAAGATGCTCCAAGTTCAGGAACTGCGGAATATATTAAACAGCAAGTCATAGAATGGGAAAATATTGACCCATTAAGAACAGATGGTATTGTTTATGAAGGCGATGTAGAGATTATTGATGATGAGGCTTTTACAAAAGTTAAAGATGAATTTTCTTCTTTTAAAAACTATTATGATAACGTAATGGCAACTAGAGTAAGTTTGGCTTCAACAGACACCTCTTTTATGGATGATGCAAACTTAGAAAAAGCAAGAAAAACAGTGTTGTTAATGTATTCAAGAGAAACAAGTGATGCATATTATGTAAAAGATTTATGGGAAGCCGTTAATAAATTATGGAAAGAAGTAAACTTAGAAAAGAAAAATCAAGAATGTCAAAAATATTATGATGAAATATTAAATTTAGTTAATCAAGAAAGTTATGCTTTGGCTCATTTGGATGGAGGGGAAACAACGCAAGAAACTCCAGCATATAGTACAACAAATGCAACAGATGCAAATTTACTATATAAAATTCCAAAAGGAGAATCTGTAGCAATTCTTGATATTCAACCACAACCAGCAACAGGATGGGTATATATTATATTCGAGGGAATGAAAGCTTATATTCAATCAAAAAATTTAAAATATTATAATATTCAAAATGGCAAATATTATCTTGATAAACCAATGCCTCCAAGAGATTACAATGGGGCAGCAAATATTATAGTACATCAATTACCAACAACTGTATTACAAAATGGCAAAAGCTATAAGTGGTCAGTAACATTATTTTGGAGTACAAGTGGAGATTATACAAAAGACAATTTGATTGATGGTCATTTGACAAGTATTGAATCTTATTTTGATGCTAGAAAGAAACCAGAGGTAACATTAGATAATTTAAAACAAATATTTTCGGTTCCATATAACTATGTAGAAGTAACAAAAGCAACAACTTTTTCATACATAGACGAAAATGGAAAATCTCAAATAATAAATTTTAAAGTGGGAGACTCAGTTTTATTTTTACATATAGATAAAAATGACCCAAGTTATGCTGTTGTTAGATATACGACAGAAAATAATGTTGATATAGATTGTCAGATTTTAATGTCTTGTTTGGAAGGAACGGGAGATTATGAATCAAACAGGTTTACAATGTATTCTAAATATGCAACATTTTATGGTGGATATAAACAAGAACAACACGTTTCAATATCTTATTTCAGATGGGTACTTTGCAAATTACAAAATGACACAAATGAAGTTCAAGAAGTAATAAAAGATACTGGAATGATTTCTAGTATAGATATGAAATTCTATTATGATGGATTTTTAAATGGAGAAAAATATAGTATTAAATTATATGTTCAAACACTAGATGGAGTAAAAGCAGAAACTCCAGAATATATATTTAAAGTAGAATATATTGATATTAGTGTTGAGAATATGGTAAATGCAGAAAATAGTCCTATTGAACACGGAATTATTGTTGAATGGTCTAGTTTAAGATTGATTGAAGGAGATGTTATTGGTACATATTCTTATGTAAATGACGCTCCACAAGATTCTCATACTTCAGTTAAAATAGACAAAGGTTCTTCATTAGTTTTTGATAGAGATAAGGGAGAACCACTATCTTTAGATTGGGATACAAATCACGTTATAAGTTTTAGAATAGATGAAGATAGACCAAGAAATCAAAGATATTATGCAGCAACAGGATTGGATGACAATGGAGATGTAATATATAGAACATTGGAATTAGTAAATAGACCAGATACACAAGAGACTGGAATTGCAGATTTATTATATGTAGTGCATACACCAATGGAACATAGTGAATATAGAGAACCAATATATGCGTCACCATTATATTGGTATATTATAATAATGAGAACAGATGGATTTATAGTATATACAAAATTTGCAGACGGACTATTCCCAGCAAAAGATTTATATGCAAGCTACAATGGATATACATTAAGTAGGTCTGTTGTACCATTACCATTACGTTATTATGATGAACCAAGTGCAAGAGTAAATTACAACTATCAAACAATTGTAGACAATAAAGGAAATTATATAAATGACCCAGTGGAGGCAGAATTACAAGAATTGTTAGGAGGGGAGTAAGTAAATGCACATAAATAAAATAGAACTTGAAGGCGCTCAGACAGTGGATTATCTTTGGGTAACAAAAACAGATATGGATGAACAATTACAAACTTCCCTAAATAATGTTGTTACTGAGCCATATTGGGATATAAATACTCAATTGCTTGCAAAGTTTAATCGTAGTCTTAATGCAGGAAATGCAGGAGATGAGGCAGGAAATACTTTACAAGGATGGAAAGTTTATAGACAAAATGTAGAAGGAACAAGTATGAAGTATGTAAAAACTTTAGACCCTTCAGAAATATTTATTGTTGATTATAATACTGAGTGGGGACAAACATACATTTATTATTTGTTCCCAGATTATGAAGAAGCAATGGGAACTCCATTCGTATCTCAGGAAGTTACAGCTTGTTGGGTAGATTGGATATTATTGCTTTGTAGAGAAGAAGCAGAAAATGAATTTGCTGTAGAAGAATCATTTTTATTTCAATTAAATACTCAAAGTGGGCAGATGAATAACAATGCAGACGTAAATGTTTATAAGACTTATGGAAAATATCCAAGAGTAGTAAAAGGAAATTCAAATTATCTAAGTGGACAATTGTCTAGTTTGGTTGGATATATGGGAGAGTCAAATAATGAAGTTCAATATATTGAAAAATTAGAATTGTTAGAAAAATTGAGAGACTTAAATACAGACCCAAGAAGAAAGTTCTTGAAAGATAAAAAAGGACACGTTTGGGAAGTAGAATTAACTGCTCCTAGTACATTACAATATATGGAGAATGTTGCAGGGCAACCTGTTACAGGAGGAATTTCTTGGACAGAAATTGCATCTACAAAAGATATATCTATATATAATGGAAATGCTAGAGAGTTATGGTTACTTACTACTACTGGAAATCCAGAATATAATGTTAAATATGTTTGGGTTAATAGTGAATACTGGACTCCAAGTAAATATTGGACAGAAGCTGGAATTCCAAAAAGAGCTCCAACATATTTTGATAAAGCTGTTATGGATACAAGTAATGCTACAGCTACAGAATATGATATTAGAGCTGGTAAGACAGCTTACTCTGATGGTAAGTTATTAACTGGTACTTTAAGTAGTTTATTAACTGCTTCAGAATATGAGAAATTAATAAATACAGCAAAAGAAGTAAAAGGAGTGGATGAATAAAATGCCTACAAATGCAGAATTAAATCAATTACAAGTATTGTTAGATGACATTTTAGAGGATAAAACAGCCAATCTTACTCCAGATACTTTAAGAGAAGGTGTTGTTTGTTTAGGTGTAGAAGGAACATATAAAGGAACAGACACTACCGATGCTACTGCAAAAAGCGAACATATTTTAGAAGGCGAGAGTGCTTATGTAAATGGAGAAAAGATTGAAGGTACTATGCCTAATAATGGTGAGTTAATTTATGACCCATCAGATGAAGAACAGCCAATTCCAGAGGGTTATACCTCTGGAGGAGCTGTTAAAAAAACAGACATAACAAAATTAAATGAATATAAAATATGCTTAGGTTTGGCTAACGAATTAGATACTTCAGAAGGATATATTGGCGCAACAGCAACTTCAGCAGATATTCTGTTGGGAGCAACAGCATATAATTATGGAGAAAAGTTAGTTGGAACGATGGCGAACAATGGAGCATTAAATTATGTTCCATTAGATGAAGAACAAGAAATTCCTGCTGGTTATACTACAGGAGGAACAATTGCGGCAACGGATATAGAAGAGCTAAATGAGTATAAAACTTGTTTGACATTAGCAAATTCTATTAGTACAACACAGGATTACACAGATACAACAGCGACAGCAAACGACATAAGAAAAGGTAAGGTTGCGTATGCAAATGGAGAGAGAATTGTGGGAACATTAGAGGTTGGAGGAACTGTAAATGGAATAGACCCTTCATTAATTAGAAGATGTACAGGATTATTTGCAGGAAATACAGATTTAGTAGAGGCACCATTGTTCGATTTAAGTACAGTAAATAATATGCAACAAATGTTTGAAGGATGTACTGCTTTACAAATCATACCAGAATATCAAACAACTCAATCAGTTAGTTGGTATCGTATTTTTTATGGATGTACTGCTTTAGTAACAATTCCTACTTTAAAAATGCCAATTAACCATTTAGGATATGCTTTCAATGGATGTAGTGCATTAAAATATGTTCCTGTATTAGATGTGTCAAGTATTACTTTAGCAACTAGTTCTTCAAATAATACCAAAGAAATTTTTACTGGATGTATTAATTTGACTAATGAAAGTTTAAATAATATTATGATGATGTGTATTAATATGACACAAGTAAATAGAGATAAGACATTGAAATTTATAGGTTTAACACAAGACCAAGCAACAAGATGTAAAACATTGTCAAATTATCAAGCATTCTTAAATGCAGGCTGGACAACTGGATATTAAGGAGGGAGAAGTAAATGTCAGAACCAACAGAATTAAGAGATAAGTTAAATGAAATTGTTGAAGAGAAGAAAATGAAAGTCCTTCCTGAAAATATTCGTGAAGGCGTTACAATATATGGAGTAAAAGGTATTTATAAAGGTACGGATACTACAGATGCAGACGCTACAGAAGACGATATTATTGAAAACAAAGTAGCTTATGTTCAAGGACAAAGAATAGTTGGAAATATAAAAAAATATACAAGTACAACAAAACTTCCTTTAAAAAGTCCAGTAGAAACAAATACCAGTTTAGAATTACTTACTACTCAAACAGGACACGTTACAAAAGACAATACAGTTTTAACAATAGATAAAGCTTTAGTTGCAAGCATAATAGGTCTTACATCAGATAAAATAGTAGAGGGAAATACTATTTTGGGTGTAGATGGATTTGCTAAATTGGATGGAGATTTACAAATAAATTACACAACATTAAATCCAAGTATTCGTGCAACTTTGGCAGAAGAAGTAATAGGAGATTATAAATATTTTAAAAACTTTAAAGCTACTTTAAATGGAAAAGTAGTTTCTTTTATTTTTGCAAGCACAACAGTAAATGCAGACTTAAAAAATTATTTAAAAGGAAATGTATTGGCTTATGCAATAGGATATGAAGTAGTTACAAACAGAAGAATGACATACTTTGTATTAGATACTAACGAATTTGTTGCTTGTGAAATAAATATTATAACAGGAGCAATAGGGAAAGTATTTACTCAAAAAATCTATAATGGAGAAGAAGAATTTACTGGAACTATTCGTAGTGCTGCGATAGCACCAAGTTTATATAGTGGAGATTTTGTTTACGAATATGATTATGGTACAGACACTAATGGTTATGTAATTAGAAATTATATGGCTTTAGATGGAGATGTATTTACTAATTTACAAATCAGTATAGAAGAATATGTTCTTGAAGAAGGTTCTGTAAAGGTACCTTGTGATATGTATGAAGTATGGTTTTGTAATGATGAGTTTTGTATTGTTGACAAAAGTATTTTAATTGTTCACCAAGGAGAATTTTTAGATAAAATTGCATCAACAAATGTTCCATTACCAAATGGAATGACACAAGGAACAGTTTATTATTTAGGTGTTAATAGTATTTCTAATAAAATAGCAATAGCTTTATATGGAGAAAATAAAAATATATGGATGTATGACTTGGCTATTACTGAAGACAAAAAGGTAGTATTCTCAAGTCCTGTAGTTATTGAAAATACTAAAGATATTGCGGGAGTTTTAGTTTCAGCTTTTTATAATTTTGGTAACGATATGTTATTAATTGCAAATACTGGAGCAAGTAAATTAATAAATACTACAACTTCAGTGGTGTCAATGAGTGCAACACTTTCTGTAACATCACCAGTGTCAAATGCACAAAGCTCAGATTATACATATTTTGTTCAAAATAGTGAAAGAACATATTTGTATGCATTATCTTTAGACGGAAAACAAGTAATATCAGGAATAACTCTTGATGATGAATATTATTATTCTACAGATGAATTAGAATTAACAACAACAGATAAAGTTTTAGAAGGAGAGAAAATTATAAATAATAGTGGTGTTGTTGAAGGTACTATGCCAAACAATGGAAAATTAAATTATGAGATGAAAGAATCAGTACAAACTATTCCAGCAGGATATACTTCTGGTGGAACTATTGCGGCAGTAGATTTTACAAAATCAATATCATACAATAATTGTTTGAGATTAACACAAGATATCTTAGGTGATATATAGAAGGGAGGAGATATAAATGTCAGAATTAGAACAAAATCTGCAAAGAATACAAGCAGAAAAAAACAGTAAAATTATTCCAGACAACATAAGAGCTGGAGTTCAAATTTTTGATGTAGTAGGAACTGTGGAAGTTATGGACTCAACAGATGCGACAGCAGAAGCTGGAGATATTTTGTCTGGTGAGACTGCTTATATAAAAGGTGGAAAAGTAACTGGTACAATGCCAAACATTGGAACAAAAACTGTTACTCCTTCTATAAATTCTACCTCTACAACTTCTGTTAATGGATATGTAACTTCAATATCTACACCTTCTGTAAAAAGTGTTATAGAAGCAAATTCAAAAACAAATATGCTGGCATATAAAGCTGTTGGAGGAAAGAAGACAACTTCTATTACAGCTACAGTTACATCTAAAACGGGATGTAAAGTATATGCTATTGTAGTTGCAAGAGGAACTTTATCAATTCCAGATAGATGGGAAATGACTCATAGTTATACTGTGGCTCCATATGGAGATGAGATGTGGTATCAAACAATGTACATATATGAAGTGTTAGCAGATGGAGAAACAACCACATTTACTGTAACACAAAATGTAGAAGAAATATTGTATGTGACATTGATTTCTTTTGACACAGCAGAAACAATGGATTTAATATATGAACAAAATTCGACAGCAACACAAAATACTAGTGTAAATATACAAGGTTCATACCAAGCAGGAGATTTTATGTTCCTCACATATTTAAGAAGTAATGAAGAAGATACTGATTACTCTGATGATGTATTAATTAAAAGAACAACATCTCCTTATGCAGAAATAGAAACAACAAAATATTTAACAGAAGATGGATATCCACCATTGTTGACAGCAATGAGAATTAATGGTGCTGCAAGTGCTAAATATTCAAATTTAATATTTTCTACTCCAAACGAATGTGCATTTTGTATATTTAGAATTCCATCAACAGCATTGAGACCAGAAAATATTCGTGCAAATATTAAAATAATGGATATAGTAGGAACTCTTGTTGAGAACCCAGAATCTGATATAAAAGAATTTTTAACAACAAATGAAATGTATGCAAGTACAGGAAATAAAGAAGGAGACTATGCAATAATCATTGATGAAGATAATACTTTTATTGGATTGTATTTATATGAAAATGCAATTTGGGTAAAACAAACAGTAAATACAGATGATGCAACAGCAGCAATTACAGACATAGCTCAAGGAAAGACAGCATATGTTAAAGGAGAAAAGATAACTGGTACTGTTCCTGTTATAACTGGAACTCAAAATGATTATGTACCATCTGGAAGTGTTGGAAGGTCTGGAAGTTATGTTTATGGTCTTGCAAAACCAGCAGGAAGAACAAATGCACAAACTACAATGTATAGGGCAGCATCAACATTAAATGTTATATTGCCTCAAGCTGATGTTGCAGCAGTATCTGGATTGACAGCAGACGTATTAAAAAAAAATGTTAGAGTTCTAGGTGTAACGGGAGATTATGAAGGAACTGTAACTACAGACGCTACAGCGACTTCTGGAGATATTATGGAAGGAAAGACTGCTTATGTTAATGGTCAAAAAATAGTTGGTACTGTAGCTCCTATAACAAATATTGAATCTGGAGTTGCAAAGAATGTATATGTTCCAGCAGACCAATTAACAACATTAAAAATAGACACTGTTATCACAGAGAGAGGAATTTTGGGACAAAACTTAGATTATACATTATCTGCAACAGGAGACCAAATTACAAAAGCTATTGGATTATCTCCAGCAATTCTTAAAAAGGGAATGAATATTTTAGGAATGGAAGGAACATTTGATAGTAATCCAGAGGCATATAATGCAAAATTTGAAACAAGTGGTAGAAATCAAGGATTGACTCCATTGACAATGCTTGTGGCGGTAGACAAAATAGATACTAGTAACGTAACAAACGCATCCAACATTTTTACTGGATGTACATATTTAAAAAGTTTGCCTCCAATGGATTTAAATAATGCAACAAGCACACAATATATGTGTTCTGGATGTTATAATTTGATGACTACACCAGATTTAACAATTCCAAATGTAACAGATATATCTTCAATGTTTCACGGATGTAACAACCTAACTAGCGTAAATTTAATAAATACGGATAAAGTAGCAGTAATGACCTATACTTTTTATAATTGTAAAAAATTAATTGAGATTCCAGAGTCAATAAATTATTCAAATGTATTGCATATGAATTATACGTTTGCCAACTCTGGATTGTTAAATACTGTTGATTTGGGTAAATTATATTGTAACAAACCAACTTCTCACAGACATATAAATTGTACTTTCTTAAATTGTAATTCAGTAACAAGTTTTGAAAATTATAATGCTATTGTCAATTTTCAAAACTTTTATCAAGCTTTTTGGAATTGTAGCAATTTAGTAACAGTAAAAAATTGTAATTTTGGAAATATATGGTATGGAACTTATATGTTTGCAAACTGTTATAATTTAAGAGAGTTTATTAATTGTAATATTTTTTTAAGGACATATAATAGTTATTATAATGCACAAGCTATGTATATGTTTGCAAATTGTTATAATTTAACAACATTACCAAACAACTTCTTTGAAAATTTAAATTTAGGAGAATATGCTTATATGTTTTTGAATTGTGGTAATTTGCAATTCCCTAATGAAGTTGCTGTTAGTTATGCTAATGGGCGACATAGTAGCGGTTTTGCTTCAATGTTCCAAGGATGTAATCAATTAACAGATTTTACTTTTACTATAAAGGGTGGATATTTTTATAATTATCCAAATTATAATTGGATGTTTGGAAATTGTATAAATTTAAATAATATTACAATCAATAATGCAACAATAAATAATATGCCAAGTATGTTTCAAGGTTGTTCAAATTTAAAACAAATTAATTTTGTTAATTTAAAATATGGAGATAGTTATGATAGAATAATAATGACTGGGGCATTTAGTGGAACAGGTATAACTTCTGTAAATAATATTAGTGGGTTTAATTTTGCAAAAACAAATAATGCCTATAACCTTTTTGCAAATTGTTATAATCTTTATGATTTGGGAGATACAATGTTAAACTTTTGGAATGTTACGTCATTTAGCAGTTTCTTTGCTAATTGTACAAACTTATCTAATATCACATATAATCAAATAAATGTAAATAAGGCAACAGGTGTTGCTAGTATGTTTTATGGGTGTACAAAATTAAATACTTTTAAAGATTGGATTTTTCCAGAAGTAACAAGTGCAGGTTCTATGTTTCAAAATTGTACAAATTTAACAACAATTTCTAACATTCAAATGCCAAAAGTATTAGAGATGCCAATGATGTTTAAAGATTGTACAAGTCTTCCTTACTTTAATGATTGGAGTTTTCCTTTAGCAAATAATACATATAATATGTTTGCAAATTGTACAAATTTAAAAACAGTTTCTAATTTAAATTTTGTGAATGTAAAAAATATATCAAATATGTTTGCAGATTGTACAAATTTAACAACTGTTTCAGATATAGATTTTAGTAAGGTAACAAATGTTCGCAATTTGTTTGCAAATTGTTCTAATTTAACATCTGTAACAAATGTAAATTTATCAAGTGTAACTGCTGTACAAAATATGTTTGCAGGAGTTGGAGATATGAATAACTTTACTAATTTAAATTTAGTAAATGTTACTAGTGCTTCAAATATGTTTATAAATACAGGGAATATTTCTGGTTTTGAAACATTAAATATGCCAAAATTACAGAATACATATTATATGTTTAGAAATAGTAGGGCGGAAGTTATTGGAGATATAAATTATCCTTTAGTAACAATTTCTCAATATATGTTTAGTAATTGTCAAAATTTAAAAACAATAGGAAACTTATATTTACCAAACTCATCAACAATGGCATATATGGTTCACGAATGTCCAAACCTAGAGACGCTTGGCGCAATACACGCAGATACATCAAATCAATATAGTAATTTAATAATATGTAGGTCTAATTCTGCTCTTCCATATGAAAAGTTACAAAATTTTGGCGGATTTATAAATATAGGAAAAGGATATACATATAAGGGTTTAAATCATTATATGTATACAATAAATTTATTACAAATGCCAAATTTAACTCAAAGAAGTATACAAAATGTAATGAGCAATTTATATAATTTATGTATAACATATAATGTATCAAGTGTAGGTGCTTTAAGTTATAAACAAAATATAATGATATATGATACACAATACAAATTATTAACAACAGATGAAATAACAGCAGTTAAAAACAAAGGATGGCTATTTAATATTATAAATATTACTTAGAGTAATTTTAAAATGATTTTGGAGGAAAGAATATGATTGATATAATAATACCAGCATATAATAGTCACGACACTATTATAAAAACATTAAGTTCGTTAGCAATGCAACTAAATAGAGATGAATTAGTTGTAACAATAGTAAATGATGGAGGAAGAGGTTATGAAGATATTGTGAATATCTTCAAGCCTCTTTTAAATGTTAAAGAAATAGGATATGAAAAAAATCAAGGTGTAGGATATGCAAGACAATATGGAATTGACCATACAAAAGAAGAGTTCATTTCATTTATAGATGCAGATGATACTTTTTTTGAAGCTTGCTCATTAACAATATTATCACAACCTTTAAAAGATTCTTCTATTAAATTTATTATAAGTCCATTTATGCAAGTAGGTAAAAATTGTGAACAAATGCAAATGCCTGCCAATTTAGTTTGGTTGTTTGGACATATGTATAGAAGAAGCTTCTTAGACCAACATAATATTAGATTTACAAATACAAGAGCAAATGAAGATGTTGGATTTAATACAATGTGTCATTTAATTGCTATGTATGAAGCAGGAGAAAATGGTGGAAAAGCAATGAGTCATCCAACATATCAATGGCATTTTAATCAAGCAAGTATAACAAGACGTGGGAAATCAGAGTATGAATATGGAATTTGTACACCACGGATACATTTATAACTTACATAATGCATATAATGTAGCTCAAAGAGAAGGAGTTCCATTAAAGATGATTGCACCTAGTGCATTAGAAACAGCATTTAGTTGTTTTATATATTACAACGTAGCACTTGCTAAAGGTGTGCCAACTGAAACATTAGAAGCTATTGAAGAATTAAGTAGAAAATTCTACTATGATTATTATAAACAAATTCAAGAATATATTTCTAAAGATGAGTACAATCAAATGTATACAAATTCTTATAATAGTAAAGCAAATCATACACAAGGAATTATATTTAAAGTAACATTAGAGCAATTCATTGACTTAATGTTTAGTAAACCAGTTAATGACAAAGTAACTTATGCTGATATTGAAAAAAATGTTCAAAAAATAGCAGAAACTTTATAGATAAAATATAAAATAATAGGAGGAAAGAAATGGCTAATCAATTACAACAAGTTTTAAATAGAATTTTACAAAATAAAAAAAGCAATCTTACTCCACTAAATTTAAGAGAAGGAGTAAGATGTCTAGGAATTGATGGAAATCTTGAAGATGTGGTAGAAGCTACAGCTGACGCCACAGCTTCTTCTCATACTATTTTAGCTGGTGAAACTGCCTATGTAGATGGGCAAAAAGTAGAAGGAACTATGCCAAATCTTGGGGAATTAGTTTTCTCTCCATCTGATGAAGAACATACAACTACTTCAGGATATACTGAAGGAATAAAAGTAGAGGCTGCTGATATTACAAAATTAGAAGAATATAAGGCGTGTCTTGAATTAGCAGAAAGTGTAGATACAGAAAAAGATTTTTCAGATGCGACAGCAGTAGCAGAAGATATAAGAGAAGGAAAAATTGCCTATGCGAGAGGTGAAAGATTAGTTGGTGCAATGCCTGATGCCAATGCATTAATTGATGGTAAAGGAACAACACAACAGTTTATGATTTCATTAGCATTGGAAAGGCTTTATTCATTAAATATTCCTGATGAATGTACAAATTTTAGTTCGGCATTCTCTAGCTGTAGGAAACTAACTAGTATTCCTGATATTACTGTGCCATCAATTATTAATGCTAGATATATGTTTTCTAGTTGCTATAATTTAACAAGCATTCCAAATATGAATATGGAGAATATTCAGGATGCATATTGTATGTTTAATGAATGTCACAGTATTACAACTTTACCTAATTGTAATTTTAATAGCGCTATAAATGTTATGAATATGTTTTATAATTGTACCTCTTTAGAAAGTGTAGATTTGTATTTTCCAAAAGTTTCAAATATAAGTAATACATTCAGAAATTGTACAAATTTAAAAACAGTTAATTTTACACTGACACGTGCACATTCTATATCTAATATGTATTATGCATTTGCGAACTGTACAAATCTTGAAGGGATTACTTTAAATACTGTTAATTTAAACAATAATATTACATATGCGTTTCAGAATTGCAAAAACTTAAAAGAAGTAAATTTAACACAGACATCTGGAAATGTTTTTTATATTTCTACAGATTATATGTTTGATGGATGTGAGGGTTTAGAAACCTATCCAAATATTCCTACATCATATAGTGGAACTTCTTATGGAACATTTAGAAATTGTAAAGGATTTAAAACATTACCTCATATTAAAGTTTATGGTGTATGTGCTAATATGTTTGAAGGTTGCGAAAATTTAGAAACTATAGAAACATTAGAGTTTACAAAAAGTATAAGTGCAGAAACACAAAATCGTGCCATTTTTAAAGATTGTAAAAAATTAAAAAATGTAAAATTAAAATTTACTGGAAAAATATTTGCCTTAAATTATGTTTTTGAGGGATGCTCAAGTTTAACTGAAATTCCACCAGAAATGATGGAATACGACCAATTGGCAGGATGGAATAGTACATTCAAAGATTGTACAAGTCTAACATTTATTCCTGCAAATATATGGGATGTAAGAGCGGCAGTAGGAGCAATAGGAGCAGTGTCTTGTTTTAGTGGATGTACAAACTTAAAAGATGTAGGACAATTTAAGTTTAATGTATCAAATGGAGATGCACAGTATGTTACAAATGTATTTGCAAATTGTCCTAACTTAACTGATGAAAGTTTAAATAACATAATGGGTGGATTTGCAACAACTACTTGGCAAAAAGGAACAAGAACTTTGAGAAATATTGGCTTTACATCAGAACAGGCAGCGAAATGTACCGCAATGTCAAATTGGGCTTTGTTACAGGCTCAAGGTTGGGGTACAGGATATTAAAAGGAGGAATAATAAATGGCTACAGAATTAAGAGAATATTTAAATAATATTGTTGAAGAAAAAAATGCTAAAGTTATTCCTACAAATATAAGAAAAGGTATAACTTTATATGGAGTAGAAGGTACCTTAGAAGAAGGTATAGATACAACAGATGCTACTGCGGTAGCATCTAATATTTTACAAGGTGAAACAGCTTATGTAAACGATACAAAAATAGAAGGTACTATGGCAAACAATGCAGAATTGACATACAGCCCTTCAGATGAAGAACAAGAAATACCAGAAGGATATACAACTGGTGGAAAAGTAGAAGCTACAGATATAACAAGATTAAATGAATATCAGGCTTGTTTAACATTAGCAAATTCAATAGAAAATTTAGAAGATTTTTCAGATACTACAGCGACAGCAGAAGACATATTAAAAGGTAAAACTGCCTATAGTAATGGAGAAAAGTTGGTTGGAACATTTATAGACAAGGATTGTTTAACTTTTATAAATAATATTACAACTTTAAATTTTATGGATATTGTTGAATCTGTAGATTTATCAAATGTGGATTTAACTAACTGTACAAGTTTTTATCCAAGTTTTGGAGGATATAAAAACCTTAAAAGTGTTGTGGGGCTAAATGCTCCAAAATGTAATAGTATAGGATATGTATTTAATGATTGTAGTAGCCTTGAAGTAATGCCAATAATGAATATAGCACCTAATTGTAGTGCTAGTTATGCTTTTCAGAATTGTTATAATTTAGTAGACATATCAAATTGGGCTAATATATCTCCTAATAACACAACTTATACTTTTAGAAATTGTTATAACATCACATCTTATCCGATTTGTAATCACGATTATGACGATAGGTGTTATGGTATGTTTTATGGATGTCGTTCTTTAGTTGACGTTCCATTTTTTAATACTGCATTAATATATGGAGATGGAATGAAAGATATGTTTTTTGGATGTCAATCTCTATCAGACGAAAGTTTAAATAATATATTAGCGATGTGCGTTAATGCAGTAAAAATCTCATCATCAAACAGAACATTAAAATATATAGGATTAACACAAGAACAAGCAACAAGATGTACTACATTATCGAATTATGCAACTTTCACAGCAGCAGGATTGACAACTGGATATTAAGGAGGTTTTTGTAAATGACAGAATTAAGAAAACAAATAAATAACATTGTTGAAGACCATCAGGCTTGTTTGGTTTTAGCAAATTCAATAAAGACCTCTGAGGTTTATGAAGGAACAACAGCGACAGCAGAAGATATATTAGAAGGTAAGACAGCTTATGCTAATGGAGAAAGAATTGTTGGAATGTATCAAGAAAAAATCAGTATGAATATTGAGAGCTATGCTCAAAACAACACACAGTTTACTATTAGTAAAGTAATAGAGACAATAGATTTATCAAAAGAAGATTTGTCGAGTTTTTCAAGCTTTTTAAATGCGTTTAGTTGGAACTCATCTTTAAAAAAAGTAACAATGCCAGAAAACACTTCATATATTACGAGTGTTCAACAAATGTTTATGGGTTGTACCGCTTTAGAAGAATTTAATTATTTTGATATATCAAATGTTACAACAGAAGATGGAATAAGGAATATGCTTACGGATGGAGGAGGAAAATTAACAGACGAAACGTTAAACACTTTGTTGCTGATGCTATCAGAAACAAGAATTCCAAATGCGTCAAAAGCATTTAGACGTGTTGCTGGTTATACTTATCCTCAAGCACGTTTACAAACTTTGTCAAATTATCAAAAATTCATAGATGCTGGTTGGAGTTATGAATATAAATAAAGGAGGTTTAATAAATGACGGAACTTAGAAGACAAATAAACAATATAGTCGAAGACCATCAAGCCTGTTTAGTTCTAGCCAATTCGATAAAAACTTCCGAAGTATATGAGGGAACTACAGCAACTGCCTCTGACATATTAAAGGGGAAAACTGCTTATAGTAATGGTGAATTAATTGAAGGAATTTTGGAAGAGTCTTATATGGTTGTTAGTGAAAATGAACCAATAGGGGAAGATAGAAAAAAAATTTGGATAAAAAAAGGAAATAATCTAGCCAATATGGTTTTTTTTAAAAAAGGAATTTATGTTGAAGGTTCTGGGATATCATATTCTAGTTCAGGTAAAGATGTTACAATAACAACTTATTGGAAAAACCCTTGGACGGCAACAAGATTTAAAGGAATAGATTTAAGAGGGCTTGAAGGGCAACAAATTACTTGTTCTTTGGAAGTAAAAGAGAATACTTCTGGCGATGGAGAATTTTGGTTGGGAACTTGTGACAAAGATATAGGAAATAGAAAAGAGTTGTCGGGAACTTGTTTTATTACTAAAGAAGACGGAAGAAAATCTGTGACTATGACAGTACCAGATACAATTACAGAAACAAATCAATATTTATGTATTTGTTTGTATGCTTCAGGAAATAGTACTCCAACAGTATATAATACATATACAACATATACTAACATACAAATTGAAATAGGCTCTGCTTCAGAGTATAAAGAATATTTCCATCAGGAATTGTTTATTTTGAATTATGATGGAGAATATGAAATGTTTGATGAAAATACCAAATTTTAAAAAGAAAGGGGATAAAAAATGTCAAGTGAATTAAGAACGCAATTAAACAACATTGTCGAAGAGAAAAACAGTAAGATTATTCCCGAAAACATTAGGGCAGGTGTAACTATTTTTGATGTAGAGGGTGCTTTGGTAGAGACTGATTTTACTGATATAACAGCTACTGCTTCTGATGTAATGCAGGGAGTAAGTGCATACGGAAAAGATGGAGAAAAAATAGAAGGGACTTATGTTCCATTAGATACAAGTGATGCGAATGCAACACCATCAGGAATATTAAAAGGACAAACTGCATATGTAGATAATAAAAAAATAGAAGGAACAATGGAGTCAAATGGTTATTTAACATATAGCCCATCTGATGAAAGACAAACAATTCCTAGAGGACATAGTGATGGAGGATATGTAGAGGCTACGGACATTACTAAATTAAATGAGTATGAAGCTTGTCTAACATTAATGGACAGTCTTACTACACTAGAAAATTATACAGAGACTACAGCAAAACCAGAAGATATTGCAATTGGAAAAACAGCATATTCAAATGGAGAAAAAATTACAGGTACTTTAACATCTTTGGGAAGTGCTAGATTACCAAGTGATTATCAAGAAGTTACATATATACAATCTTCAGGAACACAATGGATAAATACGAAAGTAAACCCAAAACAACACGTACACGCTTGTTTTGTAGATTTTATGTTTGTACAAGGATATAAAGCATTAACAGAAACTTGGATTTTTGGACAATGGTATGGCTCAAATGGATGGCGTTGTGGGGGAACAACTCCAACAACAAAGGATAGTGTAATTACAACAAATTCTGTTGGATTTACTTTTACTCCAACCGACTCAAATTACCCAAGTGATACAGAAATAATGGATAATATTAGAGTAATAAGTAGTTCAATGAGGTCAACAATTACATCAGAATATCCAATGTTATTATTTGCACAACAAGAAGGCGGTAATGCAAGATATTATGACACAGGTGCTTATAAATTATTTAGTTGTAAAATATGGGAATGGGGAAATTTAATTAGAGATTTTGTTCCTTGTTATCGTAAAGAAGATAATATGGTTGGATTATTTGATATGGTAAGTGGAGAATTCTATATGAATTCTGGTACTGGCAATTTTATTGCTGGAGCAAAAGTTGAGTAGAAAGGAGATAGAAAATGACAGAGTTAAGAGAGAAAATAAGTAATGTTTTAGAAGAGAAGAATGCAAAAATTATACCTGAAAACATTAAAGCTGGAGTTACTATCTTCGATGTTGAGGGAACTTTAGAAGAAGGGTTAGATACATCAGACGCTACAGCTGTTGCAGGAGATGTATTAACAGGAAAAACAGCCTATGTTAATAATGAAAAAATTACTGGTATAATTCCTGTAGTTGAACAATATACAGTACCAACTCCAAAAGAAAATGAGACACAAACAGTTGAAATGAATAGTTATATTAATTCTATAGAGTTGCCATCTTTAATAGATTTTACAATAACAAATGATTATCCTGTATTGTCTAATTATTCTATTAATGGTACAAGAGGAACAAGTGCCAATACAAATATTTTAAATGGTTCTGTCACTTCAAAAATAGGTGGTAGAGTTATTGCTGCCGCAATGACAAGAAATACTGAAGTAGAAACTCCAAGTGGATGGGCATTATTGGGAAAAATTGATGTAAAACAAAGTGAGACGAGTACAGATTATCAAACAATATCTATTTTTCATAAAATAGCAACATCTGAAAAAACAAGTATAAATGTCTCTCAAATAGCGAACAATCAATTGTTTATTACTATGATGTCTTTTGAAGAATCTGGAGATATAGAAATGTTCTTTAGTGAAGGACATACACAAAAAGGTTCAACAACAATAAATGAAAAACTATATAAGGGAGATATGATTTTTACTAGTTTTATCTATGCTAGTATAGGGGCTCTTACTGGACTGGATGTTACAAAATATTCAGGAACAGGTAGCTTATCAGACAGTTGGAGATTGGAATCTTATATTTGTAATGAAAATGTAGATGCTGGAATAGCACAACTTTCTTTTAGCCAAGGAACATCAAGTGCACAATCATTTAATGTGTGTGGGGTTCGTTTTAAAAAGAAAATTCGTTCTGAAATTATAAAAAGTGGAGAAACTATTTTGGGAATTGAAGGAAACTATGAGGGCTTAGATACGTCAGATGCGACAGCTACAGTATCTGACATAGCAGGTGGAAAGACAGCATATGTAAATGGTCAAAAGATTACTGGTGAATTAACAGAATATACTAGTTCAAATGGAGGTTTTGTTAATCAAGCTATAAATTCAAATCAGGCAAGAGCTTCATTAAATTCAGGAAAATTACAAGTGCAAGCTAATGCTTCTCAAAATTTTTTGGCTAGACAAGGAGCTATGATATCGGTATTTGCTTCTAGCGACATAATAGCAAAAGCAATAGGTTTGACTGCCGACAAAATTGCTGAAGGAAACACAATTTTAGATATTGTGGGAACACATAGTGGATTAGATACTTCTAATGCAACAGCTACTTCATTAGATATGGTTGAAGGAAAGACTGCATATGTTAATGAACAATTAGTTACAGGTATTGTTCCTTCATATAATTCTACAAAACCAGTGGAATTAAGAGGAACATATGAAATAATTGATTCTACAAATCCATATTTTATATTAACAAAACAAACAACACGAGGTGTTATTTATAATGATATATTGAAACTACCTGCAAGTGCTATAGACCCTTCTTGGATAGAAGACAAAAGCTTTGTAATAAGAGTTAATAATACAAATGAATCAACATCTATTAAATATAGAATAGAGCTGGATGTGGCTCCAAAAGGAAGTAAATTTAAATTTAGTTCAAGCCCAACAAGTAGAGGTTGGGATATGGGTATAATTGCCTATGACAATAGTAATAAATTGATTCCATTTACTATATATTATTGTTTTGTTAATACATTAGAAGGAATAGCTTCTAGTGCTTGGTATAAAGAAGAAAAAACAGATACTTCAACATATGCTAGTGGAAAATTGAGTGATATAGAATATATATATGCATATTCTTCTGATGCTAGTATAAAGAATGGGTCTCATAGTGCTAGTGATGGTGTCCCTGCAATGAATGATAAAATAGTAATTAAAGACACAGTAAATTCAATTACTAATGGGGCGCACATAAATAATAACACAGAAATATATACAAAAATACCTCAATCTGATATTGCTACACATATAGGATTAACTTCAAGTATGATAGCAAAAGGACAAAGTGTATTAGGTGTTGCAGGAAGTCTTGAAGTTTTAGATACTTCTGATGCAGATGCTACTGCGGCTGATATTATTAAAGATAAAACAGCTTACGTTAATGGTCAAAAAATTACTGGTACGGCTATATTAGGCGTTGACATTTCAGATGCTACTATAAGTGAAGGAGATGTGGCTGAAGGAAAATTAGCATATTCTAGTGCAGGAAGAATAACTGGTACATTACCAAATATTACAGACACGTTAGAATATGGAAATATAGACATAGTAGATAATAGTACAAATAGTAGATTAGATTTAACTATTACAAATGAAACAGATAGAATAGTAAGAAAAGATGTTACTATGCATAGTACTATTGGTTATTCTAGTTTGGCAAGTACTATTGGATTAACTGCTGAAAAGTTAGTTAGAGGAAATACTATTCTTGGAATAGAGGGAACTCAAGCATTGGGATATGATACTTCAGACGCTACTGCTGTTGCAGGAGATATTGTAAGCGGTAAGACTGCTTATATTAATGGTGGTGTTGTTACTGGTACATTAACAGCAGTTACAGGAAATTTAACTGTGCCAAATTCAGAAATAACATTATCTGATAACACTAACGGGAAAGTACTAGGATTGACACATCAACTTACAGAAAAAGCAATATATGACACAGGAAGTACTTTAAATTATCAAGTTGGATATTCTCAACTTGCACAATTATTTAAAATTACAGGAGACAAAATAGTTAAAGGAAATACTGTATTAGGTGTTGAAGGAACTGCTTTAACAGGAGACCATTATCCACAACTATACACTTCAATTGAAGCAATGAATGCAGATACAACAAAACCAGATGGCACTTTTGCAATAGTATATGGAACAACATATGATGGAACATTCATTTGTAGTTCAGGTGTTTGGGAACAAATAGGTCAACCAACTGAAACAGTAGAAACATATAACTCATTATCTTTAATGGATGAAGATGAAGCAACATATTACGAAGGTATGGGTGGAACAGAAGAAGAAATTGTAACAGTTTTAGATAAAGTTTTAGGAAACGAGGAGGAAGTATAGTATGGCAACATTAAAAGAGAAAGCCGATGAGATTCTTTTAGAGAAACAAACCAAAGTAAGACCAGAAAATATTGTTGCTGGTGTTCAAGTTTTTGACGTAACTGGAACTGCTGAAACTTTAAAATTACAAGGTGCTGTAAGCGTAACTCCAAAAACAACCCAAACAGTTGTTACACCAGAAGCTGGATTTAATGGTATGTCTAAAGTAACAGTAGAAGCTGTAGACAGAACTATCGATGCAAATATTATTGCTTCAAATATTAAATCTGGAGTAACAATATTAAATGTTACAGGAAATTTTGAAGGAGATGGCGGAGAAGGTAGCGCTAAAGTTTATGAAAGTGTAGAAGAATTAGAGCTAGAAGAAAAAAGAAATATTGGAGATAAAGCGGTAATTGCAAAATCTGGGTATTTGCCATTAAATAAATATATGAGTGCTACTAAATTATATTTTCCAAAAACAGTAGTTTTATCTGGAACTTTTAGTGGGCATAATTTAACATTTGAATTTGACGAAGGAAATTATTCACAAATATTTTTTCAAACAACTTGGAATGGCGTACAATTCCAAGGGAATTATGAAGATAAATTGGGGAATGAACATAGTGTAAATGTAACTTATACTACATCTGACAACTTAACATATACAAGAACAGCTTGTAGTCCAATGAGTGAAACAGAAGATGGAGTTATAGATTTTGGAGACTATCATATTTATTGTGATAGTGATTGGCAAGAATGGTATGATTATGCAGGAAACTTCATTCAATATAAAACAGAGATATTTGATGGAGCGTACTCTTGTGTAGCATCAGATATTACTGTACCAAATGTTGTTAGTTTTCCAACTATTGAAAATTTAGCAACACAAACATTAACAAGCACTCCAGTATATAGTGCAGAGTTTTTACAAAGATGGAAAAATTATGATAGATTTTATAATTCAAATTTCTATGTAATAATTGATGAATATGAAAATGATATGGTAGAAGGTGTTGCAACAATAAGACCTACTAAATATTCTTTTGTAAGAACAACTGGTGGAGGATATATTGCAATAGGAAAAGATGGTTGTGTAGGTTTAACATCTTGGTCAAATAATAGTTCTCCAAATATGATATTAGAAACATATGAAAATAATTTATTAATAAATAGTGAGACATTAACTTTAACAGCAGTTGAAGGAACAACTTCAGGAATATCTACATATAGTTTATGTGGAAAATTAGTTGGTAGAAAATATGTTGCATCTACAACAACAATAACAGAAACTTTATTTGGAGTAGACGACACAATTACTTTAACTTGGACAAGAGAAAGCATATTGCAATTGTCATCTTGGGAAAAATTAAATAATGCAACTTTAAGTTCTCCAGACCAATTAGTTAAAGGTTATGTAGCAATGGATAAAAATAATAAACTAATAATTGGTACATTTAAAGGTACAGATTCTTCAAAGGCTACAGCGACAGCAGGAGATATTGTAAAAGGTAAAACTGCATATATTAATAATGCTGAGATAACAGGAACAATGGCAATAATGCCAGATAATACTTTAATGGCAGTAACAGCAGTAACAGATAATACGACAGAAAGTGTATTAGATATGGAAGTAACTAATGGAGAACAAAGAGTAGTTTCAGCAAATGCAAAAATTAAACCAAGAGCAAATTACTCTGATGTGGCAGCAGCAATTAACCTTACAGGAGATAAATTGTTGGCAGGAAATACAATTCTTGGTGTTGTAGGAACAGCAACAAGTGGTGAAGGACTTGCTGGTGGAGCTCACTTATTTGCATCTGTAGAAGAAATGAATGCAAGTGCAGATGTTAAAGAGGGAGAAAAGTCTATAGTATACAATTATGTACCAACTACATATGAAAACATTAAATCTTCATCTAAATTTAAAAAGGCATATTTCCCTAAAACAATAGTATTGTCATCAGCACCAACAGCATTAGGATATATGCATACATACTTTAAAAACGCTGATGAATCAAAAGAATTTTATTTTAGTGGAAGTTATGATGATTGGGATGGAGACATTATGTTTGATTTAATGTGTCACGGATGTTTAAGTGTAAGTTATTCATACAACTCAACTACAATGACAATAACAAGAGGAACAATGTCTGGTTCAACATTGGCTAGCATAGATAATACTACAGGTATTGTTGATTTTGGAGAAGAATTCCATTTTGACGCAGAATATTCTGATTGGAGTTCTTTCTTAGGAAATATTATGAAAGTACCAAGTGAATCATCAGCACAAGACTTTATTGGTATCTATATGATGAATAATGGAGTACAAGAATTGGCTCCAACACAATTTGATGCAAAACCAGAATATGTATATAATGGAACATTCTATACTGATACTGGTGTTCAAACAGGAACAATGCTTGCACAAACAGATAATACATTTGTTGGTGGAGACCACGAGATTTATGCTCAACTAATGAAAATATATAATTCAATGGAACCTGTAGTTGCAACAGATGAAACTAAAAATCCAATAGCAAAAACTGTAAAATATATTCCAACAAAATTAGATGGAACATCTTTATTAAATACAAGTTTAATAACAAATGCAAATGGTTTCTTTTATGGATATGATAAATTAAAAACTATTGAAGGAATGGATTTTTCAAATGCGATAAATATGAGTAGTTTCTGTGGTAGTTGTGATGAGTTAGAATATGTTAAATTAGGAGATTTACCAAATGTAACAAGTATTTCGCAAATAGCTTCTTGGATGTATAACATTAAAGAAGTTGAAATTGGAGACACTCCAAACTTGACAAGTTGTACAGATATGTTTAAATGGGCTCCAAATTTATATAAACTACCAAACTTAAATACATCAAAGGTAACTAATATGAGTAATTTTATGTACCATTTACCATTGATTACAAACATTCCACATTATAATACAGCAAGTGTAACAAATTTTGCTTATTTTATGTCAGATATGTCAAATATTACATCAATTCCAAATTTTGATGTAAGTAATGCAGTTTATGCTTCTAATATGTTTGCTGATTGTATTAATTTAACAACAGTTCCTGATTTGAGTATGCCAAAATTAACTTCTGCATATGCAATGTTTAGTAATTGTAGACAACTAACAACTGTTAATATTACAAATTTAAGTAATGTTACAAGTATGTGTTATATGTTCCAAAATTGTACTAATTTAAAATCAATTGGAGATTTGGGACTAGATACCAATAAGACAATTAACTTTAACAGTGCATTTAGAAGATGTGCAAATTTAGTTGATATTCCATTCTTTGCAGGAAAAGTTGCAAATATATGTGAAATGACTTTGGGATGCAGAAATATGTCTAATGAATCTTGTATTAATGTTGTTAAGATGGCATTAAACAGTACTCAAACAGGAAAGAAAACATTATTAACAAATAATTATTATAGCCCATTCTATGAAACAAAATTTACAAATAGTTATTATCAAGACTATGTTGAAGCATTAAGAGCAGCAGGATGGACTTGCTAGGAAAGGGTGATGGCAAATGTCAAGTGAATTAAGAATACAATTAAACAATATTGTTGAAGAGAAAAATGCCAAAATCCTACCAGAGAACATAAAAAAAGGTGTAACAATTTATGGAGTTGAAGGTACTATAGTAGAGACTGACTTTAGTGATATAACAGCTACTGCTTCGGACATTAAACAAGGAGTAAGTGCTTATGGAAAAGATGGAGAGAAGTTGGAGGGAACTTATGTTCCCTTCGACACATCAGATGCTACAGCAACTGCTAGCAATTTAGATAAAGGAGTTATTGCTTATACCAAAGACAATGAACGAATAGTAGGAACAACAACACTTTTAGATGCTACAGCAGAACCATTGACATTACCATTTGCAGGAAAAGGTGGAGGCGGAACAGGAACTGTAATTAATTTAACTGAATATATTCCTGTTGTATATGAATCTTCTTCTGGAGGAGAATTTGGTCAAACAATATTGTTCCCTACATCAAAATTGCCTGTTGATATAGCAGGAAAAAATATAGTATTGAGAGTTGCGCCTAGAAGCTATTATTATGAATCTTATTCATTTTGTGCTGAATTATTAATTGCACCATCAATGGATAATTGGTTTGATGTAAGACGTGATTCATCAAGAGATTTAATTAGATGTTGGAGTAATGATGAAAGTACAAGAACTAATTTTCAATATTATAGAATTGCTTTTTCTGGAGATGGTCATACGATAGAAGAAATTACAGCAGACAAATGGGAAGATAGAGGATTAGTATCAGTAACTTCTGAATATCGTACAAATAATAGTTGGTATCGTTTTTCTACAAAGAATATGATTAATAAAGGTGGACTTGGTGCAGGACAACCATATCAAGGACGTGGAGATGATTGTTTCGTAAAGACAACATTGGGTTCATCAGCACCTATCTATAAATTAAAACAAGGTGGTGTGTTAATAAATAGGGTTCCAAACGCAGAAGTAGCAAAGGCAATAGGATTAACTGCGGATGATATTATTAGTGGAAAAAGTTATTTAGGTATAACTGGTACAGCAGATATAGAATCATTTTTGGAATATGATGATTGTTTAGATGTGGCAACTCAAATTTTAACAGGAGAATCATTAATGCCATATGAATTTCTTGAATATATTGAATCGTCAGGAGAGCAATATATTGATACTGGTATATGTCCTATTGCAGGAAATACTTCGGCAGAAGTTGATTTCCAAATAACTCAAAATCGTACAGGAGAACAATGGGCATTTGGACAATGGACAGGATTTGTATCTGGAGTGAGTAATGGTAACGGATGGCGTTGTGGTGGCTCTAATGGAGCTTTTGATACAGCTAGAGGATTTACTTATTCAGGTACTAACTTTACAAGCAGAGTTACTGCAACTTCAACAGCTAGTACAATTACAGCATCTTATCCAATGCTTTTATTCTGTCAGCAAGAAGTAGGAACTCCTGCTTATTTAGGAAATAGTTATATAAGAATTTATGGTTGTAAAATATGGGAAAGTGGAATTTTAGTTCGTGATTTTGTTCCAGCAAGACATAAAACAATAGGAACGTTAGGAATGTATGATTTAGTAACTAAAACTTTATATACTAATGCTGGTACTGGTACATTTATAGCTGGTTCTGTAGTAGAGGAGGTGTGATGAGTGTCTGAATTAAAAGAAAAATTAATGACTATCTTGAAAGAAAAAGAAGAAAAAATTGTTGCAGAAAATATTAAAGCTGGTGTGACCATTTTTGACATTGCAGGAAATTACGAAGGAGAAAAAGGATTAGATACATCAGATGCTACTGCGATTGCAAGAGACTTGGCAAAAGGAAAAACGGCTTATGTTAATGGTAAAAAAATTACGGGAGAAGCAATAGAATATGCAACAGATGGAAACCTAATGAGTTACTCGCAATGGGGAGATGGAATGAAATATCCAACAGATGACCCAACAAATAGATATATGACTTTTTATATGAGATTTTATAATTATGATAAAATTTTAAGATGGGATTATAATCACGGAATGGCAATATCATATACTAGTTTAAAAAATGCATTGGGATTAACAGCAGATAAAATAGCGTCTGGAGAAAAAATATTAGATTTGATAGGGACGTATAAGGGATTAGACACATCAGACGCTACAGCTATTGCAGATGATATTTTGGAAGGAAAAACAGCATATATTAATGGAGAGAAAGTAGAAGGTACTCTTGCTAGTATTTCAGGTGTAGCCGAAAGTACTGCAACACAAGTTTACGTACCTGCTGATGATTCTTCAACATTATATATGGATGCGTTATCAGATAAAAATGGAATTATTACAACAGATACAACAATTACTGTAAAAGCAGATAATGAATTAGTAGCAGATGCTATAGGTCTAGCTCCAGATATGATTAGAGCAGGAGCTAATATTTTAGGAATAGAAGGAACTTATGACAGTAATCCAGAAGATTATAATGCAAGATTTGAGGCACCAGCGGGAGTAACAAGTAATTTAACAGCTGCAAAATGTATTGTTTCAATAGAAAGTATGAATTTAGATGGAATTACTGTTACAAGTAATATGTTTGCTGGATGTGAGTCTTTAAAATCATTACCAGATATGGACGTTTCTAAAGTAGGTCAAGCTTCTACTATGTTTAAAAATTGTTATAACTTAGTTTATACTCCAGAATTAAATTTTAACTCTGTACAATATACATCAAGTATGTTCGATGGATGTCATTCGATTTCATATATTAATTTAGTTAGTGTTGGAAATCGTCTTCACGAATTTACTAATATGTTTAGAAATTGTTACAATTTGAAACAAGTTCCAAATGTAATTTATTGTAATAGTGAAAGCTATGCTGGTATGTTTGCAAATTGTTATAGTTTAGAAAATATTGACTTTAGAAATGCAAAAGTAAATAATGCCCATTCTGTTAATGTTGCAGATATGTGTTACAATTGTACTAATTTAAAAGAGTTTTCTAATATGACTATTCAACCATATGACTATAGATACGAATGTCAAACAGATAATATGTTCTATAATTGTACTAATTTAATAAAAATATCTAATTTAAATATAATTTCAGGAACTAGAATGAACAATACTTTTTATAATTGTACTAATTTAACAACATTGGAAAATTGTCAAATATCTATTGGAAATATGTCAAATAATATGTTTAAAAATTGTGTAAATTTAGTAAATGCATTTGAAAATGGAAATGTTTCGTTAACAACTCAAAGATATGGAGTATATAATATTTTTGAAAATTGTTATAAACTAAAATTTAATAATGGATTTGTAAATGTAAGGGCATATTGTAATAATGGTAGTATTTCTAGTACATTTTTAAATTGTACCAATATCACATCTGCCAACATAAATGTAACACAAAATAATACTGGTGGAATTTATGGTATGTTTACGGGTTGTACAAATTTTACTACAGCAAATATATTTGTAACAAGTGGAACAGTAGGAGATATATTTAAAAATTGTCCAAACTTTGTATCTGCTAATGTTACTTTAAATGGAGGAACATTATATAATACATTTGCTCAATGTGAGAATTTACAAACTGTAAATATTAATATAGGACATAGAATAAGTACACCAAATTTATTTTATGGATGTAATAGTTTAACGTCATTACAAAATATAGTTTTAAATTCAAGTTGGAATTATTTTTGTGGTACAAATTATATGTTTGCAAATTGTGCTAATCTTAAAGATGTGTCAAATATGCAAATTAGCAATATAAGTAATGCAGTTGGTATGTTTGAAAATTGTACTAGTTTAGAAAATTTTTTTGATATTAGTATAGGTGGGACATATTGGGCATCTAATATGTTTAAGAATTGTTGCAATTTAACAAACTTTAATAATGTGTCAATATATGGAATAAATATTTATGACAATATGTTTAGAGATTGTAAAAGTTTGAAATCGGTATCTGGATTGACTATGTGTCAAGAAAGAGTAACTAGAACTTATGCTATGACTAATATCTTTGTAAATTGTACAAATTTAACGGATTTACAATCATTCTCTTTCTGTTGGGATTTTAGTGGTAACAACATATTTACTCCATTTGGCTATTACAATGACGTATTAGCTGGAACCATTCAGCCACTATATAATCTTGTTAACTTTGGAGGATTTATAAACTATGGAAATTATTTCTGGAGAACTATTGGAACTGCTAATAATGCTAGAGGAGATTTAGACATAGTAGCAGCCCCAAATTTATCATATCAAAGTTTACAAAACATTATGACTAATGTTGCAAATTTATATAGTGTATTTAACATTCCAGAAGGTGAAACATTAAATAAACCTCAGTTAATTAGAATGTCAAATCAACAATATGAAAAGATAACAGAAGCAGATATTTTATCATTGCAAGATAAAGGATGGAATGTCGTAGTTCACAATCTTACATTAATATAAAAATTTAAAGAAGAAAGTAGGGTGTAAAAATGCTAATAAGAATACAAAATGGAGAAATCATAAATCTATATAATGTGGCATTTATTTCTGTTGACAAAGAAGGAACAATGGGAATTAAATATACATTAACAAACAACAAGATTTTTAAAGAAGAATACAAAACTGAAGCAGAAGTAGATGCGAGAGTTGAAGAATTAATGTCTTATAATATAGGGCTAACAGTTAGTGAAATGAATGAGGCATTAGAAACAGCTTTAGAAATTGAGGGAGAAAATCAATAATATATTAAAAAGAAAGGAGTGGTATTGCAATGGCTATTATTGAAAACTTTTATAATGGCGATAGAGCTAGGAATATTAGAGAAATTTTAACTCAAAATTTTGCTAATGTTGCAAAATACATTCCAAATAACTTTATCTCTTTAACTTCAATAGAAAGACAAAATTTAACAGATGACTATAAAACACATTTCAAATTAGTCTTTGATAAAGAGCAAGAGTATGTTTACAGATGGTCTGAAGTAGAAAGAAATTGGAAACAGTATTTAATCAGAGCAAAAGATGAATATGCTAGAGCAGAAGTTAATGCAAATAGTGAAACTGCTTTTACAGATGCACAAATTGGTATTGATATAAATGGAAAATCAAATCCATATACAATTACTTTTTATAATAGAGATTATACTGACCAAGATGGCGTTGCACATTCAAAAGCAGCAAAAGATTCGGTGTTTTTAACTGCTGCAAATATTAAATATAATGACAGCTACAGTACACAAAAAATTATTGAAAAGATAATTGCGGATTTAACATCTCTTGATGAATTTGTAGGAGATAGAGGCATCTTTTTAAATAATAGTGATATTATAGCAACTACAGTTACTGGAGCTTTAAATGAAATAAATCAAAAAACATTAGATAATAAATCAAGATTAGATAATATAATGGATGGAACAACAGTTGTTCCAAAAGCTCAACACGCAAATGAAGCAGACCACGCTTTAGATGCTGATATGGCTGATGATAGCCAAAAGCTTGGGGGACAACTTCCAAGTTATTATGCAACACAAGATGATTTGGCAGTAACAAATACAACATTAGAAAATACGATTAAAAGAGTAACTACTAATGAAGGAAATATAGTAGACTTACAAGAAGGTTTATTGCAAGCAAATACAGACATTTCTGGTTTAGATAACAGAATTGATAGACAAGATGTTGTTATTGAAAATTTAACAACTACACAAGCAACACACGCAGAAATGTTAGATGAGTTAACTGAATCTATGACAGATATAGCAAGTCAAATCGGATGGGAAATGTTATTAACATAAAGGAGGAATTAATATGGCTTTAGCATTTTATGATTATTTAGAAGCTTTAAAGAAACCAACATTAATTCCTTGTTTGAAATTAGAATGGTTAAATCCTGATGATACAATAGCTTACGAAATAACAACAGATTTATATAATACTAATGGGACATTAAATGTAACAAATCAGAGTGGATGTAGAAGAACATTCAATTTACAAATACATAATGTAGATGGAAAGTATGATATAGATGTTAATAAAGTATGGCTAGGTCAAAAAGTCAAATTACATTTAGGATTATATATAGATGGAACTCCTTACTTAATACAGCAAGGAGTTTTCTATTTGACCAATCCAACAGATATAATGAATACGGCAGAAAATTGTATTCAAATTAATTGTACAGACAAATGGGCATATTTAGATGGCACTTTATTTGGTAACCTAGATGGAATATATAAAGTTCCTGTAAATGCTAATATTTTTGATGCAGTAAAAGATTTATTATTAACAGATAGAGGAAATGGAGTGCCAATAGATTCTGTTAAACCAAACATAAGTAGCTTTTTTAATTCAAAGAAAACCAAGTTGTCTGATGGGAAAGAGGTATCTGTTTTAAATACTCCATTTACTGCAACAATAGATAAAGGACAAACATATGCGGATGTATTATTACAATTTAATACAATGCTCGCTGGAGTAGTTTATTATGATAATGTTGGAAGATTAAATATAGAACCTAATGAGGAAGATTTGTTGGACAAAAATAAAGAAATCCTATATCACTTTGACCAAAATAATAGTGAGATATTAGGAAAAAGCCAAGAGTTTCAATTCAGTAGTGTATATAATGATATATTATGTGTTGGTGCTACAACAAATGGATATTTAGCAAAAGGTAGAGCAACAAATACAAATATAAAAAGTGATTTATGTGTACAAAGAATTGGGAAAAAAACAAAAGTATATGAAGATACTAATTACTATACAGATGGTTTATGTGAAGATTGGGCAAATTATTTGTTAAGACAAAATACAATATTGCAAAAATCTATTAGTTTAACAACAATACCATTATATCATTTAGATGTTAATAAATTAATTACAATTACTAATGAAAAAGAAAACTTAAAACAAGAGAAATTCTTGATAAATAGTTTATCTATTCCATTAGGATTAGGACAGATGACAATTTCTGCAACATCTGTAAATGAATTAGAATTTTAGGAGGTAAATATGAAAGACATACAAATGGATGGTCTTGCAAAGAAGTTTTTAAAGTCTATGCGAGATTGGATAGATAAAAGAATTCCAGAAAAAACAAGAGATTGTTTAAGAACAAAAATTGCTGTAATTGTAAATAAAGCAACTGTTTCTGGAACAACATTATATGATGTTGTACTTGCTGGAGATTATGGTTTGTATTTAGATTTAAAGACCTCTTTAAATTCTGGCAGTATTGACCAAACAACATTTAACAAAGAAGTTGATTTATTAACATTAGACAATTTAGATGCAGTTAAAACTGACACATATAATGTTGGTGATTATGTAGTAGTAGGAATTATAGACAATAAATTAACAAATGCTTTTATACTATTTAAAAGTATTAAGAAAGGGGTATAAAAATGGCTACAAAATTTAAAGAAATAGAAGGCTATGAAATTGTAAACTGGCATAATTATAACCCTCCATCTATTGACCAAATCAATTTACTTCATATAGAAAATAATATAAAGTTAAATAGAGATACAATTAATGCAATTATTAAAAGACTTGGAGAAATGCCTGATAGTGGTTTATCAAAAGAAGACCAAGCAATTTATGACAATTCTATATATGAAACTTTAATTGACCATAAAAATTTAATAGCACAATTGGACAAAGATAAATTAGATAAAAATACATATAATGAGCAAATAGTAGAAGTGCAAAATAAAATTGCCAATAGATTAAGAAAAGATATGGATGATTCATCAGAGTTTGGGTATAAATTCAAAAAACTAGAACTTACTCAAACACTAACTGTAGGAACAACAAGTACTTTTTCTGGAGCTGTTACTGCAAATTCTACATTATCTGTTGCAGGAAAATTAACTGCTAATGGAGGTTTAGAAACAACCACATTTAAGGCGACAGATAATGCAACTTTATCAAAAACGTTAAGTGTTACAGGTGCAACAACTCTTAATGGAGGAGCTACTATAAAAAGTGGAGCAACAGTTACTGGTACATTAACTGTAGACAAATTAGTTGTAACTGGAGCTATAGAATGTGCAAGTGGAATTACTTGTAAGGGTGGAAGTATTTCTATTAATGAAGGAAGTTTAACTGCAAAAGGTTCAATTACTACAACAGAAGGTGAATTAAGAACTAACAAAAATTATATAAAGATGGCGTATGACCAAAATATTAAACATACATTATGGGTACAAGGAGCAGTTCCTTCTTTAGGTGGAGGAGATGCGGTAATTGTTACAGTTCAATAAAGGAGGGATAAGTTATGGCAACAGGAGCTTATTATCGTTCTGATGGAATTCAGAATAGTGGAACTGCAATAAGAAGAAGGAATGGAGTAAACGAAAATGTTGAAATTCATAATTCTTCTGGAAAAATTTATCCTAGACAAGTAGTTGAATCATTTACTGCATCTACTCCAACTGGAGGATATTTATGTCATACTTGTCGTAGTGGATATAATTTGAATTCAGAAAAAGGAACTTGGAGAACAGATAAGGCATATCAAGGATATTATAAAGGTTCTGAAGGTGCCTCTTGCCACGCTGTGGGACATTTTTTCCCAGCAGATGGGTGTAAAATAAATATAGGCGGAGGAAAAATCTTAGGTTTTACTGTAACTTATGTCAAAATTGTTATTAATAGAACAAGAGGAGGATATTCTGGAAGTACAATTACAGGAAAGCTAAGACAATCTAATTTAATCAGTAGTTTTAAAAATGGCGTATATAGAGGAATGAGATATAGTGATGTTGTATTAAATGGTGCAGAATTTGTATTTAGTTGGAATCCAATTGGACAAAATACAGTATTAGAATCTTCAGACCAAAATAGCGACTTATGTAAATTTATTCAAACATTTTTAAGTGACAGTTCGGTAAATAGTATTTGTTTATTTAATGGAGAGGGTAGTGCAGGAGGAGCAGATTATTCTAAAAATTATGGAAGTTGTAACTCTTTTACTATAGAAATTAAAGGAAACAAAACTATTCAATTATAAAATTTTAAATAAAGGAGATGGTATGTATGCTAGAATGGTTAGCAGCAAACTGGTTACCACTATTAGTATTTGTGGTAGTAATGGTAGGAATCGCAGTATTCCTAATCAAAAAAAAAGGACTTAGACAAGCAGCAATAGATGCTATTGTTTACGCTCAAAAACAAATGGCAACAGAAGAAGGAAAAGTTAAAATGCAAGCAGCAATAGATTATATACAACAATTAGTTCCATTATTAGCTTTTGTTCCAGATGCTTTACTTGAATCATTTATTCAAGGAGTGTTTGACCAAATTGAATCAGCTTTAAAATTAAACACAACTCAACCTACACAACCAGAACAAATTGAAGAACCAAAAGTAGAAGAAGTAAAACCAGAAGAGGTTGTAGAAGAAGTTGTAATTGAAGAAGAAAAACCAGAAGAGATTCAAGGATAATTTATAGAAAGGAGTTCTTGGTATGGAAGAAAAAGAAATCGTAATTGAAGATTTAGATTTAGAAACTTTAGCAGAAATGGCAATAGAAGATGAAAGTTTTGCAGATGGAGACCCAGACTTATTAGGATGTAGTGACGAAGATGTAGAAGGTGCTCCAGAAGACTTTGAAGAATAGTCGTCAGACTTATAAGGATTAATTTTGAGTCACTTTTATATTGGGGTAATATAAGTTTATACCTTAAATATAAAAGTGGCTTATTTTTGATTGTAGAGAGTAAAGGAGTGATATAAATGTTACCAATTAATGAATATATTACAGTAAGAAATAGAACAGTTTCAAATAGAACAAAAATAGATTATCTTGTTATACATTATGTTGGAGCAGTATCAACTGCATTAAATAATGCTAAATATTTCTATAGTACTTATCGTGGAGCAAGTGCTCATTACTTTGTTGATGATACTTCTATATGGCAAGTTGTATTAGATAAAGATATAGCTTGGCACTGTGGTGCAAATAGTTATAGACACGCATATTGCAGAAATAGTAATTCAATAGGAATTGAAATGTGTTGTTTTAACAATAATGGTATTACAGATGTATCAGAAACAGTTGTGGTAAATACAGTAGAGTTAGCTGCTTATATTTGTAAAAAATATGGAATTACTATTGATAGAGTAATAAGACATTATGATGTTACTGGTAAAAATTGTCCTGCTCCAATGGTAAAAGATGAAGCAAGATGGAATGACTTTAAAAATAGATTAAATGTATTATTAAATGGAGAAACACAAGTAATAGTTCCAGTTGAACCAGAAAAGCCAGCTGAACAAAATACAATGAATAAATTAATGTATGTTACTGCAAAAACTGGATTAAATGTAAGAACTGGTATTGGAACAAGTTATGGTATAATAAGAACATTACCTACAGGAGCTTCAGTTACAGTATATGAAATGTCTAATGGATGGGCTCGTATAGGTAGTGGAGAATGGGTAAGTGCAGCTTACTTATCAGAAACAAATCCTAATGCAATTCAAACAAAGACAATGTATGTTACTGCATCAGCTTTAAATATTCGTACAGGAGCTGGAATAAACTACAGAGTATTACGTTCTATTCCACAAGGAACACAAGTAACTGTTTACGAAGAAAGAAATGGATGGGGAAGAATTGGCGATGGACAATGGTGTAGTATGAAATATTTATCTGCATCAGCACCAGCGCCAAAACCAACAAAAACAATGTATGTTAGTGCAAGCGCATTAAATGTACGTTCTGGGGCTGGAACAAATTATTCAGTAAAAAGAACAATTAATAAAGGAACAGCTGTAACTGTATATGAAGAAAGTAACGGATGGTCTCGTATTGGAAATGGTGAGTGGGTAAGTTCTAAATACTTAACATCTCAAGCGACTAAAACTAAAAAAGTTACTGCTAGTGCATTGAATGTAAGAGCAGGAGCTGGTACTCAATATAAAGTAGTTAAAGTTATTTATAAAAATAATGTAGTAACTGTTTATGAAGAGAAAAATGGTTGGTCAAGAATCGGAAATGGACAATGGGCAAGTTCTAAATATTTAGCATAAATACTTGACAATAATTTAAAATTGTGTTATAAGTAATTTGGTGTTGAATTAAGCGTACGTTTAATTGTTCAATTTTATCACAAAAAGGGGAATAGTCATAGTGCTATTCCCCTTTTTTTTACGTTTTATTTTTTGTTAATTTCATCTTCAACATCTTGTGCAAATCTTCCTAAGAAGTCTGACATTCTTGCAATACCAATTAGTATTCCTTGTTCTTGCCATAATTTGATATAAGGATTTAATATTGTGATACATTCTTGATTGTTTTTTGCATTTTTAATTCCTTCAATCAAATCCATTGTAGCTTGATTATATACAACTTCTCTGTCTACAGTTTCTGGAAGGATTATATTTTGAGATATGAAATACCTTTCTATCTCATTCCAGTTTGAACAGATTAAAACATTGTCTGTATATAAATCTTGTGGTCTATTTGAATTCCAAGGTTGTTTGAATAGGATGAATGGACAATTAAATTTAGAAGCATAATCTAAGTTGTCATCAATCATTACATCTACATTTATTAAATGTTTTTGAGATGTAAAAATTATATCATCCTCTTTTAAATCTGGAAAGTTTGAAAGTATCCAAGATTTTTTTCTTTCTTGGTATTCTTTAAATGTTGCCGAGATAAAGATTACTTGATGTCCAGAATCCATTAATTCTTGAATAGTATTTTTAGCATTATCTAATATTGATAAGTTGTCATAATACATATCTTGTTTTTCTAATGCTGCAAATAAGTTATCTTTAACTGTTTGTGGATATTCGTCATAGAAATTCCATTTATAAGCATCTGTTAAAATTATAGTTTTATCACATTTTTTGTCGTCGGAATCCCTTGTAACACAAGACTTTTCAAATTCGCATTTTTGACATTTTGTATATTTGTTGTATAAATCGAACCATACTTCACAATTATTTGTTATTGTATCATCAATATCTATTCCTATAATCATTTTGTTCACTCCTTAATTTATTTGAGCATACCAATCTTCTGGGAAATCTTCATCATAAGGTACATCTTCAAAAATTTCACACATTGTTTCTCTAAATCTTTTTAGAACTGGTAACATTACTTGTCTTACTGATGGATGAACCATTTTAGAACATCTTAATTCTAATATGTGTTTCCATTCTCTTATGTTACAAGTCATTGTAACTTCAGCTGCTGTACTATGTGGTAATAACATTCTTAATTCATCTGGTTTTGCTCCATTGTTTGCCATTGCCATATAATTGTCTTCTATGCTTTGCATAGCAGCCTCCCAAATTTCATAATTCTTTTCATCTTGAATAAAGATAGGATGAATGAATTTAATATTATTTGTAAATTTGTCTTTACTATAATTACAGTATCTTGTACTTTCTATTGAGAATGCAGTTCCTGTTCTATGACGAGTTAAGTCTTTATATACTCCAACATCACAACACATTCTAATTGTAATTTTTTCGTGTTCTAAAATAGATTCGTGTCCTCTACTAATACAATTTTTTAATAAATTTTGGTAACTTGTATCTGTTATTATTCCTTCAGAACGATAACAAGTTCTACAAGCACGTTCAATTTTTTGCATTATAGCGATTCCATCATATTCTTCTATTTCAACCCAAGGTGCTATAACTTCCATTTTAACATCTCCTATCTTATATTATATTTGCAAAATGACCACATTTAGCTTTTAAGATTTTTATGTCTGTGCATCTTTCTAATTCTAAATTGTCATTGTAGTTTTTGTGATAATAATCTAATTTATATAATAAGTTTGCATATTTTACAATAATGATTTCTGTTGCTTCTTGTTGTGGAACAGTAAGTTCTAATGCAACATCACATTCATCTTTATTTGCTTTTTTAAAAATCTCTTCTAATTCTTGTTTATTCATTTGTTTTCACCTCACTATACAAAGGATATTTTTGGCAAAGATATGCTACGCAAGATTCCACACAGCTTCTATATAATTCAAATTCATCTTGTGAACCAGAACACATAGAAATTAAGTTTGCTATAAGTTTCATATCTTCTTCATTCATTCCTCTTGATGTTACTGCTGGTGTTCCTAAACGAATTCCAGAAGTGATTGTTTTCTTTTCTGTGTCAAAAGGTACGGCATTTTTATTTGTAATAATGTGTACTTTTTCTAATCTTTCTTCCAATTCTTTTCCAGTAATATTTTTACTTCTTAAATCTAAAAGAATTAAATGGTTGTCAGTTCCTCCAGTTAAAACATTGAATCCTAAATTCATTAAAGAATCTGCCAATACTTTGGCATTTTTTACAACTTGTTGTTGATATTCTTTAAACTCTGGTTGTAAGGCTTCTTTGAAACAAACTGCTTTTGCTGCAACTATATGTTGTAATCCTCCACCTTGTAGTCCGTGGGAACAATGCTTTATCTATTTTCTTTGCAAGTTCTTCATTGTTTGTTAAGATTAGTCCTCCACGAGTTCCTCTTAATGTTTTATGAGTTGTTGTTGTAACTACGTCTGCGTATGGTATTGGAGATGGATGACATCCTGCGGCTACTAAACCAGCAATATGTGCCATATCAACCATAAGATATGCTCCGACCTTATCTGCTATTTCTCTAAATCTCTTAAAGTCTATGACTCTTGGATAAGCAGAAGCGCCAGCTACAATAAGTTTTGGTTGAAATTCCATTGCCATTTTTTCTACTTCATCATAATCTATTAAGTATGTTTCTGGATTAACTTCATATTGTATTGTTGTAAAATACTTGTTTGAGAATGTTGGTTTTGCACAATGTGTTAAATGTCCTCCTGAGTTTAGGCTCATTCCCATTACTTTATCTCCGTGGTTGAAGTAAAGCATAGAATACTGCTGCGTTTGCTTGAGCTCCACTATGTGCTTGAACGTTTGCATAGTTACATTCAAATAATTGGCAAGCTCTATCTATAGCAAGTTGTTCAGTCACGTCAATATTTTCACAACCTGCATAATATCTATTTCCGAGGATAACCTTCTGCATATTTTAAAGTATGATAAGAAGATTGTGCTTGTAGCACTGCTTCACTAGGTCTATTTTCACTTGCAATAAGTTCTATTCCGTTTTGTTGTCTTTCATATTCTGCTATAATTGAATTATATACTTCTTCATCAGTTTGTCTAACTTTGTCAAAATTTAACATTAAAAAAACCTCTTCTCTCTTATATTTTTTTTCCAATATCTCGTTAAATATATTAATAAAAATTTCTTCTATTCTATTAGATGGTGTTCCTTGATGGCATTGTCTATAATACTTATACTTCAATTATGTTCTCTAAAATTTTCTTTGCTTGGTCTATGTCGCATTGTAATAAACCAACAATTCTATTTACCAAAACAAGTCTATCTGGATAAATATTTTTTATATCAAAAGAATCATCATCTAATATAACAAAAGAATAATTTTCATTAATATCTTGTGAGGCAAGGAAAGATTTTATTTCCTCTCCTCTATTAGAATTGATGTAAGGAGTTCGTCCTTCTAATCTCAATCCATATTCTGCAATACGAGCTTTAACAATTTCAGTATCTATATCGTGTAATCTCCAAGTACTTGATAATATAATTTTAGGTGTATTACCTTTTTTCCTAATGTCTTGTACTAAATACATTAAGTTGGTTAATGCATTTGGGTCAAATGGAACGTGATTCATATGCATTGCATATCCTCCATTTTTTTCATAACACTCCAAAAGATGATTTTCATCATTTAACACTCCATCAATATCTAAGAATATGTAATTTATCATCTCTAAAACAAACTCCTCTCTAAAATATAATTAGATTAAGCATTTACTGTTTCTTTTAATGCTTTAGCAGCTTTGAATGCTGGAACTTTAGAAGCAGCTATTTCAATAGCTTCACCTGTTTGTGGGTTTCTTCCACTTCTAGCAGCTCTTTCTCTAACTTCGAATTTACCGAATCCTGATAATGCAACTTCTTCTCCGTTTGCTAATGCTCCAGATACTACTTCTACTAATGCATTTAATAATAATTCAGTATCCTTTTTTGTCATTTCTGTTTTTTCTGCCATTGCAGCAACTAATTCTTTTTTTGTCATAATTGACTCCTCCTTAAAATATTTATATATAATTATGATGACAAAGGTTTGTCAAACATATTATAATCATTATACCACACTGACAAAGGTTTGTCAAGTTAAGTGGAAATTAGCCCCATTCTTTAACGTCTAGGACAATAGGAGCATCTTCTCCCATATAAGACAATGCACGAAGAGTGTTGTATTCTATGAATTCTAAAGCATCTTCATAAGACAATTCTTCTTCCTCCATTAAATCTTCAACCATCAAATCATAATCATAAATAACTCTTGCATCATAAGATATTCCTATAATAGAGTTTTTATATGATGGACTTTGAAATACTTTTAAATCTATTTCTTGTTCTTCTGCGTACTTGCATACTTCTTCATAGGTCATTGTAGGTGCTCCTTTCTAAAATTAAATTTTTTCTAGGGTAAATGTAGATGAAGCACATCTTTCTTGATTGTCATCAAATTGAAGTGTCATATATATTGCTCCACCATATTTTCCTTTTATCTTTTTCAATAAATCTTTATATGTATTTGCAGATGGCATATAGTCACACCCATCATCATATGTCCAATGTAAAACTGTTGCTGGTCTATCTTTGTAAATGCATAATTGTTCTTGTTCATATTTTTCTTCCTCAGAACCAAGGTCTAGTTCAGTATGATACTTAACAACCATAACCTTATCTCCTGCTTTAAGTTCTTTCTCTTCTCCCCAAGTCAAGATAATCATCCTTTCTAAAATTAACATATTTCCATATATTTTTTTATTGTCACAGGCATTCCTTGTTTTAAAGATTTTTGTACATCAATAATATATTGATTACTACTTCCTCTAAAAGCAAGTTTAGGATTTTTTAATTCATTAATAAACTTTCCAGTAATAATTACATCTACTTGTTGTAGAAGCTCATATCTTTTTGAGTCTACTAATAAATCATTCCAATTATATCCTGTATACGCCCATATTTTTTTCTTTGGGAATTTTTCTTTCCATTTATCTGTCCATAATTTACACACATCCACATTAGCAAATGGTTCTCCTCCAAGAAGAATTAGATTGTCATAACCAAAAGAAAAATCTTTAACTATACTAATAGCTTCATCAATCATTTCTTCAGTTAATTCCATTCCACCATCAAATTCCCAAGTAGACTTACTAAAACAATATGGACAGTGGTGTGGGCAACCTTGACAATAAAATGTCAAGGCTACTCCATCACTATTAACTAAGTCATTATAAATTATGTTTGCATATCTCATAGGCTTACACCTCTGGGACTTCAATACCATTTTCTTTTAATACTTCTTTAGCATAATCTGTAATAGGTTTAGTTTCTGGATTATATATAGTATGAACAACACGTTGTTCTACTTCATCTATTTTTCCTTCATTAAAGTTACGATAATCTGTTGTTAGATATCCTGTAACTCTTTTTAATCTTTGTATTTTATTACTTCCACATACTGGGCAATCTTCACTATTTATTTGAGAAGAATATCCACATTCATCACAAGTATCAATAGGGAAGTTTAATGCTAAGTATGGAATGTTAATTGCCATAGCAAAATCAATTAATTTTTCAAGTCCATCAGGATTATTTACTGCATTAGTATCTAATTCGATATATGTAATACATCCTCCTGTACCATATCTTGTAAATGGACTCTCCATTATTAATTTTGAGTAAGCATCACATTGATAATATACTGGAATATGAATACTATTTGTTAGGAACTTGTTATTTGTAACTCCTTTAATTTCTCCATATTCATTATACAATGTATTTCTCATTGTTTTGCAACAATTTTCAGCTGGAGTAAAGTATAAACTAAAGTTCATATCATTTCTATCTGCTGCTTCTTTAGTAAATGCACTCATATGTTGAATTACTTTTAAAGCAAATTGATATGATTCTAGGCTTTCTCCGTGATGTTTTCCAAACATTGCAATACACATTTCAGCTACACCAATTAATCCTACAGCATTTGTTCCGTGTTTAATTGCTTCTCTTACATCTTGTACGCATTTGTCATAATCTTTGATTGTTCCATTGTTATACATAAATGTAGCAGATTTTGGACTTTGTGAACATATGTATTTATATCTATCAACTAAACCTTTTTCTGTTAAGTTTAAAACTCTATCTAAGTCTTTGAAGAATCCATCTATATCAGCTGTTTCTCTTTTTCCTAGGCAAATTCCGTGTTCTATTCCTAATTTTGCAAGGTTAATTGTTATTGGAGATATATTTCCTCTTCCTATTTTTGAATATGAACCTGTATGTCTGTCTTTACCTAAAAGTGTTCTACATCCCATTGTACTGAAGAATGTTGTATAATCATCTGGGTCATCAACATTTTCTGTCCAATCTCCATTTCCCCAGTTTGGATATATTCTTTTAGAAAGACTTTCAATAGCTTTTCTTTTTAATTCATAATTTGGAGTTCCCTTTTTATCATTTATTCCTTTTTTATATTGGAATATGCTAATTGGGAATATAGATGTTCTATTGTGTTTTCCAATTCCATCTATTGAAGCATTTAATAACCATTTATTAATAAGTTTTCCATATGTAGAAGTGTTTCTTCCATAGTTTAGTGAAGTAAATGGAACTTGGCTTCCAGCTCTACTTTCTAATGTGTTTAAGTTATGGAATAATCCTTGAGCAGATTGTTTTCCTTCTTTTTCTAAGTGTCTTAAAGCATAATCGTATGCCATTGGGAACTTATCATTTAATTCGTGGTTGTCAATATGAATATTGATACAATCAATTTTTTCTCCATCATTAGATTTTACATCTTCTCCATCTTTCAATTTGCTGTAATTGTTCTCTGTAATATAATCTTTTTCAAATAAACCTTCTTTAAATAATTTTACGAAAGATTTGTGAGCAAAAGGTTCTAATTCAAAGTCAATTCCACAAGATGCAACTCCTCCATATTGGATTTGAGATTGTACTTGGAATATAACTGCAACTAATTGACAAGCTGTACTAAAACTATTTGCAGGTCTAACATCACCATTTCTTGTACTAAATCCATTGTTTAGTAATCTTGGTAAGTCTGCAAATAAACAGTTATGGTCTCCTATTGCATAAGAACTAGCATCGTGAATATAAATATATCCATCTTCAAATGCTTCTCTAACTTCTGGAGAGATAAGATTTCTCATTGCAAACATTTTTTGTTCATTGTCTGCTATTCTATATTTTCTACCAGAAAAAGAATATTGGTCAACATTTGCATTATCATTATCTACATTTGTTGTTTGAAGAATTTCTTTATAGAATTTTTCTTTTTGACTATTTTTCTCACGAATTTCTTCACGCATAATTCTATATTTTTTATAGGCTCTACCTACTTTTCTATTCATTTTATTTAATTCATTTATAACAATGTCTTGAATTTCTTCAACACCAATTGTTTCTTTATTTAAAGACTCAATTCTGATTACTACTCTATCAGACACATCTTTAATTTCATTCTCTATTTCTGTTGTTATTTCATCATAAATATCTTTGTAAGCTCTTGTAATAACCTCTAATATTCTAAAAGGGCTAAATTCTTTTAACTTTCCATCTCTTTTTTCTACCATAACCATATTATACCAATCCTCTTTCTTTTTATATTTTTTTCGTAATTAGTATCTACAATTATTTAGATGGCTTTCTCATAACAGATTTTGCCATTTCTTCTACAATTCTGTTAGATTGTTCTTCAAGCATTTCGTCTTGAGTTTTAAATCTATATTTACTTAAAGGTTGAATTCTTTTCATACCTTGTTTTTCAAAAGCTTTCTTTAATTGGTTTCTTTTAACTTTTCTTTCTATTCCACTCACAATGTGTCACCTCCTACTTTCCAGAACTTCCTAATGCTCCATCTCCTCTTTCAGAAGGAATTGCTTTTAATTCTTCATAAGAGATTTCTTCTACTTCAACAACAGGCACTTCGTGTAATACAAGTTGAGCTATTGCTTTTGTATCTGGATAGAATGTAGCATTGTATAGATTAAATTCAAATCCTTGAATAGATTTTTCATCTTTAATAAGTTGAGCTAAATCTTTCATCAATCCCATTTTTTCTTCTTCATTAAATCTATTAAATGTATCTTCTCCTAATTGTTTGATTAAAGCATTTGTTAAAGAAACAATATCTTCTTTTGTCATATTGTTTTCATCAATAGATTTCCATTTTTCTAGTTCTGCAATAGCATCTTGAATATATGTTTCCTTATCTCCAAAAACTAAATAGTTATCTGTTGAATTAGTGATTGCAATAAAGATTTCTCCTCTGTATCCAGAGTCAACAACTCCAGCACTTTTTTTAATTCCTTTACTTCCTGTACTTCCTCTTTCTTCTACTTGGAAATAATATTTAGAAGGTAATGCACAAGCAATACCTGTTGGAATTAATTTTGTTTGATGAGGTTTAACGATTCTGTTTTCATCATTATTCCCTTCAAAAACACCATACACATCATACCCTGCATTTTCTAATTTTTTTGAAGGAATGATTGCATTCTCTTTTACTTTTGCAAATTTTATTACATCCATTATTCTTCCTCCCCATACATAGACATAGAGTATCTATCTAAAATTTGTTGTTCTAAACTTTCACAATTTTCTTGATTGCGATGACAACAACAATCTTCTGCACTAATATTTTCACAGCAATCTTTTTGTATTGGTTGTTGTGCATCTTGGTCAATCCATATTGTTTGATTGTATCTCATAACAATATATCTTGATGCGCCATTAACAAATTGGTCAATTGCTTCTAATGCACTAGCGTTAGAACTAAAAACTTCTGCAAGTTCTATGCTGTCAGAAAATTCTCTGTCTTCAGTTAAGAAGCTTAATTCTTGTGGGTAAACAACAAGGTATCCATTTTTTTCAATGTACATATTAATTTTCCTCCTTTAATGTTTTTGCAATTCTTTTTGTTTCTTCTTTCTCTTCGCCATCTTCCATTGTTTCTTCAGGTATAAACATATCTAAGAAACCAATTACTATATAAACTTCATATTCTAATTGAGGTTTCATTACAGTTACACAGATTCCTAAATCATAATCATAAACAAAAGAAAATACTTCTTTATCTTGATATCTTTCTATGTTTGAACTTATATAATCTGTGATGTCTTTCTTTACTTCTTGTAGATTTAGTGAAACACTATTTCCTTCAGAATCTACGCAGTTTTTAAATTTTTTGCTAAAAGATACTGCTACTCTTTTATCAATTTCTACAATAATACTTTCCATAATAAGTACCTCCAAATTAAATTTTGTTGCTTGTTATCTTGTCAATAGACTTAAAGATTTTTTGCATTTCTTTGTGTGTTTCCTTTAAGTTTACTATAAATTCATCTGCTGAAATAACTGCCTTTTTTAATGCTTTATCTCTTTGAATGTCTCTTGACAATATTGTACCTAAGTAGTCCCAAGTAGAAAAGTATCCTAAGATTTTATATCCTTCTTCCTTCTCTTCTTTAGATAATTCTTCTGAATTATCTTGAGATATTCTTTTTTGTAAAACCATACAATTTCTTGTTAGTTTTACGTGGTAAACATCATCAAGATTTACTATTGGGTCTGGTTGTACTTGTGTTTTTTTCTTCGCCATATCTAAAATCACCACCTTAATTATTATTCTTTGTTTACATAAAGATGACAAACCTTTGTCACTAATGTTAAAAAAATACAGGAAAGAACTGTAGGTCTAAAATATGGGCTCTTTCCTGCTTCTAAAATAACACTAGAAAGAATTGTTTAACTTAGTGTCTATATATATTATAACATATCGACAAAGTTTTGTCAAGTTAAGTAGAAAATTTAGAAATTTCTAAGGTATTCTACTCCTTCTTTTATGTTATAAACTAGATATTCTATTTCTGTTAAAGTAATTGTATTATCAAATGAAATTCTAACAGATGATAATGCTTCTTCATCAGACAATCCTATTTCCTTCAAAACGTGAGAAGGTGTATCACTATCTGAATGACAAGCTGAACCAGCAGAAATACAAATGTCTTTGTTATCTAAGTATGTTAATAATGCTTGTGCATCAATATTGTCAAATCGAACATTTATTACTCCATCAACTTTTATAGCATTAGGAGGAGAATTGAAATGTAATCCTTCAATATTTGATTCTAATAATGTTGCCAAATATTTTTCTTTGACCTTAATATCTTCATTAATATCATTAATTTTTAAGCAATGTGTTTCTAAAGCCTTTGCCATACCAACAATTCCTGCAACATTTTCTGTACTACTTCTTAAATTTCTTTCTTGTCCTCCACCTAAATTTTGAGGATATATGTCAATGTTCTCTTTTTTATATAAAAAGCCTACACCTTTTATTGCACCAAATTTATGTCCTGAAGCAGATAATAAGTCTATTGTACTTTCTCTTAAAGTAATATTTTGTTTACCTATATATTGCACTGCATCTGTATGAAATACAATATCTTTATCATATTGTTTTAATAGTTTCCCTATTAATTCAATATCTTGTATTGTTCCCAATTCATTATTTGCATACATAATAGAAACAAAATTGATTTTTTTATTATCATCCATTGCATTTAATAATTTAGATAGGTCTACTGAACCACTAGGAAAAGTATCTAAATATAAAACATCATATCCATCTTCTTCTAATGCTTTAAAACAATTTAAAACAGCTGGATGTTCTATTGAACTTGTTATATATAATCCATCTTTCCCTTTTAGTTTGGCAATACCTTTAATTGCTAAATTGTCACTCTCAGTTCCTCCACTTGTAAATATGATTTCTTCAGATTGACAATTTAAAAGACTTGCAATAATATCTCTTGACCCTTCTAATGCTTGTTTTGCTTCTCTTCCCAATGAATATACAGAAGATGGATTGCCATATCTGTCTATAAAATATGGCATCATCGCAACAAGTGCTTCTGGAAGAATTGGTGTTGTAGCAGAATAATCACAATATAGTTTCATATTACTCATCTCCTTTTTCTTGGTTCATTAATATTGGCAAGAATGTTTGTCTTGCACAAACTTTATCGTTGGTTAAAGCAGCTTTATATGCACTTGGTTGAAATACTACATAGTTTTGTTCTTTTGCTCTTGTTATTGCAGTATAGAACAATGTTGAGTCTAATAATATATTGTGTCTATTATCCATAACAAAGATAATAGTTTTATTTTCAGAGCCTTGCATACTATGTACTGTTAATGCATATGCCAAATCAAAGTTAGCAAGTTCTTTTGATTTAAATTCAATTATTCTATCATCATCAAATTTTACTTGAAATTTTGATTTATCTGGTGTAATTTCAATTAAAGTTCCAACTTCTCCATTAAATACCATTTGCTCATAATCATTTTTTCTTCTTATGACCCTACAGCCTTTTTTAAATATTCTTGGAGAATTTTTACTGTCTTTATATTGTCCACTAATAATAAATTGTTTTTCGTGAGATAAAAGAATCTCTTGAATCTCTTGATTAAAAGAATCTGTACAGTTTTCCATATTAGATTTCATTGGAACAATAATAGAAATTTCATTTGCTGAAACTTGTCTGTCTTCAGAATTTATTAGTTTTTTGTAGATGTCTAATGTTTGTGAGTGGATATCCATTCTTTCTCTTAAACAACAATAATGCATATCGCTTTTTTCTCCGTGAACAACATATTTTGGAAGTTCTCCAGCAGAATCATAATCATCTAAAAATACATCTATTTGTTTTCTTACTTTATTAGCATCTATTTTTATTCCAGATTTTGCAGCTTGTCTATGAATTTTTGTAAGTCTTCTAATACAAAATGGACTGCCTAATAAATCTTTTGCAACAGAACCAGCTCCTATTGCAGGTAATTGTGCATCGTCAAATACAAGAATTATTTTTGCTTCATTTTTAACTGCTCTTACTAAACTTAAAAATAAACTTGCATTAATCATTGAGCATTCGTCTACAATAACAATATCAGCATCTAATGGATATTCATCATTCCTTTGGAAAGAACCTTGGCTAAATTCTAATAATCTATGTATTGTAGAAGCACCTTCTCCAGAAACTTCATTAATTCTTATTGCTGCTTTTGCTGCTAACGCACAACACGAAATTGTTTTTCCTTGCCATAAATCAATAATTCCTCTAATTGTTGTAGATTTACCAGCTCCTGCGTGAGCAGTTAAAATAACTACATTATTATCTAATGTTGCTTTTATGGCATTTTCTTGTTCTTCTGTTAGTGTTACTGGTTCTCCAACTCTGTCTGACATCCATTTATTTGTTCTACTGATTGCAGTATCAATGTCTATAAATGGCTCCATCTTTCTTCCATCATTTATTCTATTTAAATGATATAATATATTCTTTTCTGCATTAAAGTATCTTGCTAATCCTATTTTGTCATCATCTACGTAAAACTTGTTTCCACAACCTCTTGTTTTTGTAAGTTCTCTTTCTAATGCAAAATAATCTTTTACACAAGGTTGACATTCAGGAACATTCTCTTTTATAAGATGTGCCATACTATGTTTTACGTCTATTGGATTGTTGATAAATATCCAAGTATGCCCTCCATCTGAAGCATTTGCAATTTCTTCTAATGCATAAGTACAATAACTAATTAATCTTTGAGTAGATGTTTTTGCTTCTGGATTTAATCTTTCTGCAATTCTATCAACTCTTTTCCAGCCAAAACCAGATAAACTTGTCAATATATAAGGATTGTCTTTAATGATTTTAAATGCTTGTCTTGGATTACTTGCTATATCAGACATTGCCATAATAGTATTCATTGTAATCTCTGGAAACTGACTAAATTCTGCAATAATAGACATATAATCTTTGTATTCTCTAAGCTCTCTAACTATTTTGTCATATGTTCTTTGTTGCATTCCTTTAAATCTTTCTCCTTTAAAGCTGTCGTCAGAAAGAACTTTTTGTACAAAGTTTTTATCATTTTCCATAATGATTTTATATCCATTTGGAGTAGTTAAAAATCTTAAATAATTGGCGTACAAATCTGAACTTTGTGCTTGAGTCTCCCACACATTTAAAATTTGATATTGCCATTCATTATATTGCTCATTTCTTTCTGGTTTGGCTTTAACTCTATATCTAACAGTAGGGAGCAACTCTATGGTTTTCCCTAATAGTTTACCGAATTGCTCTCCTAACCTTTTATCATAATTTAAATTGGGAATTGGACTATCTGTTTTGAATTTACATATATTATAATATGTATGAGCAACATATTTGTCTGGAGCACAATAAATGCTATCTGTTATTACTGCATCAAAGTAATAATTTCCATCTTTGTCTGGAAGTCCTTCTTCAAAGCATTCTTGAGGTGTTGCACCAAATTGTTTCTCTTCTAATTCTTTCATTAAAATATTCCACTCTCCTCTTCTATAAATTCTTTATTTTCATTGTCTAAAATTCTTTTTCTTTCTTCTAGCCATACTTGGAAGTTCTTTACTTTCTTAATAAACATTTGACTATTTTCTCCTTTTCTTCCAAGTAAAGCAATACATTGTCCTTTTTGTAATAGGGCATTATGCTCTTTAAAAATACTAGACCAAGCTACAGCTTCAATTATTCCATTAACTGTGTATAAATCAACATAAGCAAATACATTATTGTTTTTATCTTTCTTTCTTTTTAAGTCTACTACTACTGCAAGTAATACTCCTTCAGAACCTTCTGAAATATCATTCCAATCAGTTACAAAGTTCTTTACTTCTTTTAAAGGATTGTCTGTTAAAAACATAGATAATGTTTCAAATTCCCATAAATATTCTTCTTGCATATATTTTTCTATAAATGCTTGTTTTTCTTGTTCTAATTTTGCGTCTTGCTCTGAATCAAAATGTTTTTTTCTTTTTTCATTGTATATATCAAGCATTATTTGATTATTCTTTTTCTTGTCTGGGTCTGTAAATTTATCTGGGTCAATTCCCCATCTTCTTAAAACTTGGTCTTTAGGAGATGGAATTGTTTTTACTATTTTATATTCTTTTCTTGGTGTAGTTATTTCAAAGTATTTCAACAACATTCCTTTTTTATTTTTTGTTCCAAACGCTCCAGCTTTTATTAATTGTACTATATGAGATTTACTACAACCACTTCTTTCGATAAAATCATTTATATCATTAAATGGTCTATTTTCTGTTATTTTACTAACTACTGAATCTCCTAATCCTTTAATTGCTTGAAGCCCAAATAAAATTTCATTTCCTTCTGTAATAGCTGTGAAGTCTTTGCGAGATTTATTTATCTTTGGAGGAAGGATGTTTATTCCAAGTTTGTAACATTCATTAATCAAAATACCGATTCTTGAAACGTCATCACTATCTGCATTTAAACAAGCTGTCATAAAAGCTACTGGGTGATGATGTTTTAAGTAAGCAGTTAAATAAGAAAGCAATCCATAACTAACTGAATGTCCACGATTAAATGAATAACCTGTTTGTTTTAAGATTAATGCCCAAAGCTCATCTAATTGTTCTGTTGTCCAACCTTTAGCTGAAAGTTTTTCTCTGAACTCTGATTCAAGTTTTGCCATTACATCTAATTTCTTTTTACCAATCGCACGTCTTGCATTGTCAACTTCATCTTCAGGAAATCCTGCATATCTAAAGATTTGAAGAACTTGCTCTTGATATAATAATATTAAATTGGTTGTCTTAAATATTGGTCTTAGGTCTTCGTGAATTAATACAGCATTTTCTGGATTTAATTTATTAGAACAATATTCTGGAAATCCATCTTTTGTTCCGAGGTCTGTTTGCTGCATTTATTGCTACAACGTCCTCTATATCACTGGCTTTTGCTTGAATACACATCTTTCTAGCTTCCAAAGATTCCATTTGGAATACTCCTACTGTTTGCCCAATTTTATAAATATTATTAAATACACCTTCGTCATCTAAGTTTAAGTGATTGATATCTACATCTTCCCAAGTAAGTCCTGCAATTTTTAAAGCATCATCTATAATATCCAATGTTTTAAGTCCTAAGAAATCCATTTTTATTAAAGATAAATCATCCATTGCTGCGTGCATTTCTATTTGAAGCATTTTATTACCATCTTTATCTTGACATAATGGAGCATAAGTTGTTATTGAATTTGGAGCAATAATTGTTCCAGCTGCGTGTCTTCCTCTTGATTTTGGTAGTCCTTCAAGTTGTAATACATAATAGAACCATTTTGGAAATTTTTCATACAGATTGGTCATTCTAGGATTTGTTGAAAGTACGTTTTGTAAAGTTTCTTCTTTTTCAACCTCTTCTCCCAAATCATCTAATGTTTTTACTGTAGGAATCATTTTTGCTACTTCATCTCTTATGTTGTAAGGAATTTGTTTATAATATGGACTTGATGGGTCTTCATCAAGAACTTTACCAATATCTCTGATTGCAACTTTTGTTGAAAGAGTATTATAGGTACAAATTGGGGCTACGTTTTCTTTCCCAAATAGTTCTTCAGATATTTCTACAATTTCTTTTCTTCGGTCTTTTGATATATCCATATCATAATCTGCCATAGACCTTCTTCCTAAGTTGGCAAATCTTGAAAAGTCCAGTTTCCATCTTACAGAATCAACTTGAGTTACACCTAAACAATATAGACATAAACAGTTTGCACCAGACCCTCTTGAATATCCAAGTGGAATTTTCTTTTCTTTAGCTGCATTGGTTAATATTTGTAACATTATAAAGTATTCGCTATAATGTAATGCTTTAATTACTGGAAGTTCTTCTATAATTCTTTGACGTCTTATTTCTTTTTTCTCTTCAGATAGATTTTTAAATTTTTCTTCAAATCCTTGCCAAATTAAATATTCTACATATTCATCTCCATCTTTAAATTGTTTTGGAATATCTATTTTAGGCATTAATGGGTCTACTCCAAGACCAATATCTATATTGTCAACCATATCTGCAATATGTAAAGTATTGTCTATAGCTTTTTGAACTTTATCCATACTAATGTTATATTGAGAAAAGTGATTAATAACATCATCATAGTTTTGTAAGAAACATCCATCATAATTCTCTCCAACATCTCTATCTTGTGAGATTCTAATAAATACATTGTGTATTTCTTGTTGGTCTTTACTAATCATATGAGCATCTGATGTAACAACGATATTGTCTGTCTTAACCATTTCAGCTAATTTAATTAATCTACTATTCAATTCCATTTGTAGGTCATTTGGATGGGATTGAATTTCAATATAAACATCATCGAATGTGTCTTTCATTTTATTATACCAGACAATTGCCTCGTCATATTTTTCTTGCTCTACCAATTTGCTTAATCTACCTGCCATACAGGCACTTAAACAAATTAATCCTTTCCCCCAACCTTCTTTTTTTATCCTATCTATTTCAATTAAAGGTTTTTTATAGAATCCTTCTGTAGCTGCCAAGCTAGATATCTTAAATAAGTTTTGTAATCCTTCTTTATTTTTTGCAAGAAGGATTAAGTGGTGTCTATATTGTGTATGTTCTTTGGTGTCATTCTTTTCATACATATCATCTACTTCATAAGCTTCTTCTCCGATAATTGGTTTGATTCCATATGCCTTACATTCTTTAACAAAGTCTACAAATCCAGACATATATCCGTGGTCAGTAATTGCTATTGCTGGTTGGTTATTATCTACTGCATACTTCACTATGTCTGGAATTTTAGCCATACTATCTAAAAGAGAACCTATGCAAGTGTGAACGTGTAAATTAACAAAATTACTCATCCTCTTTCTCCTCCTCATCATCATTTCCTGTTTTTATAGAAGGCATTAGAGTACAACAAGGAATTAACAATAATGCTGCCCACCAATCTTTGGTAAAGGCTAAATAGCAAAGAGTAACTGCCATAACACAATTATATAACATACTTGCTATTGCTAAAACAATGAAACTTGTTGTTAATTGATGTTGTTTGAATTTTACTTTTACTTTCATATTTCTCCTCCTATTCTTGTGAGAATTATATCATATTAGACAAACATTTGTCAAGTTAATTAAAAACAAAAATCATCTATTTCATTGTCTTCTACAATTTCATAATCGTCTACAATTACTTGGCATCTAGGTCTTCCCATAAAACTACTCATTCCTAATTTACCAACAATGTTAATTGAGCAGTTGTCTGCTGGGTCGAAATTTAATATAAGATTTTTCATCTTATCATCATCATCTCTTCTAAAGAACATAAAATCAATATTGTGATATGTATATTTGATAGTATCTTTTTTCTCTCCTAATAAAGAGGCATTTGTCATAAATATTGGAATATTTTCTAATGCAAATGATGGTTCATCAATTCCTCTTCCCCATAAATATTTATTAAGTTGTATTCTATAAAAATCAGATTGAGATAATAAATCTACATCTTCAATGATAAAGTCTACATCATAAGAGTCTTGTAAATCCATTTTTCCATAAGTATCTCTAAAGAATTCTTTTACTTTCTCTATGTTTGAGGTTGGTATTCCAAATCCAGCAGCACCTTCGTGACCTTGAGCAAAAGTAAATAAATTACTATTTTCACATAGGCTTCTAAAATGCTTGTCTGGGAAACCTTGATTAACTCTTATTGAACCAGAGAAGAAATTTCCTTTTGTTTTCCCTAACAATACAGGTTTTTTATATTTACTTGCTAGATTCATTGCAGCCAATCCTGTAATTTCTGTATTATTAATATGTTCTGTTGCATCTACAACCAATACAGGTTGTTCTAAATCTTGTGGAGTAATTTTTTCTTTTACTATGTCTATAAGTTGATTTCTTTCTTCATCTTGTGCTTCTTTATATTTAACACATTTATTATATGTTTTTCTTGCATAACCAGCTCTGCCTTCAATAGCTTCCATTGGAGAAACAAAACAAGTAAATACATCTAATTTGTCTTCAGCTGTTCCCAATCTCATCATTGCATTTAATGGAGGAGCAATTTTGAATGATACATCAATTGGATATATGTAATAACTTAAATCACTTCCTACATCAACTTTAGTATATTTCAATAATAGTTGTAAGAAACTATTTTTTAAGCTTTCTTTTTTTATTCCAGATTGAATAAAGTATCTAGTTTCATAAGCTAATGTATCCATAACATCTGCAATGTTCCCTAAAGCTACTAAGTCTAAATAATTATTTGCATTGCTTAGGAACAACATATCATCAAATGCTTGTAAAACTCTATATACTACTCCAACTCCAGAAAAGTCTTTATTAGTATAATTGTCAGAACTTTGATTGTTTATTACAATTGCATCTTCACTTACATTAGTAATTTGATGGTGGTCTATTACAACTATGTCTACACCTTTCTCTGCCCATTTTTTGTGTTCTTCTACATCATTACTTCCTCCATCTGGAAGAATAATTAATTTTGTATCTGGATTTATTTCTATATCTGGTGTTAATCCGTGTCCTTTACCCGAATGAGTTACAACATCCCAATTGATATAAAATTGAGATTTTATGCTTAAATTTGTCGTCGAAAACCCTTGATACACAAGGCTTTTTGAATTGGCATTTTTTGACTCGTCGTCGGAAACCCTTGATTCTTCGTTTGGAACTAAAACTTCCTTCACTGCTTTTTCAAGATAATCGAATAAAATCGCAGAAGAACAAATTCCATCAACATCTGGGTCAACAACCAAGGTAATCATATCTCTATTTTCAATATGTTTCCAAATTGTTTCCACTCCAGCTTGTATATTTTCTAAATTATCATATGTATTTCCCTCTATGTCAACAGTGTTGCTATTCATAAATTCTTCATAAGTATCTTCTGCTATTCCTCTATTTTCTAATACTGTTCTTAAAAAGTCATTTATGTTATTCTTGCTGTTCTCTATTAAGTTGTATTTCAAAAAAATCACCTCTATTTAATATATAATTTTCTATTAGAATATAATTTTATCCATTTGTCTGGATTATCCATTGGACTTTCTTTTTCATTTAGTATATTATCAAAATCTATTATGTACTCAACTCTTCTATATAAAGAAAGTCTTTCTATTTCTTTTCTAACAACACTTTCTTCAACATCTTTATCAAATGCGATTACTATTGTTGCTGCTCCAGATTGAATAATTAAATCTTCTTGTTGTAAACTTATACTATGTCCACCTACAGCAACTGCATTACGATATCCATAAGTCCATAGTTGCATTACACCTTTTTCGCTCTCACAAATGATAATTTCATTTGATTCTTGAATATGTGGCAAGGTTTTATAAAGTCCATAGCAAATTCTACTTTTTGCACATTGGTGCATATAAATATATTTTGGATTATATGGAGTAGCTTCTGTCCAAGCAAGTCTTCCTTTCACTCCTACTAATCTTCCCATTTCATCTCTGATTGGTATTGTTATTCTGTCATCAATAACTGCATATCCTATCTCGAACTCTGTTTGTGTTTCACAAGAAATATTATCATCACGGAAAATAGTATTGTTCCAATCCAAGTAGGCTTTTAAATATTCTTCTTTGATTGGTTTTAATTGAATTTCTGTTGCATCTTTGTCTGTAACCATCTTGTCTGCGAATATCATATAATCTAATGCAAAGTCTACAACTTCATCATTATGTGAATAATAGTCTAGTCCAAGTATATCGCACAACCAACTTATACTTTGAGTAAAAATTGTTTTCTTAACAAAACTAACAAGGGAGATTATATCAGATATTCCATATGGGTCAACAATATCTCTTGTATATGCAGTTACTTGCAAAAAGCTTGTGTCACAATAAATTACTGTTGAACTAGGATTGTCTCCATCTGGCATACCACAGGTAATATATGTTCTACCATTATGCCATTGAATATGGTGCATACCTAGATTTTCTAAAACAAATTCTACTTTTTCATTAGAAAAAATGTGTTCTTTAATTGTTTGTGCATCCATATTCTATAACCTCCTTTTTATTCTTGACTATTTTCTTGATTGTCTTCTTGACTATCTTTTTGTTTTTTCTTTTTCTTTTTTTCTTGCTTTTCTATGTCATTATGAGTTTCCTCAGCTGAAACAAATTTTGCTTTTGCATCGTAAGATTTTCTATCTCCTACTCTTCCAACCTCAGTCCAAATATTTGTATTTAAATTTAATTCAAATAATAAATCTGGTTTAATACCTGCTCTGTTCTTGTCTATTCTACAAACATAATATCTATTGGCTGGATTTAATTGTTTTAATTGACATTGTTTTGGTTTGTCTGTTGTTCCTTCCCAATAAACATATTTATCAAAATCCACATAAGGAATTTCTTTAAATAAACAAAGCGCGTCTAAAACGTGTTTAATTTGTTTACTGTTCGCTATGTTGCTTGAGCTTAACTCTAATGGCTTACAGAAATTTGCATCATCTGTTAACTGAATATTTGCACCAATAAACAAATTCTTTTTCTTTGCAATTTCTGATAATATTGTGGCTGTCTTTTTCATAGCTGACCAATCACCCATTGCATCTTTATCTGACTTAAATGTATCATAGAATACATAATCTATTCCTTCAGAAACACAAGTATTTTCTATAATTTGTTTCAAGTCTTTGTCAGAATAGTCTCCACCTGTTTCTACAATTCTAATTTTGTCTTTCATTTCTTTGTCTATCCAACGAGCAATACTTTTAACATTTCTATATTCTGTAGAAAGCTTTTCTAATTTTTCTTTATATTCTTCTATGGTCTCATTAGGACATCTAATAACTTTTCCATCAATAATATCATCTCTTGTTAAATGTATTGCATCTGCTTCATATACTCCATTTTGAATGTCAACTTGGTTTTTTCCATATTTTCCTACATCTATTCCGTGAAGAGCAATTATATCTGGATTGTTAATTGTTGTTGTAATTAGACAGATACGCATTTCTTCTTCTGTCATCTCGTTGGTAATAATTAAGATTTTTTTCTTTTGAACAAAAGCCAAATGAGCAATTATTCTAATTAAAAATCTTGATTTACCAGCATTAGATAACATTCCCCAAGCCCAGAATTGTCCTAAACGAACACCTTGAAATATTTGTGTCATTATTGGAAATGGTAAATCTAATCCTTGTTCTGGTTTTTCTAGCTTTGCCTCAATGTAATCTTCACATCCACTTGTAAGGTCTTTTACTTCTTCTCCATTAGCAAGTTTTGTATATACTTTTCCAAATACATTGTATGCTTCTAAAAGAATATCTCTTGGTTTCTTTTCAGCAAAATCAGAAGTTTTAACAATATTCTCCATTAATCCTTTAAGACCTTTTCTCCAGAATTCCCTTACTAAAGAATATTTTTTTACCATATTATAGTAATTCTCTATGTTTTCTAATGCGTTGTTACTTTCTGCCATTTTTATAACATAGCTTACCCATTTATATCCACCATATTTTTGATATACTTTTGCTCTGTCTTTATTGTCTGCCATATATGCATTTACTGTTTCTGGTGAAATTTTCCAATCGGTTCTTTTTCCCATTCCAATAAGAGCATAGTAAAAGAAGACTGTTGAATCTGCTGTAAAATCATATTTTGGATTAATAAATTCTTCATATTTTTTTGCATATTTTGGGTCTAAATATAATGCTCCTATAAATGTCAGCTCTGTAAACATTGACCTTAATGTTTCAGGCATTTCTTTTAATAGTGCGCTGTTAACAGCATCGTTCATTTCAACAAATTGATTTTGTGAGTTTATTGTATATTCTAGGCTTCCTAATTCATCAAAGTTCAATTTCTTCTACCTCCATTTTAATCATCTTTAAATAGACTTGCGATATAACTATCGTCTTCTTCATCATATTCTTTTGTTTGTTCTTCGGCAAATCTTGATGCTCTTTCAATTTCTTTTTGTCTTTCTTCATCTTCGCCATTGTCTTCAATAGGTCTAATGTATTTTCTAGCATCAAGTATTTCTCCCTCTGTTCTTTCATCCTGTTGCATATACCATTTCTTTTCTTGTTTTGAATTGTATTCATCTATATTAAGTACAACTACAGCTAAGTCATATAAGATTCTTTGATTTGCATTTGGTGGTGCATTTCCTTTTTTTACCTTATTCATATAAATTCCCATCAAATCATCTTCATAGAACATAAACATCTCTAATAGTTTTTCGTAAGATATAACAAGACCACCATAATCTTTATGTTTTCCTTCATTTAAATCCTTTATAGATTTAATAAGTTTTTTAGATAAAACGGATGCTCCATAATGTCCCATTAAATAGTTTTCTAGTCTTTCTCTTCCTTGTCTTGTTTCTTTAGCAGTACTCATTTCATCTTTTTTTAGAATACCTTTTTTCCTACTATCTTCTATTTTCTTTTCTCTACGTTCTATAGATAAATTTATTTCTATTTGTACTTTTTCCTCATCTTTTTTAAATTTTCTTCTTAACCAAGCAAGCAAACATTCATAGTGATGTGGCTGTCTTTCAAAATAATATGGTAATTCTCCAGTCATTTCATCAAGTTTACCATTAATTGTTATTGTTCTACAAATTAATGTATGTTCGTTGTTCCAAGCCTCTATTTCTTCCCTTTCTTTAGGAGTTAGCTTTCTGCCTCTTGGAATGGCTTTTCTTTTTCTACAATGCGCACAATATATATTAGTAATTACTCTTTTTGTAATAATGGTTGAAGCCATTGTTATTCCTCCCTTTAAAAAACAGGGCATACAAATTAAATCTGTACGCCCCACTTATCAAATATTAGTCTAAAACAACTTTATTTTCTTTTGCCCAATTTAGGACAATATCTTTAACTTTTTGAAGGGATTCTACATCTTTATAATTGTCTGGATTTTTTTCTTTTATTCCATTGTCTGTATATAGTTTAGAAAGTTTTGTCATTAAAGTTTTATCTTTGTCTTGGTTTCTAATCTTTGTAATGATATCTTTCATCTCAATTTTTAAACTATCTAAACTTTTGATTACTTCTTCTGTTAAAGTAAAGTCTTTTTCATTTAAACTATCTTCTCCAACAGATTTTACAAGTTCTTTTACTTGAAGTTCTTTATCTTTTTCTATTGCTTCTTGTATTGTATTTTTTATAATAAATTCTTCTCTATCAACATTTTTGTTAATAACTTTTTGCCAGTCTAGTAAGCTAGGACATTCAATAATTTCATTTTGTTGATGTACACGAGTTCTATCTTTGTTAATAATTTGCGCACAAACAACTCCATCATCATTGATAAAAGTATGTAGAACTGTTTTAACGTTATATCCCATTTCTTTAAATCCTTTTGCTACTACTTCTCCTGTATCAATCATTTGAATTTGACCATTAATTTTTTCTGATTTAGTTACTTTCTTTTCTCTTGAAGTTACTACGAAATGTTTTCCAGAAGCCATTAAATCAAGAAGAATTTCTTTTCCTCTATGGTCTATTTTTTGATAGTCTTTTATTTCTATTCCTGCTGTTTCAACTGCAACTGCTTTTGCTGCTCCAACAACACCATTGTTTTGTGCTTTAATTGCAGCTCTTTTTTCTGACATTTGGATTGTTGATTGTTGAACAACGTCGTGTAAAACAGACATAGAATCTATAACAATTGCATCTGGAATAAATACTGAACCATCTGCATTAAGAATTTGTTCTTTAATATTCTTTCCTTCTTCGTCAATATACTCATTTATAATTGGATTTTTTGCATTAGCATTTGTTGCTTGTTTTATAAAGTTTTTTACTTCCTCTAATGATACTGTATTAAGAATTACTATATTGCTTGTGTCAGTCCCTTCTTCTTCCCAAGCATTTAATAAGTCATCTATTGACCCGTTTTCTGTATCTAAGTATAATACTTTCATTGGGTCTCCTTTTTCATTAACCATCTTTCCTAATTCTGCTGCTAATGATGATTTCCAAGTTCCCATATCTCCATAAATTAAGAAACCTAATTTTGATTGGACACTTTGTCCTCCACGTCTCATTTGAGCCATATTAAAATCCTTCCTTTCTATTAATAATCATTTCCAAACCAACATACAATAATAAGGTCTTCTCCATTTTTTGTTGTATAATGATTTATGTCATATTCTAAATTTTTTGCATCATCATACTCTTCAAAATTAAGAGGAATGTCTTCGTCATATTCTGATATTAATTCGTATGTTTCTATATCTTCGACATCACATTTGTATTTTGTTGCAATATCTTGTTTAACTTTTGATATAATTTTTTCACTTTCTTCTTTTGAAACAAATTCATCTTCCCATCTATATCTTAAAATATCTCCATTTTTCCATTGTTCAAATTCTTCTGGAGTTACTATTACCATTGAATGTGTAGAGCTACTATTTGTTTCAAATACATTTAATCTAACTACTCTCATAAAATCCTCCTTTAATAAGAGTATTCTTGTGGAGCATTTTCTGTTCCACAAGAAACTAATTTAATCAAATCTTAGAATGCAAAGTCATCTGCACTTGCAACTTCTCCAAATTCTGATTTTGGATTAATAAATTGAGTTATAAATGCATCTACATTTTCTTCTGTGTATGTATCATTGTTAGGAGTTCCTGCAACAACACCAGAACAAATAAATTGTCTTGTACGTCCAGTTGCAGTTTTTCTCATTGGAGATTTTGATGTTACTGGAATTCCCCATTCATCAGTTTCTTCACTATCAGCTGATGTTTCTACAACTGCTGAATTAACTATATTTCCAAAGAATGTTGCGCTTAAATATTTTTTAGCACGTTTAAAATTATTACATACATTTATCCATTTTTCTATGTCAAAGTCTTCTGGTTGACTTGGGTCTTCTTTAAATACTAATGTTTGTCTTCCTAATCTTTGATTTCCAATAAATAGCCCTGTAATTGCTACTTCTTTGCTTCCTATTGTTTCAACTTCTTCTGCAATAACTTGTAATTCAAACATTGCTGTTTCTTTAAAGTTTTCTGCATTAAAGTCGATTGGCTCTTGAGTTAAGTATATTTGATTTGGAACAAATCTTGTAGCATTTCTTTTTTCTCCATTTTGTGTAGAATATTCTTCTACTTGAATATTTCCTCTTATATATACTGAATCTCCAACATTTAATAATTCAAAGATTTTTTCGATAGCATCATAAGTTAACATACTTTCTACTTTATTTTCTTCTTTTCCTGTTTCTTCATCTTTAACCTTTTGTAATCCAAAAGATACTCTATCAATAGGAGCGAATCCTTCTTCTTTAAATTTTAATCTATCTCCCCAAAGAACTTCTTTAGTTACTGGTTTATCATCTGGATTGCTTCCTTTTGGTCTTCCACTATAATAAACTTTGTCTGATTGGAATGCTTGAATTTGCATTCTGTGAGAAGCACCTTCATTTGAACTAACATCAAAAACAATTTTTCTCATTCCTTTTCCTGTTTTTGTTTGTTTGTTAAATCCTTCTTCTTTGTTGAAAGCTGTTACAATTCCTCTAATAGCAAATGTTCCTCTCATTACAGGAATTTCTTGTTTTACTCTTTGTTTTTCCTCTGCCATTTTTAAAATCCTCCTCTAAAAATTATTCTTAATTATTTCTTTGATTGCTGGTTTATATTTGTTCATTGTACTATAAACTTTTTTTATAGAACAATTATTTTTTTCTGCTATTGTTCTGTAATCCAAGTCATATTGAACTTTTTGAATTAAAATTGACTTTTCCAATTCAGTTAAACTTCTTTTTATTTTTGATAACATTTTTTCTAATATCCCAATAATATCTAAATCTATATTTGTAAAATCTTCTTCATAATAATCATTTTCATTTAAAGTCAATTCTTTTGTTGTTGAATTTATTTTGATTTCATTATTCAAACATTTTAGACAATATCCTTTTATATAAGGATATGCAAAAGTAGTAAATTTTACATTTTTTTCTTTATCATATCTTTGTTGAGCTTCTATTAGTCCTAAAAAACCTTCTTGGAATAATTCATTCTCTAGTTCTATTTTATAATCATTATCTGTTGTCTTACACAAGATTTTATGAACAATTGACCATACTAAGTTTTGATATTGTGTTAAATCTTCTTCAGGCAAGTTATTCACCTACCTTTTCAGCTTGGATGTCTTTTGCTTCTTGTGATAACATAAATCTAACTCTTGCTGGAGTTTCAATTACTTCAATTCCATTAATCGTTTCTCCATCTGCTAGAGCTTTTTTAAGTTCTGTTTTCTTTAGCTCTTTTGTAACTTTTATGTATTCTTCAGGAATAGTATCAATATCTACACCTTCTTTTAAGGCTACAGTTTTGTTTACTCCATCTAAGGCTAAAGTAATATTACCTAATGGTGTTGCAATTTTTTTACATTGAAGTTTTCTCATATTTTCAGACAACCTGTCTTTAAATTTATCCATTCTAATTTCTGCTGCCTTTTTTATTGCACTTAATCTTTTAATTTCTCTTGCCAAAACTTCAATTTTTGCTTGCTCCTCAATTTGGTAAGTAACAATTTCTTGAGAACTTTGCTTAATCTTTTCTGCAAGCATTGACTCAAGACGTATTCTTTCATCTTCTTCTAAAACATCTCTATCTAATAAGTCTGCAATGAATTCAAACTCTTGAGATATATTATAAAGTGTTACATCTCTCATCTTATCCACCACCTTTCTATTTTAGTTTGTATAGACAAAGGTTTGTCACTTTTTGTTAAAAAAAATAAGTCTTATGTCTATTTATTTGGTCTATATTTATTATAACACACTGACAAACCTTTGTCAAGTTAGATGGAATCCCTTGATTCCTCAAGGGTTCTAATAATCTAACTCGATATCATATTCATCATTATAATATTTATTATAATTTTCTTGAATCATTTTATCAATTTCTTCTTTATCTCCTCTATATTTCTTTTCATCTTCATCTTCATCACCTTCACATAAATATAATGTTTCTTTAGCTCTGGTTACAGCGATGTATCTTAAATTCTTTTCTTGTATATTGTCTTCTGCTGTTTTTCTTTGTGATGTATAAGGCATTAAATTATAATTTATAACAAATACTGTTTTTGCTTCTAGTCCTTTTACTTGATGAATTGAACTAACTATTACTGCATTTTCTGATGGCTCTGTAACAAAAAGTCTTGATATGAAGTTTGTAAAATCATCAACAGAAATTACAGAAGTAGTTTTTTTATCTTTAACATAATAAGTCAATAAAGATTGTATCATACTATAAATATCCATTTTTCCATTATTGATTGCACTTGCAGTCAAAGCATTTTCTGGATTTTTCATTTCTCTTTTAAATTGTTCTTTTAATTCTTCTAGTTTTGTATTGAGTTCAGCAATGTTATTACAATTCAAATTTTTAATTGATTTAATAGTATTTTCAACCAAATCTTTGTCTTTTAAATATACTGGCTTTCCTTGTTGCGCTATTGCTAAGAAAATATCTGCTAAATCCTTATTCTTTCTTGCTATTGCCATATCTCCGTGGTTGAATTAATTCTGCAATTTGTTCATTTTTTATATAATGAACTTCTCCTTCAGGAGCATTTGGTGCTGCTTCTATTGTTGGAACATCTTGTTGTGCAATTTTAATTACTTTCTTTGCACATCTATAACAAATATTTAAATCTAATTCTGTTGGATTGAATTGTCTTCTTATATTATCTATGCTATGGCAATCAGCTCCTGCAAATCCGTAAATACTTTGAGAAGAGTCTCCTACGAATAAAAATCTTGTTGGTTTTTTAACTCCATATTTTGCTGGAATCTTCATCTTTATTAATTTTCTAATAAATCTTAATTGAAGTTTTGAGAAATCTTGTGCTTCATCTACACCAACAAAACTACTATACCAAGCCAGCCAAGCTGGTAATGGAAGTTCTTTGACTACAGGAATATATAATTGCTCTGTAAAATCATAGTCTCCTCTTTCTTCATACATTGCCATTGAGACTTCTAATGCTTCTTCTCCGATTCTAGCCCAAGGCAATATTGGGAAAGGAATTTCACAATCTGCATTTTGAGAAAAATTACATAGTCCATCTTCATCAATAACTTTTTGAATAGTATCTTCATCGTCTGCTACGTATTTGCTTCTAGCCTTATCACAAGCAGTTTTTAAATCTTTTTGCATAGCCCATAGCATATCATCTGTTACTCTTTCTCTTCTTGTTTCACAATATGTTTTTAAAATTCTACCAAGTATTTTAAGAAGTTTATTTCCATTCAAATATCCTTCTTTTTTATATGGAACCTCTCTTTGTCTTAAATCTTCTAGTATTGCAGAATTACCTAAAGCATTTGTTGTCATAACTTTAAGCGTAGCAGTTCCACCTTCATCTTTCTTTTTAAGATATTTTTGTAATTCTGGTTTGCTATTTAATTCAGCTGCAATATGAGTATTAAAAGCAAGGAAAAGCATTTTTTCTGGATATCTTTCTGCAATTAATTCTAGTGTAGATGTTTTTCCTGTTCCTGCTTTTGCATTAACTATGGCATTACCAGAACCACTTAATACCCATTCTAGGATTTCTTCTTGATAGTGATTTGGTTTAAATTTTCCCATTTAGTTTTCCTCCACTTCTATTATATCTCCAAAAAAGAATTTTTGAATTAAAGGGTTGTCTGCTCCAGAATAATTTCTGAATGGAATATCATCGGAGTTTCCCCAATAACCATATTCTTTTTCTGCTATTGATTTATTCAAAACAACAATGCAAGGAATAAGTCTATTTTTCATCATATCTTTTGTATATCTTGAATTCCAATCTCCACAATAAGGTTCTAATACTGCATCATCAAAATCAAATACAAAAACTTTTTCTCCCTTTATAAATTCTTCATATACTGTTCCTGCATTATCATTATATGGAGCATCATCCCAATCATCTCCGTGCCAATCTTTTAGGTCTTTATCTCCTAATAAGAATTTTACTTGATTTCCTTTTCGAACAAAGTCAATGATTTTCATTTTCATTTTACTTCACAACCCTTCTAATTATTTTTAAAATTCTTTTTAGAAGTTTTTTAAGCATATCCATTCTTGTTACTACTCGAACTGGAACATCATATACTTTTAATTTTTTAGCTGTATAAAATATTACATATCCATCTAATATTTTATAATTTTTATTAACAACAATTTCTCCATAAAAGTGTCCATATTTTTTATAATATGCTTCCATTCCCATTACCTTATATAATTTTGGCTTGTATTGTGTCATTTTTGCTGGAACTTGTAAATCCCATAATTTCATTTTTTTTCTTTCCATATTACACCTCGGTTCCATTTTCTGTTTGTAAAAATTCATCTCTTAAATCAATAATATTTAATTTATTTCTTTCTTCCTCTGGAGCTCCATTCGGATATTTTTCTTTTAAGAAAGCTAAATAGTAATTTTCCATTGGAGTTGTTAAAGAACTTGTAAACTTTCCTGTTCCTGTTGGATTTTTTAAGTAGGCATAAGTTACTCCTCTTAACTTTTTCCAAATGTTGTAATAGTACAATTTATATTTAAACATAAATCCACTAGAATCTTCTACAACAAAACCTTCAATATACTCTCCTTGATACTTATAATCCATTTCTGAAATTTCATTATTTAATGCAAGGAACTCTTGTGGATTATTTACTGTATATGCAAGCTCTTTTACTTCAATATTATTTCTTTTCCCGAATGCTAAAAGGTGGTCATATCTTACCTTTTTGAAGTCTATTTCATTATAAATTATATCTAGTAAAATCAGCATTTTATTAGGTGACTTTATCATATGAGGGTCGTTAATTGGGTCAATAACTTCAAATACCATAGACACATTTTCCTTATTAAATCTATCTTTTATAGCATCTACTTGTTCTTCATTATAAATTGCATAAAAAATTGATTTAAAGTTTTCTGCATATTCTCCAGAGTCTGTTGATTTAGAACAGAAATATAATTCTCCATCCTTCATAGATAAGATTCCTAAATATCCATTGTACTTTTTATAATAATAAGCTGGATAATCAAGATTTTGCATCAAATAATTTATTCTTGTTTCTTCTCTTTCATTTTTGTTAAAGAATTTGTCATAACTTCTTGCTTGGATTTTTTCATTTTTTGTATCAATAAATAACCCTCTTGCCTTTGTTGTTAATCCTCCCCAAATTCCTTTATCAAAAGCATTTCTGGTAAAATTAAAACTAGATATATTTGTGTCTGCCATTACCTTTTCTTGAATGAATTTTGATTTTCTTAATTCTTGTATGTACATTCCTACACCAGTTATTTTTGAACTAACAAATCCAGTTGAAGAATTTTCTTTTTGTATTAATAGGTCTTTGTTGAATACTGTATTTGTAATAGCTCTTGGATGGAAACTTCCGTCATTAGCAATTTTTAATACTCTTAGCTCTCCTCCAAATTCAATTTGTCCTTCTAGGTTGTATGAATATTCTTTATCAATTAAAGGAAGTTGTAAAAGATTTCTATGTCCGTGAACTTGATATATTGGATTCGTTCTTGTTTCATTTTCTTTTCTTGCCCAATTGTCAAATATTTCATCAATATTATCTTGATAATTTCCAACGCCTCTAATGAAAGAATCTGCTGCATAAAAGTCTATTGATTTTTTTGGAAGATATGGAATTCCTCCGTGAGAAATTATAAAGTCCATTCCTCTAAATGTAATGTATGCAGCAACACCTAATTTTCTATAGAATTGTCTTAGGTCTGTATTTTCTACTCCAGCTTCTGTTAATTGTATTGCTGTTTTTTCTAAAAATTCTCTTGATTTTACTGTCATTCCAAATGCATAATCTCTTAATGTTTGTTCGTGATTTCCTGTTAAAAATAACGCATTTTTCTTTTCCATCATTGTACTAATAAAGGCAAATACTTCTACATTTTGAATTCCTCTATCAAAATAATCTCCAACAAAGATATATCCATCTTTTTCTGAATATGGGTTTTCTGTAAAGTATTGTTTTAATGGCTCATAACATCCGTGAATGTCGCCAAAAATATGTATATTTTCATATTCATTCCAATCAAATGGTTCGTTTATTAAAACCTTATCAAAAAACTCTTCTGGTTTTACAACAGTATATCCACTTGTTTTTCCTTGTGTTGCTAATCTTGAATATACTTTTTCTATTGCTTCTTCTGGAACTTGTTTATAGTCTGGTCTTTGTGCATTTCTTTGTTTTGCAATCTCCATTGGAACATCACCAAAATCTACACAATACAATCTATATCTATATTGTTCTGCCAAAGATTTGTATCGTGAGAATTCAGAGCTTTTACTATGACAAGCATCAATTATTGTAAATTCTCCACCTTTCATACGTTCTTCTAGGAAATAAAACATCATATCCCAAGCTGCACCATCTGCTTTTTGGAAGATACAGTCTTTCCCGTCTATTCCCATTCTTGGAGCTTTTAACAATAATCTCATACTGTCTGAACTTAATGTGTAAAGGTCTAGGTTATTGTTTTGAATCCAAGTTGACTTCCCTGCTCCCATTGAACCTCTTAATATTACTAACTTTCTCATATTTTTCCCTCCCTTACAAGGTACATATATGTACTCTTTACCTTTTTTAATAATTTTTCATTTAATCTATTTGAAGGAGTAAGAACAAAACCTTCATTATATTCTTGTTTATATTTTTCTATTAGGTTAATTATGTTTTCAACAAAACTTTTAAGAGATACATTATGATAAATTAAATGATTATCAATTAATTCTTTTTCTATATTCCAGTCTTCATCTTCAAATACGGGAATTCTTAACTCAACTGTAATTTGAGCATCTGGTTTTAATTGATATTTGTAGCATCTAATTGCAGAGTCAAATCCTTCTTGGTCGATATTTATTTCATAAATGCCAGTAATTGTAGACAATAAATATTGACACATCATAAGTAAATCATCAAAAAAATCTTGTATGTAGCTTATTCTTGTTGCTCTAATTTCTTGGGTGCGATAGTCCCAAACGTGCATACTCATCCAGCCTGCAACAAATCCAGAAAAATCTACAATGTTTTTGTCCATAGAAGTACTCCTTTCTAAAATTGATTTATATGTATTATAACATAGTGACAAACCTTTGTCAAGTTAAATTGAAAAAATACAGAACTATCACACATCAGGCACAACAAATAGTTCTGTATTTTATATATAATCAACATTTACCAAATTAATGGGAATATTGGTCTTCTCATTCGTTTTCCCCTATTGGTATTATAGCATATTGTATTTTTTATGTCAAGAAAGATGAGCAATTTAATTACTCATCTTTCGTAAAATTTGTTCTAATGTTATTGGAACATAATCAATCATTTCTACACTTACACAAAAATGATTATTTGGATTAAAGTTTTCAGCAAGTGTTACATTATGTATATGTCCGTGAATATTAAGGATGTCTTCATCAACTTCTATTGGTTCGTGAGTAAGAATAATATCTTCTTGAAATGCAATTGATTTGTCTGATACAGCTTCAAAACCAATATCTTTCCAAGATTGTTTTCCACGTTTAAGGTCGTGATTTCCTCTTAACATAATCTTTCTTCCATTCAATTGACTACATACATTTGTCAACATTTCCTTATCTCCAAATCCAAAATCACCAAGAAAATAAACAATATCATCTTCTTTTACTACAGAATTCCAACATTCTATCATTTTGACATTCATTGTTTCTATATCCTCAAATGGTCTATCACAATATTTAATAATGTTATAGTGGTAGAAATGAGTATCTGAAATAAAATAAATCATATTAATTTTCTCCTTCTTCTACAGGTGTAAATTTCTTTGTCAAATTCATTTCTGTCATTCTTTTTTGAAAAAGTCCAATTATTTGAGTAGGATGATATACTTCCATTCCACATTGTTCTGCTTCAATTAGCCAATCCTTTTTATCATCAATTAATATTGCATTGCCTTGTGGTTCTACTCCAATAACTTGTCTTAAATAGAAATTTATTATATCTATTTTGTTTTCTCCTTGACTAATAAATATTCTATTTTCATAAGGAATAATAAAAAATTTATTTAACCAAGCATTTTTTTCTATTGTGGCTTTTGTATTTGGAGAAGCAGATACAACAAATATAGTATGGTCTTGGCTATTAGCATACATATTATAGATTTCTGCAATTACATCTTCAATTGGTTGTTTTCCAATATAATCTCCAAATTTATATTCACCAGTAATTCGCCCATCTGGATATCCCCATTCTGCAATAGTTCCATCCATATCTACAAATACATATTTCATATTTATTTTCCTCTTTTCTTTTTATTTTGTTTTATACTTCTTCTTTTTTTTTAGCATCTTCAATTGTTACTGTATTGTCTTCTATTGAAGTTTCTGCAACTTCTACTGGAGCTTCAGCTTCTTCTACTAAAGACATCATTGGTTGGTCTTCAATTTCTGCTGTATCTGTATATTTTTCTAAAACATCTTCTGCTGCTGTCATATCTGGTTCTTTAACTGCTGATTGAGCTAATGCTTGTGCTCTAGCTTCTATTTCTGCTTGATGAGCTGCTTGTGCATCTGCTTCATTTTTTTCATATTCACTTCTTGAAGCATAAAGAATAATAACGTTTTTTGTTCCATTTCCTTGGAAATAGAATTCTGACATAACTTCTATATCATTATTTTCTGCTAATACTTCATTCATTTTTGCTGCTAAGTTTTTTGTTTGTGGTACAGAAATTTCTATTGTATGATAATAGTTTCCATACATAAATGGTTTAAATTCTGTTCCGTTATTTATATATCTTTGAATTACTTCTTCTCTATCTACATATTTAATCATTGCAACTTTTTTATCATTTTCACGAGATATTTGCATTCCTATTAATTCTACATCTCCTCTTAAAAAGTTATCAACTTCTTTTCCTAAATCTTTATTTAAAAGTGTTTCTACAACTGCGTATTTTACATCTGTTTTGTTCATTATTTTTCCTCCCTATTATCTTTTAACATTAAATGAATTTCTTTTTCTAATCTTTCTAAATCTTCTTTTTGTAAGCAGATTTCTTCTATGCGATAAGATTTTCCACATAATATTAAGAATGCTCTTTTAATTCTTTTTGCTATTGTTTTAAAAATCCCATCTTGCATATAAAAACTGTCTACAAAAAAAGATAGATAGTATTCATTACAGTCTTTGTAGTAGCTTATGTTCATAGTATGTGTAGTACAAGTACAAGGTACACTAACAACTGTATGTCCTATCTTTTCATCTTTGTCTTTAAAAAACATAAAATTCACCTCTCTCTAAAATGATTTGTCTTCCTATAATAGTAGGAATATATCCTCGATTGTGCTAACCGCACTTGGTTTGTACAGAGCCTACTATTATAAGAAGATTGGTGGATTATTGATTAAGTTCATTTAAATCCTCCCTTATGCGACAATGCCTAGATAGAGATATTTCCCCTATCTACTTATATTATAGCACAATGACAAAGCTTTGTCAAGTTAGGTGGAAAAACAAAAAAAATAAGCCCTTACGGACTTACTTTATTTAAAATACTTCCTTATATGGAAGATATTGAATATAATTTTTTATTTTTTTGAATTCTTTAAACAACATAAAATTGTTAAAAGGCTGAGAACTTTGACCTTTCTAAAATGGGCATTGATATTGGTTGGACAATATTGTTCACACACTCTATTTCTAAAATGTACCCATTGTACACACAACGTTTGAGAAATGTTGTCAAATCTTACTGGATAACTCATATCTTTCATTTTGTATATGTAACCTCTTGGATTCGAGTTCACAGTATCCCTACTGTTATTGACATAACTACTTTTAATTAATTTAACTTCGCCTTGCGAGCTTGGTTAATCTTCATATTGCAGAAGAATAAGTGTACTTTCGTCATTCCAGTGGCAACCACTTTTGCAAAATATCATATACCTTTTATATGTGCGGATTGTAGGAGTCGAACCTACGATTCAATCTTTAACAGAGACTTGCCTTACCTCTTGGCTAAATTCGCTAATTATCCATTTGAATTATGAGGGTTGCCTTTGGACATCTATCTCTTTTGGAGACAGCCCATCCATCATAACTCTACCATCGTTTCTAACTGAAACTTAGCTTATATAATACTTATATGTTATTGCAAACATAAGAGTTCTTTCCTTTTCAGGGTTAAAACAAGTTTTATATATTTATATAGCAATAGTCTTTGTTATCAGATTTTTTACTATATAACAACAAATCAATTATTGAATTTCTTCTCACTTAGGATGGATAGTCCCTCGACTTGCTGACCTTATCCTCAAGAACTTTCTCGTTGGACTTAGGGTCATCAGCGTTTCATTGTTGGCTTTCTGTGGATAGCATCCATTTATTTATAAGGAGATATAGACATATTCTTATAAAGAGCGGTAATGCTACGCAATACAATTTAATGTATCACTTTATACTGTCACCAGTTTATCCGTAAGGTTCCGAAGCCGAACCATAATTTATATTAACATTTTTCAATGTACTAATTAACTATAATATTATTATAACATATTGACAATTGTTTGTCAAGTGTTTTTTTAAAAATTTTTTAAAAAAATTTTTTGGAGGTGTATGTTGGATTCGAACCAACGCATAACAGTTTTGCAGACTGTTGCCTTAACCAGCTTGGCTAATACACCATTGGTGAACGTGAGAGGAATCGAACCTCCGACAACCTGATTAAAAGTCAGATGCTCTACCGACTGAGCTACACATTCATAAAAATGGTGCCTCGAACGGGAATCGAACCAGTGACACGGGGATTTTCAGTCCCCTGCTCTACCAACTGAGCTATCGAGGCATATGCGAAGAGTAGTTCCCTACCCTTCGGAACAAATGAATATTTAAAAAAAATAACAACATCCTTTTGCAAGGACAATGTTATTATAGCACACTGGCAAAGATTTGTCAAGTTAAATGGAAAAATTATTTAGAAAAATAATAATCCAAATCTAAATAATCTTTCACATCACTTTTTTCAGACCTAACAATATATTCTGTACCCTGCCCAATCATCTTGCAAGCAAAATACATTTTATTGTTAAATTTAAAATACCATTCATAACTTGGAAAAGACCAACTCCAATCTTCTTTTACTTCCAGTCCTTGTGCCAACCCTATTTCTTCAAATAGCTCAAAGATTGGTTCACAAATATATTTTTCATTTTCTATATCTTGTTCTGTAAATTGGTCTTTATCTATATATAAGAACATTTCTGTTCCATACATTCTCTTCATTGACTCTAACTTTATTATAAATTGTTCTAACCAATTAAAGTATTCTTTACTATTTACATATTCTTTTCTTTTTTTCTTCTTTTCCATTAGGTTTTTAAAATATTCTTCAAACTTACCACTTTGTATATCTTCTTCTAGCTTTTTAATTGCTAGGTCAAGTTTATCCATTGATTCTTTAGTCATTTTAATTCTCCTTTTAAATTCCCTTTGCAATTCTTTCCAATTCTTTGGCAACAGTAGTATGAGATATTCCAAAATATTCTGCAATTTTTCTATTTGACAATCCTTTTTCTTTCATTGCTATCAATTCATCTCTTGAAATATTTATTCTCATTGCATTTGTTGCATTTAATCTATTTCTATTTACAATATTATAATATTCCTCTATAGTAGAATTAGTTTCAAACCAATCTTTAATTAAATCTCTTGCAGTTCTCTCTGATATTTTAAATTTTTTTCCAACATTTTTTGTTGAATTTCCTTGTTTAAAATAATCAACAACTGCATCTTCGTCTAAATCTATTTTAGGATTTGGGTTAAATCTCTTATATCCTCTTCTTTCTATTTTTCTTGCTTTTATTAATTTTGTAACAGTTCTTTGGATTTTTGCTTCACTAACTTCCAATGTTGTTGCAATTTTTGCATAAGGCTCTCCATTGTTATACATTTCAATAACTTTTTCTTCATCAATATTTACTTTTTTATTTCCTGCCATTATTATTCTCCTTTATTACTTAATATTTTTAAATATGGTTTTTCTAAATCTTTTTGCTTTTCATTTTTAACAATTCCAAATGGTTGATGGATTTCTGTTATACAAGGAATAATTACTTCTACCAAAAAGTGTGCTAATAATTCAAACATATCATTATCAAAAGTACCATCACTTTCTCTATGTCCATCTATGTCTAAATATAAACATCTTTTTTGATTAGGATATTCATCCTGTGCTTTTCTCACTAAATTATATATATCTTCTGCTGCCTTATTAAAATTCTCATATTTTTTAACACAATGGTATATTGCTATTTGTCCATTCTCTTCTTGTATTTTTGCTTCTTTCATATTAGATTCCTCCTTGTTTTTATTCTCCTTTTTCTTTAAATGCTTCTCTTTGTTCTTCTATTAATTGTTTTGCACTTCCACTTACATCTTCTGCACTTTTATAAAATCTGCAAATAGAATGGTTGCATATTCTTTCTGTTAATGCACAGCATTGTTCTTTTTTATTGTCTGATTCGTTATATGCAAAACAATCTGTATGTATTGTTGGTTTAGTCATTTTGTTCCTCCTTTTATTTTATATTTCTTCCTCTTGATTTAAATCTTCACTAATCATCATTTCTCCTTTTCTTCTTTGATGTCCCAATTTTGCACATTCTGACTTTCTTAAATCTAATGATTTTTGATATTCTGAGTCCAAATATATTTTTTTTGAAGCAGAGAGTCCTTTATTATAATATGTTTGTATAAATCTTACTGCTGTATAAGTGTCCATCCAAACAGCATCTGGTGCACTAATGTTTTCAATAATAGATTTTTTTAATCTTTGCGAATCTATTGTAGGAAGATTATAACAAAATACAATGGCATCAAATAAATACGATTTTGTTCCTCCGTGAGTAGAAATTCTTGTACTAATTGAATCAAGTAAATCAACTGCATAATCTAATTGTGGAATTGCTTTTTCATACATTTCATCAGTTATATAAACCCTATTATCTTTAATAGTTTTTCCATCAAAAGGTACTCCTCTTAATGCACAACCAAATGATTTTGATGGAACTGTTGGATATAACTCCATTAATTTTGCTAATTTTTTGTAACTAGAATGATTAATACTACTTTCATCTTCTGCAAATCTATATATATAATCAATTAATTTCCAATTTGTACTATTAATATTCATTTCAGTACAATCTTCTATTGTTGCTCCTTCAGCAATAACAAATTCAACAGGCAAATTAAGTGCCTTTAAAGATTCTACTCTCCCTTGCCCATCAATAACCTCAAATTTTTCATTAACTATAACTACAGCTGGCATCCATCCAATTTTTTCTAAAGAATGTATAATTTTTATAATTCTTACTTGTTCCACAGTTCTATTGCCCTGTAATTTTTTAAACAAATCATAGTCCATTGTTGTATATATTTTTCGATTTGTTTCATAATAAATGTGTCCTTTTACATCGGTATGGTAAACACTTTCTGGACTATTTGCCAACTTATTATAATTATTAATTATTTCCTCATTTCTTTTATTCATATTTTTTTCAATCCTTTCCTTAAATTTTTATAACCTTCACTTTTACCATATGTCTTTAATCTTTCCATCGTCATTGGACTTCTTTGATAATTTCTATCGTGTCCTTTTTTGAAACGAGTATTTTGTCCTACGACTCTTACCTGCTCGTCCATATCATAATGATAAGCTAAAGCACTCATTTTTTGATGATAGTCATTAGACGTCATTGTAACCTTATGGTCTAATCCAAACCTATCACAATATTCGTTTTTATACATTCTATGTACATAATATATATGTTGCTGTAACTTCTTATATGCTTTGCCACATATATGACATATTGGCATTGAATATTGTGCGCTATGAATATCTTCTACGTAGCTCATTTTTCCATATGATACTATATCTTTATAATCTTTATAATTATTTGTTACAAAATAAACATAACATTTTTGACAATATCCTGCATAATTTCTATCTGGTTTGCCACAACTTTTACAAATAATACCCATTTCACCATCTCCTTCTTGGTATATTTATATTGTATCATAATCTGCCAAATGTTGTCAAGTATATTTTGAAAAAATTTTCCAAGATATAAAAACGTGAACAACGTGAAACACGGTACAACGTAGTCTACATACTAGTACCCAGTTGTGTTACAGAATATTGTGAGATATTATAAAATGTTATAAAACATTAAATTATGATACACCTTTTGTCAAGACAGGTATCCCATATTATACAAAATAGGTAACTACAGGTATTCACAGGTACTTACAGGTATTCACAGGTAATATTGTCTATATTTTAAATTTATCATAATCTTCACAAAATGTCATTACGAAAAACACAAAAAAATTTCTATTTTTCGTAAAAATAGAAATAAAACAAAAAAAGATAGTGACTGGCATCACTATCTTTCATAATAAAGTATGTTCATTAATACTTAATTATAACCATTACAACTATATTATAACAAATGATTTATTTTTTGTCAAGCACTTTTTAAATTTATGGCGCGGATTACTGGGCTCGAACCAGTGCGTCCCTTTCGAGACCTAACAGTTTAGCAAACTGTCCTCTTCACCAACTTGAGTAAATCCGCGTATATGATTGAATGGTGTGCCAACCACTCAACCAGTAAGAACCTTCATTATCGTATAATATACTTATACAATTTTACACTTTTGTGTTTTGGACTATGAAGTTGCCCATTAAGAAAGGAGAGTAAAAAAATGAAAAATAATAAAGAAAAGGTGGTTGTAAAAACAACCTTTGGCGTCGCTGGTAGGATTCGAACCTACGAGCCGCTTTCACGACTTCCAATTTTCAAGACTGGCGCATTCAACCAAGCTCTGCCACAGCGACATATGGTCGGCTTCATAAACAACTAACTCCGAGCCAGATAGGATGGAACATTGCCTTCATATGACCTTCTCTCGTATCCACTCAAAGTCATATATACCTACGAAGTTTTTTAAGGAATATCTGTGGATATATAAGTATTCCTATTTATTTTAGTTGATTTGTGTACTCTCTGTTATGTGCCCAGTACACTAAGGCACTTTTTCAGGATATTGGATGACTCGAACGTCCAACTTTCGCCAACAGACGACTGTTTTCCCAATTAAACTATCTATCCATATAGGAGGGCAAATAAATGCCCTTATGTATATATTAGTCAGTTATGTCAAATAATGCTGTTACATCATTACTTAACATAGTAGTAGGATAACTACCATTCCATTTATCAATCAATTTTTCTTTGATTTCTAATTCTTTTAATTTTAGTGTTTGTTCTGTAATTTGTGCATTTTGTTGTTTCATCACTTCAGCTTCTGCTTTAGCATTTTCTATTTTCTTTTCATTTTCAACTTTAGCTTTTTCTAATTCATATTTAGCTTGTTGAGTTTGTTGTTCAACAATTTGTTTTGCTTCTACTGCTGCATCAAATTCTGGAGAAAAGCTTAAATCTAATATGTTTAAAGATGTTAGATTAATGCCCCTGTCATTTAATTTATTAAATAAAGCTTCTAGTGCAAACGCAGACACTTCATTTCTTTTTGTAATAAGTTCTTCAGCTGTGTAATTTGCAACTGTTGCTTTCATTGCTTCTTGAATTGCAGGTTCTACAATAATTGTTTTATAATCTACTCCAACTTCTCTATATAATGTATTAGCAGTATCCTTTGTTATATTATAATTTATTGCTACTTTAAAATTAGATATTTTTTGTAAATCTTTTGATGATGCTTCCATTACATATTCTGTTTTTTGAGTTCTACAGTCCATTAAAATGATTTTTTCTATATAAGGTACTTTAAAATTAATACCTTCATTCATCATTGTATTTTGAACTTCTCCAAATCTTGTTTTAACTCCAACATATCCTGTAGGAATTGATTTAAAACTATTAAATAATGTAATTATTGCAAATAATATTGCAAAACCAATTAAAAACCATTTAATAGCTTTTTTTGTTTCTGTGTACATAAATATACCTTCTTTCTAAAATAAAATGGTGGGCAGTCCTAGATTCGAACTAGGGAACTCCGAAGAGGTTAGATTTACAGTCTAATGGTTTTAGCCACTCACCCAACTGCCCATATAAAATTATCTGCCATCATCTTCTAGTCTTGCTTCATATTCTTTATATTTTTTAATCATTGCCATATTGGCTTCATAGTTTTCTACATATTCTTTAAATTCACCAAGAATTTCTAATTCTTTCATTCTTTCTTCTGGTGTAATCATTGCATCTGTCCATAATGTTGTTAATGAAAGTGCACTGCCTTTTAAAGCACTACATAGCCTTGTCTTAACAGAATTGACAATTTCTTGTCTTGTTCTATTCTTCACCATTATTAGCACATCCTTATAAAAATATAATATCTGTCTCTCCAGATTGCCACGTTGCTTCTTAATGTACTTCCTGCTCAACACAACGTTTGTACGAGTCAACTTCGCCGTGTACACTTGACTCTGGTGCTAGTATTGTTACTAACAGCTTACTTCAACTATTAAATAGTTCCTTCATAAGCGACTAATCCCGTTTTTACCCAGAAAAGGTTTTGCCACATAAATGTGATTCGGTACCTTAGAATGGTGCAGGTAATCAGAATCGAACTGATACCTCCTTTCGGAGATAAGATTTTAAGTCTTACGCGTCTGCCAGTTCCGCCATACCTGCATATTTGGTAGCGCGAGTAAGATTTGAACTTACGACCTGTCGGGTATGAACCGAATGCTCTAGCCAACTGAGCTACCGCGCCATATATAATGCTAGGTTAGCCTATGACCTAGCCAATTTATTCCGAACTTAAAGTTCTCATTGTTGGGTTGCTTTCGCAAAGAATAAATTGTTTTCCAACAAACGGCTTTCATCTTACATCAAAACTTAAAAATAAAAAATAAAAATCATATGTTCAATAACGTCTTATTTTACATTGATAGTTTTAGTCTTGTTGTCAAGAGCTTCTTTTTTAAATGGAATAGTGATGTACACTAATCCGTTTTTAGCTTCTGCTTCAATCTTATTTGTATCAAAATCCTCAGTAATGTGGAATCTTGAGTTGATTGAATATTCTTTACCTGTTACTTCATCTACTGTTTTACCAGAGATTACTAGGTAATTTCTGCCTTTTTCAGGTTGAACTGTTATTGATAAATCTTTTTTGTCTATTCCTAGAATATTGTGACTTACAATAACCTTTCCATTTTCCTTATCAGCTTTGATAGAATATGGGTGCATATCCTTTTCAAACCTGTTAAAATTATAAAACTCCTTGTCCCAAATAAATGGGTTTACTAATAAATCATACATATTAATTGACATATTAAAATCCTCCTTAAAAAATTAAATTGTTTTAATGTAAGAGTGACAAAAATTTGTCAATTGGTTGGGCTACTAAGATTCGAACTTAGGAAATGCTGGAATCAAAATCCAGTGCCTTACCGCTTGGCTATAGCCCAATGTTGGTGGAGAATAAGAGAGTCGAACTCTTGACCTCCTGCTTGCAAGGCAGGCGCTCTAGCCAACTGAGCTAATTCCCCATATTACAACCTCTGTACTTCATTTCTTTTAAAGAATCTTTTAATTTTATTTTTAAATGTTAAGTCTTCCTCATATTGTATTGCAAAATCTTCTTCAGTATATTGTTTTGTTTCTATTGGAGGTGTTGTTCCTATATCTCTAAATAAATTTGACATATCTGTTATTTTAGTTAAATCAAATGCTGGTATTTCTTGTAACCTATAAGCATTTTCAAACATATTATAAAGACCTTCCATAAAAACTCCTTAAAAATTAGTTTGGGCTACAGTATCAGGCACATCCCACTTCTTACATATTCTTGCCATTTTTTGTCTTCCCATATATAATTCGAGTAACCTTCTTACTGTCCCTATTCTCTTTGCATAGATGTTACCATTCTACGAGCCCAATATAGGTAAAATATATATAAACAAAGTCCTTTCTCATTATATCCGAAGACTACGAGCTTTCACTGGTCTTTTCCGAAGAATTCCAGAGGGAATTAGCTTTAAAATAAAAGAAAGAAATATTATTCTTATTTCACTGTCTCACTTTGTGTTTATAGTAGTACTCGCCGCACACAAATTGCACTAGTTAATTCTAGCAGACAGCTTTTTACAGTCTTTAATTTTATTTGTGCACAAACTGTGACATTCGATATTTCTTTCGATGGTGACGCCTATGAGAGTCGAACTCATCACTCCGCCGTGAAAGGGCGGTGTCTTAACCGATTGACCAAGGCGCCATATACAACCATACTTTCTACACAGCTTAGCTAGCTGTTGCTCAGCCAGAGCCTAGAACTTACTCAAAAAGTCCAGACTGGAATCGAACCAGATGAGAAAGTATAATTATCAACCTTTTGCTAAGATAGGTTAGTTGAAAACCTATTAGGTCTCTTAGCAGACCTTGGCGACGTGGATGGGACTCGAACCCACGACCTTCAATGTGACAGACTGATGTTCTAACCAGCTGAACTACCACGCCATATAAACAAGCTTGTTTAGATTTTGTACTTATTGCTCATTTGATTTATGGTGTAATTTTTTATTTGTTTAACCTCTTCATAAGGTATCATATATTTATTTCCACTTTCTGTTTCTATAAAAAAGTAATCTATTTTTCCTTCTTTATAAGATTTTTCATAAGACTTTCCATCTTTATTTTTATGTCCACAAACATACAATTTAACAATAAACTTATCTTTGTTTACACCAGACTTTCGTGATGTATATTTACATTGAACTGTTTTTATACCACAACCATCATCAAATGCCAAATCATAATCTTGCGCATCATTTAATGGAAGTAAAACTGTCCAATTATTATCACAAAAATATTTAATAGCAGATGACAAAGCAATATTTCCTTTTTGTTTTGATGTCACTAGAAACCACTTCCATAAGATTATTCTTATCTAAAATGATTATCTAAAATAAAACTTATATAAGTTTGCACTTGCCCCTCTTATTTTTTACGATAGGCGGAATAGTGCGAATCTTCTCCATCGAGTTTTAAGAGTTGTCTTTCTCTTGGTGGTCACTGTAGGGCTCGAACCTACGACATTCTGCTTGTAAGGCAGACGCTCTCCCAGCTGAGCTAAGCGACCAAATTAATTATGACAGGAACTCGGCAAAACTGTCGACGGAAATATTGTTTACACTTTTTATGTTGGAATTGGCTCCCAGAGCATATATCCTACATCTCCTTTTACCAATTTTCAGCCAAGTTTTTTTGGTACTCGCTGATGGAATCGAACCATCGACCTCAACCTTATCAGAGTTGCGCTCTAACCGACTGAGCTAAGCGAGTATATTAAATTTTGCCACATTCTGCATTAATATATAGTTGTCTTAATTCTTCATTACTCATATTATCATTATATGAAATATTATGATGTCTTAACCAACTTGTTAATGTAATTCTAATTGATTTATCATCAGTAAATGATAATAATTCTGCATTTTCTCCCATTGTTATTTCCTTTCTAAATGGAGCAGGTAGTGAGACTCGAACTCACCCCATTTGCTTGGAAGGCAAAGGTGCTAGCCACTGACACCATACCTGCATTTATGGCTGGGATAACAGGGCTCGAACCTGTGACCTATAGATTAACAGTCTACCGCTCTACCAACTGAGCTATATCCCAATATACAATTCTATTTTTGAGGAAGAGTGACTATGGAAAACGCAACTAAGCTTGGTCACTTGAAAACAAAAATAGAATTTGGAGCCGCTGGTCAGAATCGAACTGACGACCCCCGCATTACAAGTGCGGTGCTCTGCCTGCTGAGCTACGGCGGCATATAAATTTGGAAATCGTAGAGAGAATCGAACTACTCTTCTTCACTTTACAAGGGTGACGCTTTGCCATTAAGCTATACGATTATGTTGGGTGCGGACGTAAGATTCGAACTTCGTCTCTAGGTTATGAGCCTAGCGTGCTGCCATTACACCACCTCCGCAATGTGTAGGTGAAGCGAGAAAACTATGTGGGGAGAATTCTCGCTTCAATGCAATTTGTTTATTCTTCCTGCTACATTTATTATTATAACACATTGACAATCGTTTGTCAAGTCAGGTGGAAAAATTTCCTAAAATATTTTTGCTCCAAGAAAACCTTCTATTTTTTTATGTAGTTGTTTCTCTTTCAAAGAAATGTTACTTAAATTTAAAGATTTCTCCTGTTCCAAAAATTTAATTTCATTATTAATTTGTTCCATCTCTGCCTGTAATAGTTTATTTTTTTCTTTAAGTTCTTCTATTGCCTCATTGTTATCTTTTACAACTTTTTCATATTCTGTTCTTAGTTCTTCAATATTTGCCATTTCATTTCCTACATATTGTTTGATTTCTGCAATATATTGTTTATTGAAATCGACACTTAATCCTAAATCTACTTGATAAATTGTAACAAGTTTTGTTTTGTTCTTATCAATAACAATTACCCATCCATCTCTATTTATTGTAAAATATGTAAAATCGTGGTCTTTTATTTTTCCATACCAAAGTAATTCAGAATATTCATAAAGTTTTAATATCTTGTCTTTAACTTGGTCAGAATTCTGAGCAATAAATTGTTTTAATTCATTTCCAGTTTTCCCCATAGTTCTTTCTACATATCTTTCTAAAATGTGATTGGTAAATGTCATTTTGTCTAAAGGTTCTTTGACAAATTCCATATTACTCCTCCTCAATCATTACCAATATTCTTTGAAGACATTCTATGTAACCATCTTGAACTCCTAAATAATATCCAGATTGATATGCACTTCGTGCTGTTTTTTCATCAGTTTCTAAACCAAATTGTGTCGCATAACCTATTTTATCTGCAATTATTTGTACTTCTAGCAACTCTCTTTGAGTTTCTTTCGTTCTTTTAAGTTCTTCTATTAATCTATCCTTAATTTTATTCGCCATTTATTTTCACCTCTATCTTCAATAATTCATTTATCATTTCATTATCGGTTTGACAATCTTTTGTTATAAATAAAATGTAATCTACAATTTGTGGGAATCGTAAGTCATAATATTTATACCAAATTTTCTCTATGATTGTCAATAGTTCTTCTTGTTCTTTAGATAAATTATTCATTTCTTTTCCTTCACAATACTCATTCATTTTATTAAGCCAATAATCATCTTCTTTATAGAAATAATTCCAACCTTCTGGAGAGTGTGGATATAGCTCATAAAATACGGATTTTATGGATTTTTCCGTCGTCGTTTTCCAGCATCCCATAAGGGTTTTCGTCAACGGCAAAATTCGATTTTTGTCTCTACTCATAGTTTTGTCTCCTTATATTTAATATTATAGCATACTGACAAAGTTTTGTCAAGTCAGATGGAAAAAAAGAAAGAAAAATTCTTTCTTTTACATCCACGGAAAATTAATTTCCTTTTTAATTTGTTTATTACACATATCACAAATTCCCCAATCCTTCTTCCAAGGAATTTTTTTTATCTTTCTTCCACAACAATCACAAACTTCAGATTCTAATGTTCCCCAATATGCAGATTCTTTAATCTCTTTTCTCTGCTTTTTTGTTCCCAATGGAAAGATACCATCAAATGGAATATATTCATCTTTTAAATCTATTCTCCAAATAATCTTTCCATATAATTCATAGTTGATTCTTTTGTGAATCGAATCCCAAAAAGACATTTCACTTTCCAATCTAAGATTTATACTACGAATTCTCCCTCCAAAATCTCTATGTTCTGTTAAATCAATTAATTCACTAATCATCTTTTCTGGTTAAAAAAGTTTTTATTTTATCAAAAAAACTTTTCCTTTTTACATTGTCTTGAACATCACTTGACATTAATGTTAACCCAATTACATTTCCATCATTATCTTCTTCAACATTTAATGTATTTAATTGTTGTTTTAATTCTTCTTCTGTTTGAGGAATTTCTACAGGAATTCTATTAACAATATCTTCTCCATATGCATCTTTCATTTCAGCAACCATTTTATCTAAAGTCAAGTCGCAATATTCATCAACCCAATCTCCAATATAATAGAATCTTTCACTTTGTACTGCTTTATTTCTATTCATAAAAACTCCAAAAAGAATTGGGTCTTTTTCTCTACGTTCTTTTTGAATTTGTTTTGATTCCTTACCTGTATAATCAGTATATACAACATAAAATTCATCAAAATAAGATTTAACTTTTTCTATTATTTCTACAATTTCATTAGGAATATCTCTTTCATAAGATGCTAAATCTTTTATAACAACTTGGTTGCTTGCAACATCTTCGATATAGTCTTCAATATCACTTTTGTAAACATATTTTGTTACTCCTAAATCAACAATTTGTTTTTCTTTCATAATAGTTTCTAAATGAAAAACCAATTTTTTTATTGCTTTTTTTTGTCCTGTTTTTTTATACTTCTCAACCAAATTTAAAGCATTGTTATATAAAATATTTAATGTTTTATCATCCATTTTATTAACCTTCTCTTTTAATTGTTGAAAATATTCAAAAGGACTCATTGTTTTTTCCTGTTCTTCCATTTTAAATCCTCCTATTTATTTATAGATTAAAATTTTGACTACGAATTTCAATAAGAAAATCTTCGTTTTTTCCTACTATCCATATTTTATTATCGTCAAATACAAACCAAGACATTTTTTCTGTATATTCTTTATTGTTTAAACATACAACACTTTTTCTTCTTTTTCCTGTTGTAAGCTTTGTATCTTCGATTGTATCCAAATCAACAATTTCTTTTTTTATAACTCCGTTAAGAGCCATAGTTTTTAGGTATTCAAATCTTGAACGACATATTTCTGTATCTTTATTCTCTTTGTCTGCTTTTAACATCTTTAATTTTTCATACCCAAAAACTATTAGTCCAGAAATTGTCATACTAAATAGCACCAACAATTCGTTTCTCAATATCTTCCACTCCTCCAAATCTTTTTCTTGCAACACTAGAAATAATACTTCTTCCATTAACTACATCTTTAAGTTTTAATATTTCTTCAAGTGCTGCACTTTTTTCTTTCTTTGTCATCTTTAAAGTCTTTTTAATTGTATCTAAAACTCTAATATATTTATCCATTGTTAATTCTGGGTCACAGAAAGCTTGTGTGCAAAGATTATCTTTTGATAGAAATAGTTTTATTCCATCTTCAATATTTTCAACACCCTCAACACCTTCTAATCCTACATTGTTGTAAGTATCTGTAGTAATGTCAATTTGTCTTCCCAAATTGTGTTCTTCAAGGAAATTTGCCATTGTGTCATTATACATTGCTAAAGATTGTGCAACTTCTTCATTATTAGATATAATTAGAGTTTTTGTTTCTTCTTTATATTCACGAAGATACACTGCATATAATTGTAAACTTTCGTTTTCTGCTGCTTTCTTGAAATTCTCCATTACAATTTCTTCTTTATGAGTGTCTTTATATAATGAATCTTCGTGGTCTTTTATAGTATTTTGTAATGATTCATCTGTTCTCTCATAAATAGATTTTATTGCTCTTCTATCATTTTTAATTTCTGTTCCAGACATTTGTCTAATACCTCTTATTGTTTTTTCATATGCTTCTTCATCTACTTCTTGATTTCCTTCCATAAATGCAGATTGTAATTCTCTTCTAGCTTCAGCTCTATGTTCTTTTATTATATCAACAATCTCATCTTTATCTTTTCCTATTAAATAGGCTGGTTGTTTATTTCCCTTTGTAGGCATTTTATATAAATGAACATAAGGAGATGTACAAAGTACTTCTAATGCTTTTTCTTGTAATGTTAATTCTCTTTGTACCACAGGAGCTGGTTTTTCAATAATTTCTTCTGTTATATTTTCATCTCCAACAGCATATGGCTTCATATAAAATTTTGTTACACTTCTTGCCTTACCTAAATCATTTTTTACAGCCTTTTCAAAAGCAGCTCTAACCATTTTTTCTGTTTTTTCTTCAACAATTCTTGTTACTGAAAATTTTCCATTTGCTGTTTTAATAACAGCACTTGCAGTAAATAAAGAATATCCAACTCTTTTTGGTTTAAGCCCTTTTGGTTCTTCTTGAATTGATTCAGCTTTCTTTTCTTCTTTTTTAACTTCTTTTACTTCCTGTTTCTTTTCTTCTTTTTGGGGAGCAACTATTTCTTTTGCTGGTTGCTCCACTTTCTTTTCTTCTATTTTAACAGGTTCTGGTTTTACCTCTATTTTTTGTTCAATTTTTTCTTTTTCTTGAACTGTTTTTTCTGATTTAGGTGAAGGACTTAAATCCTTCTGTTGCTCAAAGACACTCCTTCGCTGTTGTTGTTATATCTTCATATAACTCAACTGCAATAAAGTCATTTGGTTTATATGTACATTTTGGTAACTTTTCTGCTATAAATGCTTTTACTTGGTTGATTGCATCTATTTCATTGTTTGCATATGCAAATCTATGGAAATCGTAAGGAATTCCTGTACAATTATTTCCATAATTAAATACTGGAACAGATACATCATATTTTTTCATTCCAAATCTTCCAAGAGCTTTTGTTCCTCTACAAAATTCTTCTTCTTGAACAAGTTCTGATACTTCTGCCTTATAATAGTGTTCATCTTGTTTCTTTACTACATCAAGTAGTCTTTCTTTTGCAATATGAACTTTGTCTAAAATGTCTGGCATTTTATCTATTATCTCATATATTACTCTTGAGATTTGATTGTATTGGGCATTGATATTTTTTACATTTCTACGTCTATCTAATAGACATTTAAACATTTTCCCTCTCTCGTCCATTTCTTTAATGGTTTTTGCATCTTCAAAAGAGTGTTGATAATCTCTTTCTAACATATTAAATAAATCTTCTGCTTTAATATAATTATTCATATATCCATTTTTTACATCTAATAATGTTTCAAGCATTTCCATAAACATAGTTAATGGAACCATATCATTATCTTTGATTATTATATTTTGTTTTTCAAATATTTGTTTTATATCTGCACTTACTCTATCTTCAATGTCTTTTCCATATAATTTTGTATCATCACTTGTAATTTTTTTCTCGTTTATTGAACTAGCTTTTTTAACTGGTGCGCTTTTACCATTTTTTAATCTTATAGGAACATATTCTTTATTTGTTCCAAATTTTTTGTTCTCATATTTAATCTGAGAGATTCTTTGTCTACATTTTTTGCAAACTCCTTCATAACTTTTGTTATAATACTCTTTGTCATCAATTTCTTCTAAACAATCTGTACATTTCATATTTCTAAAATCTTCCTTTCTTTATTTTTTTCTATTTTTTAATATAAATTCTCGAACTCGCAATGGAATATGTATATTATCTTCAAAATATGTTCCTGCTTCTGCGTGTTCCATCATATTGTATGCTTGTTCTAATGATATTTCACATACAATTTCATCTCTATTCCCTATAGGAATTTCAGATTCAAATTCCAAAAATAATGGTTCTTTATCTATTTCTGGATTAATTAAAAGTATTTTTTCTTTCGCCATATATTCACCTCTCTTTACTATAAATCTATTTTATCATAAACTGCAAGATTTGTCAAGACATTTTTGGATAATTTTTGAAAAAATAAAAAGAGAAAGGTGGCGTTTATTTGCCATCTTTCTCATTCTGTATAACAATAAGCGCCTCATCCAAACTTTTTATGTTATTCAGATTGTATCGCTTATCTGATATCGAACTTTTTGCGAAATTTTCTTCTACCATATCAACAAACATTGTTGATTGTCCATCTCCGCCTTGATAGTATAAGTTCCACATTTCTTGAGATACTGTACGCTTTACATCAAGTTGTTTTAATGCCAACTCATCAAAACTAAGAACTTTAAATCTTTTGATAAAATCTGTAATGTTATTATACATCCACATTTTATTACTGTCAATAGTTTCCTTATTCTTTTCATATAAAATTTTGCCCTTACGAAATTCTTTATATCCCAATATTAGAACTTTTACTTTCCTGTCGAATAATTTTTGAAATTCTTCGGGAGAAATTAGTCCATTTATAACGTGTAATACTACATTTGGATAATTCTCTAAAATATGAATTAAATTATCATCTATTTTACTTGCACTAATTCCTATTCCTTTAATTAAATTCATACTTGATAGATAATTAATTTTATCTAAACTGTCCATAAAATGCTTATAGTTTACAGTCATATTTGCAATTACTTTTTTTTCTTTTAGTAGTTCAAGAAATTCAATTAGTTGAGGGTGTGATAATGGATTTCCTCCTCCAATAGCAACTTCTGTATAAGGATGGAGATTTTCAATAACTGGATGTGTTAATAACTGTTGTGCGTGTTTTCCATCTGGAGTAGAATTTTCGTGACACATATTACATCCCATATCACATTGATTTGTTATTTTCATATCACAACTATCTGGAAATTCTGCAATAAATTGTTCCGCATCTTTATCCAAAGTTTCTTTTACTCTTGTTCCATCACTAAATATAGAAATTTTATAATTTCCATTAACATATTCTCCAAGTAAATTTCGTTTTAATCTAAAATTTATCTTCATAATATCTCCTTAACAATTATCATTTCCACCTTGAATTCCATTGTTATTATTAAACAAGAAGCTTAATAGTCCTTCATCTGTTTTAATAATTTCTTCTATATCATATCTGTAATCTCCTGAATGGTCTACATATCCATAAGATTCATCTAATTCTTCTATAGTTGGAATTTCAAAATGTACACCCAAATTTTCCAATCTTTCTTGCAATGGTTTTAAGGCTTTGTCAACATTCTCTTGTGAATCTTCACAATATCCCATTAAACATCTACAAATATATGCTAATTTTTCTTCTGGACTATGCCAAAATTCAAATTGCCAACCAAATTCTCCACTCCAATCTGGTTCAATATTTGATTGAATTTTATAATCTGTATGACAAGATGTAAAGCTATGTGTAGAACTGCTATTTGTTTCAAACACTCCTAATCTAATTGTTTTCATATTTTACCTCCCTATAATAGATACAGAACCTCCTGCATCTATATCTCCTTTATGACTACCAGAAATGTTAACAGAGCCTCCAGAATCAATATCTCCATCTACATTTCCAACAATATTAACAGAACCTCCTGCATCTATTGTGCCTATAACATTTCCTTTTATTGATATGCTACAATCTATATCAAGATTACCAGCATCTCCTTCAAATTCTAATTCTGTAACTCCTTTTTGTTTTGGAACATATTCTACTCCATTAACAAAAACTTTTCCATTTAAAATACTGATGTTTTGTCCAGTTATTTTTATTGTTTCTTTTATCTTGTCTTTTATCCCCATAAGTATCTCTCCTTATTTTATAATTTCGTCAATTACTCCTAGTTTTTTAGCCTCAGTAGCATCCATCCACCAATCAACTTGTTTTTCATTAATTTCTTTTAATTTCTCTTTAGTAATTTTTGTATTATCTAATACTAATGCATCTAATATTTTTTGTAATTCTTCTCTGTTTTTAACAATTTGTTTTTGTTTTTCTAAATAAGAATAGTACATTTCACTAGATAGTTGATGATACATTAAACTTGTATGTTCATAAGCAAATACTTTTTCTGCTGCTCCAAGCATATAAAAACCACCACTACAACAGTATCCACTAATATAAATATGTACAGGTGTTCTTGATGCTTTTATATGGTCAAATAATGCAATGGTGTGATATGCACTTCCTCCACCTGTTGTCATATATAGTCTTATTGGATTTCTTTGATAAATTGCTAATAATTTTTCTTGTTGGTCATCAAAAGCATTAACATCAACTATACTTTTAATCAATTCTTTTGTTGATTCCTCTGTAATTTCTTCACAAAAATGAATATCTCTATTTAATGTTTTATCTTCTAATTTCATATCTAAATTCCTTTCTATAAACACAATTGAGTAGATTAGAATGATTAACGTTTATCTTATATTAGATAAACGTTTTCTGTAGCATTTGCTATTAATTTTCTATTAATAAACTCTCCTTCTATTGCACTATATATTATTGGAGAATAATCTTGTGCATCCTTCATTTGTCGATAGAAGTTTCCAACTACATTTTCTGCATATTCTAATCCTTCTTTTGTTAATGGAAATGTTTCATCCACAAATGTAAACCATCTTACTCTATTTGTGTCTTCAAAAAGGAAGACATTTCCTCTTATATTGATTCTTACTTTTGTCTTCCCTTCCATTAACTTCTCAAGTTCCTTAAATCTTTTACTTTGTTCTTCGGTACATTTAAATCTGTCCCCAAAACATTTAATATCTAACATTAGCTCTAAATCTTGAGCTGTAATTTTTTCCTCAATTTTTTCCATACCTATCATTTCCTTTCAATTCATTTCAATTCAATTCGTTTCATTTCATTTCTAATCTACTCAATTCTATTTACAAATGACATTGTATCATTATGTCAAAGGATTGTCAAGTTTTTTTTCATAATTTTGCGAGATGTCTCTCATATTAATTGTTATTGTTTCTTCTGGGAAATTTGTAGAAGTTTTTGTTTCCCATTCCGTGTTTTGTGATGCACCAACGTCTGTATGTAAAAATGGTTGACTAACTGTAATTGGTGGATTTGGATAATATGTTGGAATATCCTTATTATATGGACAATTTACAAATCCATAGGGACAAGTTTTATTAATAGTAATTTTATCAAAAGAAAAATCTATATCATCTATCTTATTGTCTTGACTATCTTTCTTTACATATCCTAATTCTTCTATGAATTCAAATAATTCTTTAACACTTTTAAATTCTAGTTCCATTATTCATCCATCCTTTCTAATTTTAATACAAATTCATTATATTCTGGAGAAAGACCGTTGGTATATTCAAATTTCAACAAATCATATAATTTTATTTTTGTTTCCATATGTGTTAAAAAGTTTTTATAATCAGGATATTGTTGATTAATAATTTCTTGTAAAAGTGGAGTATCTACTTCTACTATATAATTTTTTTGTTCATCATAATATCCATATAATATTGCATCTTTTAAATTTCCCATTCTTCTTCCTCCTCTCCAACTTCATCAATCATTTGTTGTAATTCTCTTTTTTTCATTGCTCTTGTTGGATTTTTATATCTATCATATTTTTGTTGCTTTTTAAATTCTGGACTTCTTCTTCTCTCTTCATCTTCTTGTCTTGCCTGTTCTGCTTGTCTTCTTCTTTCTTCTGCTTGTTGTTTAGCAATTTCAGGATTGCTTTCTGGTGTATTGTCGTGTAGTGGAATAACTAAAACATCTCCCCCAAAGTCAAAACTAATACTTTTTGCTTCTTGTACTTCTCCATTGCCTGTCATCATTACACAATTTAATTTAAATTGTCTTAGCATATCATTTACAATTTCTTCTTGATGACGAGGAAGACTATGCAAATATTGATGTGCAATTTCTTCAACATTTGCACCATTATCAACAGTTGCTCTTCCTCCTTCTGATTTGTGCTTTAAATGATGATAAGTAATTTGATGACTAATAGGTTTCCCTTTAAATTTCTTCTCTTGTACAAAAATTCTAAATGTTTTTATTCCTCCCATTGCCTCAATTTGTTCAGCAACATTTCCTCTTTTAAAAAAACATCCTTTTCCATATAATCTTTCTAGCTCTTTTCTGGCTGCACGATTTTTCTTACCCACTGATATTCCTTCTTTCTATGTCATATATTCGTCATCTTCATCATAATTGACGTCAAAACCATCTTCATAAAAATTTTGAACCTGTCTTGCAAAGTCAAGAGCTGTTTCTCTATCTATTTCAATAGTAATTCCATTTTGACAAATAATAACACAGTATTCATCTTCAAAATTAATTATCATTTTTCTTCCCTCACAATACTAAAATATTCTTCTAATGTTAACCCACAAAAATCTTTTGCAGGACTTATTAATCCCAATAAATTAAACAATCCTTCTTCGATATCAAAAAGATTATCTTCGTTTAATTCTTTTGCAGAATAAATATAAATCCAATCTTCATTTTCATAAGATGTTACATAACAAAAATCTTCAATAGAATTAAATACAATTCCTATTAATTCTGGAACTACATCAGATTCAAATAAGTCTAAATTTATTGTATAATAACCCAAGCAAATACTATGTAGACACTCTTTTTTAATTCTATATACTTTTAAATCTTCATCTGAAACAAAATGTTCATCTTCTTCTCCATCATCCATCCAGCCTTCATTCCAAGTATCTAATTCCCAAAAAATTGTGTTTGGAATTTCGTGTATGAACTCTCCTTCTATATAAAAACAAAATTCTACTTTTGCCTCATCTACTGCATAATATAATGCTTCAACTAAACTTTTTATTACTAAATCATTATTTTGACAATCATATGTTACAGTAAAATCTTCTTTATTCATTTTGCCGCAAAAAGAACATTGACAAGTTCCAATATAAAATTTGTTATTATAATATTCATCTTGTTGTAAAAGTTCATATGTTCTATTATAAATAAATCTTGCAACTTTATTGTTTGCTGGAGGATAATGAATAATTCTTATTGAAATTTCATTTTCATTAAATGACGTTTCTGCCTCTAAATCTGTTATGGTATTATTAACCATATCTACAAAATTACTTAAATTTTTTAAAATATTATTGCTTTTTTCTATTGTCATTACCATTCCTCCTCATAAAATCTTTTTTCGATTTCTTCAACAGTTTCTTTGTTTCTATAAAATGGAATGGTTGTTTTGTTTTGCATCTCTTTTAATTTACTCCAATATTGTGGAAGAAAATCGTAATAAGCTCTTAATTCTTTTAAATTTTTATTTGCGCAACACCAGCAACTAACTCTTTTAAGAATTTGATATAATTCTATTTCTCCTTCATTCCAGAAATATCCTTGTTGGTGACAATAATCTAAACAGTCTTTTTCAGTCATTCCCCACTCTACTAATGGCATTAACTTTCCTTCATTCTGTTTATTGTTAATCCTATCTGGTTCATCTGCTGCAATTCCTATATATTCATAATATCCATATGGATGGGCATTATTTAAGTATTTTTTAATTCTTAAAGTTTTAGCTCTAGTTCCCCATCTACATTTTCCTCCACACCATCCATATCCATTACTTGTAGTTCCATCTTTATGTTTTACTGGTTTTTCATACATTATTTCTTCAAAACTTGATGAGGAATGTACTTCAACAAACTTTATTCCTTTTTCTTCTAACAAAGGTTTTATTTTGTCTCTAAGGTCATAAATACATTGAAATTCCATTCCCCAATCAAAAAATATAACTTCATCTAATGGATATTTTTTCTCAATAAGAAGTAATAACATTGCAAGACTATCTTTTCCAAAACTAACACTTGCTACATATTTTTGTAAATTCATAATTTAGTCCTCCATATAATATTTTCTTACTAAGTCACTATAATCTAATATCCAACTCATCAAAACTTTTCCATCTTGCGCTTTTGGATTATTATAAAATTTTTCATAATGTTTATTTTTAATTTTCTTTGCAACATAATCTAATCCATTTTCTTTCATATCAACATACATTGTGTCTAACACAGCTTTCGTGCAAAAATCCATAAATTCAATTCCATTTTCTGCATCTCTATTATGTGCCCTATAATATTCATAAGGGTCAGACTGTTTCCATTCTTTACCTGCATTTCTACTATATACTCTTCCTGCTGCAACAGTATCTGCGAACAGTTCATAAACATATTTTAATGGAATTTGTACTGGAGCTTGCACTTGTTTACTATTGTAATCTACCCAAAACCAAAAATGATGTTTATTTAAAGACTTGTGGTGTAGCCAAGCCATACTATATCCTTTATCTTCTTTTTCAGCTTCTATTGGACTTCTATTTCCTTGAAAATATTTTACACTTGGAATAAACTCTGATGGACTGAATTTGCTTAAATCGTGTACAATTCCCTGCCAATATAACCCAAATTTAAAGCATATTTTTGCAACTTCTTTTTTGTGTCTTAAAACTGTTTTTAAATGCCCAATAAATTTTTCAAAAATATTCATTATCCATTTCCTCCCTTATGTATAAAATCTGGACAAAATCCCGTTTTCTTATTTTGTTCGAACCTTTTTAAGTTTACATTTTCTAAATTTGATGGAGTATTTAAAACACTTCTTTGACACATTTCTTTAAAAGGACAAATTAAATTTGTACAAACAGTCTCATTTACCTTATCTGTTCTAATGTCTTCAATAAAAAATGAAGCCTCTTCATAATTTTTTGCAACGATTACTTCAAAATAATTTGAACCATCATACATATCTTCTTCACAATCTTGTGAGAAAAATACTATTACAATGCTATCTCCCGTAGCTCGTAAAGAATATGGAGAATCTACTCCTTCTTCCAATTGTTTTTTGACACTTTCAATTCCTTCATTTACCCAATTTTCAATTACATCATCAGGTACTTTTACTCCATCTCCAAAATGAAAAAAGTCCTCTGATGGATAATTAACTCTTTTGAATTCCATACTAAAATACACCTCATTTTAATTTTTTTCTTATTTTTTCGTCGGTATATCTGTGATACCATTTTTTGTTTTCCATTATTCTTATCCAAGTCCATTCATCTTCAATTTCTTCAACTCTTTTATAACTAGGCTTCATTATTTGGAAATACAAATTAAAAATCCACCAAATTGTAGAATAATATTGAGATGTAAATGCACCACAATCTATCAAATACATTAATCCTATTATCAACAATGCTACTAAATTCGCTTTAATAAAAGCAAAAATATAATACTTAAACATTGTTTCACTCCCTAACATTATTTTGTTCTGTAAAATTTGTCTAAATCTTGTATTAAATCTTCTTTATCTGCTTCTAAATTTACACACATTTCATTTAATTGTGCTAAAAAAAGATTATATGTACCATCTGTCAAAGAGATTTCTTCTAAATATGATTTTCCTGTATTCAGTGATTCTACAACATAAGACAGAACATCTAATTTCTCTTCTGTTTCAAACACATCCATTGTTAATTCTCCTTTCTCATTTAGTATTTCTATAATCCTACTTATATTATACCATAGTGACAAAGGTTTGTCAAGTTATGTGGACAAGATGACAAGATAGGACAAGATGGTTAGATGTACCAAGTTTCCAATCTGTTCTCCAACATATACATCATTCTGTGTTTTAGCATATTATATTCATTCTCATTTTCCGTATTAATCATCAAATTAATATTTGATATTGTTTCTATTATTTCATAACACATTAGTTCTACTTCTGGAATAAACATAAAATCAAATGATTCATCAAGTAAGTCTTCAAGTGATTTTTTTAAAACAGCTAAAGGAAAATTAAAAGAATATGGTTCTGTGTTTTTTATAATTTTTTTCCATTCTCTTCTTCTTTTAATTTCCTTAAACATTTTGTGCCTCCTGTAAATAATATTCTATTTCCATTTGATATTCTTCTTCTTCCCATTGTTCTCTTCTTCTTTCTTGAACCTCTGTATCTACATCTTGAAGAATATTATTTAAACTTCCTACTTTTATTTCCATTTCTCCACATACTTTCCATATGTCAAATAGAGATTCTGGTTGTCTATGGATTGCAATTTCTGCTAATACCATTTCTTTTAACTCTTTTATACTTGAGTCGATTTTAGATATACTTTCTTTAATGTCTGAAAAATTCATTACACATTCCTCCTTTGAAATTTGATTGAATTATAACATAAGTGACAAAGGTTTGTCAAGTTAGATAGAAAAAATAAGAACAGGTTATTGTTCCTGTTCTTTATTCCAATCTGGCAGTGTCATTGTAAAATAATCTTTTACTGGCACAAACCCAATATTTAATTCACATTCTGGAGGGTATGATTTAATTATTTCATCTTTGTCATTAATCAATTCAATTGAAATCAATTTTCTTTTATCCCAATCTGCAAATTGTAATGTCCCATATTCTTCTTTTCTAATTCTTGTATCTTTGAAGAACATAAATATTCTATTAATAATAATTTCTTCCCAAATACCTTCTAATGGTTTATCTAACTGAATATATAAACTATTACAATCATATTTTTCATCTTGAAAATATTTATCTATATAATAAAAAGTATATTGCTCCCAATCATCTACATCTTGAAATGTTTCAAATAAATATTCTTGTAATAATGGGTGATTGTGATAGTCTAATTCATCATTATATCCTGTAGCTTCTCTAAATTTTTCTGTTAATGCGTCATAATAACCATAATATCCGTGTTCTTTTCTAGCCATAACATCTTGATAAAACCAATGTTTACAATAATCATCTGGGTCATATTCCCATAAATTTTCTTCCGTTCTTCCATCTAATACTCCCAAACAATATCCAACTAATTCTCTTTCAAAATTTCCTGTATAGTCTGATGTATGAATACATAATCTATAAGGTGAAATTTGTTTTCTTCTCATATCTTACCTCCTACAATTATATTGTATCATAATCTGTAAGATTTGTCAAGATGTTTTTGAAAAAAATATAAGAAGATGACGCAAACATCTTCTTACCTTTTCCTATACCTAACGAGTTTTATCCATTTAATTGTTTTATATATGTCGAATGAATGAAGTGACTAATATAGAACAATTAAATGTAGACTATTGAACGATATACATATATATTACTATATTATTTTCTTTTTGTCAATACTTTTTATAAAAAAAATATAAGGAGGGCACTACTCCTCCTTACACGACTATTTTGAGTTTTTTGGTTGTTTTCTCACTATCCCAAAAATGAGAAAATACTTTTGGTACTTGTATTTAAATATCTTTATATTATTTCTACACAAATCGAATGAATGAAGTGACTTGTGTAGAAACTCTAATAAAGACATACTAACTACAAATATAGATTACCATATTATTGTCATATTGTCAACTATTTTTTTTAAAAAAAACAAAAATAAGAAGGCTCGATAAGTACCTTCTTATTTTTGATTGAATTTCATATCTATCGTGATTCTTATAGACAGAGAACTTTATTCAGGATTTCTACATAAACAATTTAATGATATGTTTATGCTGGAAGAAAAATGAATAACATTCTAGGTTAAATTTTACCATAATGTTTTTGAAAAGTCAAGTATTTTATAAATATTTTTTTAATTAATTGACTTCCAATGAATTTCTCCTTTATCAAAAATGTCATTTTCATCATAGTCTATCTGCATTCTATAACATCCTGCACTATCATCTTTAATAATAATAGAATAATAGTCTATGTCAAAATTATATGTTTCTTGTAAATATTGAACAAAATCTGTTACTTCACAACAAGTTGCCCTTATATCTCTATCTCGTAAGTCTCCAACTATTGTAACTGCAACACAAGTTTGATATTCTCCATCTGGACATTTATAATTGTTATCTGCATCACAAGTGAATTGTCCTTTTTTTTGAAAGACTCTAGTTTTCCCATATTCACAATGTTCACAATCACAATTTGTTGAAGTATTATATCCAGTTAATGCATTAACAAAAATATCTACATCTTTTTCACTTCCAGTAATTTTTGGTGCAATATCAATTAAACTTTTTATATGTTCTACAATATCTTTTCGTTCCAAATGTGTTTCTATGTACAAACAGCCTGTAACGTGTGTCCATCTACTCATTCTTATCACTTCCTTCTAATCTTTTAATTTTCTCTTCTAATTGTTTTGTATATTCGTCTAATTTGTCTTCTTCAATAAAAAAACATTTTTCTCTATCATATTCAACTCCATCAATTCTAAAATGTTGTTCAAAATCAAATGGGTCTCTAGTATATAATCCATTTTCTAATTTAATTTTATTAATTGCTAGAAGTCTTCTACACAACAATTCTGTGTCTCCATTTGTTTGGTCAAATGCAGTTTCTATAGCAATTCTTGCCAAATCTTCAAATTCTTTAAAGTATAAATCTCTTGCTTTTTGTTCTTCAACTGTTAAATTTGCATTACATAATATTTGTTTTGCTTCATTTAAATTCATTAAATTACCTCCACATAATCTTCATATAACATATGATATTTTCCATTATCCCATTTTCCGTGAAAATGTCCAAAATACCAAGCATCAAATTCTATCCAATCTGCCACCCTTTGTAAAAACAACTCTGTTGTTTTATCTACTTTTGATTGGTCAATAAATGGAAGAAACATATGTCTAGGTTCTGTATTAATAGGACAAGTATGAGATAAAACAATATCAAACTTTCTTTGTTTCATAATCTGTTTTTCTACATATTTAATAATTTCTTTATTAGGCTGCTCGTCCTTAAACCATTGCCAACCTCTTAAAAGTCTATATTCTTTGTCTACACTATATGCTCCACCTATTGCCAATACAGATTTCCCTTTAATATCATATATCTCTCCGTCTAAGGCAAAAAGTATATTAGGAAACTCTTCTTCAAAATATACTTTCCCTCCATTCCAATCTTTTATTTTATATGTTTGAATATTATATGGTCTTTCTTCGTGGTTGCCGTGAATACAAAATAAAGTAATAGGAAGATGAGATACTCTTTGTTTATTTAACCAATCTTTTTGGTCTAAATAATAATTTAAACCTACATCTCCCAAAATGCACAAAACATCTTCTGTTGTTGTATTGTTTATTTGACAAAAATATTCTATTCTATTAAATTGTCCGTGAGTATCTCCTGTCATAAAAAATCTATTCATTATTTTTCCTCATTTCTAATTCTTCTATAACTTTATCAAATTCTTCCCAATTTTCTTCTATTTTGTCTGTTCTCCAATTTTTAAATCTTGGGAATCTTAAATTATATAAATCGCTATCTTTACTTGTTGAAGGAGTTGTAAAAGCTATTTCAAAAATACATCCCAAATATCCTTCTTGGTTATTCCAAACATATTGTCTATCTTCATCAGTTAAACCACTTCCTACTTTTAATTCCACACCCTGTGGAGTTTGTATTAAAAGTGCTCCAAGCATTCCTTTATATTTTCCAGTTCCTTCTTCAAATCCTTTTACCATAACATCAGCAGTATAAATTTGTTTTACTTTTATTAAAGTATTTGTTCTTTTAAATTCATAAGGTGCATCTGCATAGTTCATCATTAAACCTTCTTGTTCTAAAGTAACAGCTACTTTTGTAATACTGTCTATGATATTTGTATCAAATTTTCCACCATATAAAACTGGAACATATTTTAAATATTGATATTTTTTCATTGACAATACCAATTCTAATTTATCTTTTCTTATAGATGTTGCTACACTATATTTTTCTTTTTTATCAAAATTCTCTAATGGTATCATATCAAAAATAAAGAATCCAATATCTTTTTTGTTTTCTTCTTTACTATTTACTATACTAACTGTTTCAGAATATAACTCCTCTGCATTTTTTGGACAATAGAATTTGTGAGACATTGATTTTTCTGGATAATTTGATAAATCAATAATTGTTCCATCAATTAATTTTAATAACTCTCCATCATAAGCTCCATCTGGAAGGGTAGATAATTCTTGTACTAAATCTTTTAGTCCATCAACTATCTTTCCACTTCTTAAAAAACAAGTTACTATTCCATTCTCTACTCTTGCAGTCATACGAATTCCATCTAATTTTTGTGTCAAAATTATATCTGGTTTTTCTTGTTCTAATTTTTCAAACCTTTTATCATAAGGTTCTCCAGCCATAACTTCATATTTTACAAACATATCTGGATAAACTTTTGCTAAAGTTCCTTCTGTAACACCAATTTTCAATTTTTTTGAAAACATTTCTTGTAACATTTCGTGCTTATCTTTATCAAATTTATTAATAAAATGTTGTACTGCATATATATCAAAATCAGTTCCTGTATTGTGTTTTTCTAAATATGCAAAAGCATCAAGAATAGTTGTAAAATCCTTTATTAAGTCTATGTTGCACACTCTTTTGCTTAATTTTTTACTAGATAGTCCAAAAACAATTTGTGTGTCATACAAATATTTTAAAACTTGTTTGAAGTCTGTATGATTATTTTGCTTTAATAAAGCCTCTTTGGCATTATTCCCATTAGTATTTTTAATTTCATTTAATGCTTCTAATATTTTTATGTCTTCCATATAAACATTCCTTTCTTCCAAACATTCTTTCGAGAATAGCTCCCTGAACGACGAGAATCAAATCTGAGACATTTTTATGGGGAAGGTAACAAATTATACCACCCCAAAAATAAAATGTCTTATTTTAGTCCCATAAATTATAAAAATATTTTTTTAATAAATCAAATGCTTCATCTTTGCATTTTTCTCTATATTTTATAATTTCTTCATATCTATTCCAATACTTTTCTTTGATTTTTGGGTCTGGAGTTCCAGTAATTACTCTATAAAGTTTTGGCTTCCCTTTTTCATCATATTTTTCTACAACGTGATGTTTTGCCCACCATTTTTTAAAACTCCAATTTCTTTCTATGTCTGAGTCATCTCCCCAAACTTGTCTATTGTATTCTTTTTCATATTCATTTTCAATTTCTGTTTTTTCTTCATCTGCCTGTTCTAAACACCAAGCAATTCTTGTTAATATTAATTGCCATCTATCAAAAGTATCATCAAGAATTACTCCTTCTTCATATCCTGATTTTATTTTGTTGTCATTAATTTCTTTTGATGCTTCTGCAACCCATTGTAGAGGAAAATTCTCTATTTCTTCAAAAGGTAATTCTGGATATCCGTGTTTCATATCCCTTAATCTTCTTATCATTTTTGGAAAAGTATCGCAAAACCAATAATGCATTCCCCAACAATCATTGTCAGAGAAACCTCTTTTTACTCTTTGTTTTGCCATTCTTTTTTCAAAACGCCAATCTTTTATTTTATGTCTTAAATAACCAAACATTTTAAAATTCCCTTTCTTCACAAAATTTTCTACTTCTTATGTCTTTCTCTGTAAATATAGTACAATATGCACAAGCCTTTTCTGAATTTTCTTTTTTGTACTCGCTATTGTGAGCACATTCACAATTTTTACAAGTTAATTGTTTTTCTTTCATAATTCTAATCCTCCTATGTTTTATGGCTTTAATTCTTTTAGCCAATATTTTTTATCTTCACTTTGAATCAAATTATAGAATTGTTCTCCCCAAGCATTAAATGCGACGTCCTGTAAAGATTTCATATATGTAACAGTATATTCTGGTACATCTAGGTATTTACTAATTGACTTTAAAATTCCATTAATACTTTTTGCAAATTCTGAATTTAATTCAAATATTAATAATGTATCTTCATCTATTTGACAAATTTTTAACAATTTAATATTTTTTGAAGATTTTTCACATATTGCATTACATTTTTCTTCTAAATCTTTTTCATCTTCTTTTTCTATTACAATTCCTAAATAATAATCAAAACCTTTTTCAATTCCTACAATATTTTTTAATATTTTGTTTTTACTATCTTCCACAAATGAATTTTTTATCATAACAATCTCTTTCTATTTAAAAGTTCATCCAATATCCATAAGCCCAATGTCCAACTACCTCTCCACAATCTTCACATACTCTATCATATTCTACAACATAATATTCTTCGTGATAATGTCCTTTATCTTTTAAGTTAGTTGAGCCACATTTTAAACATTTAATTGGTTCTCCATTTTCTTTGATATATTTTGCTTTTATCAAATGATTATAATACTCGTCTATTGTATCAGTTTTAAATATTTTTTTCAACTTTTCTTGCTTAATTTCTTTCCAAATTTCTATATTTTTTTCATATTCTTCTGATGACATTCCAGTTTCTTTCATTACCTGTTGTTTAATTAAGTCTAAATTAATTTTTAAATCACACAATTCTTCAAAAAAATTATCTAAAACATTAATATAATCTTTTTTATAAAACTTTTGTCTATTTATTTTACAACAAGCTTGAGCTAATTCTGTACATTCTTCTGCAAGTGTTGTAAACAATAGTTCTCCTTGTTTATTTAAAATTGCATTTGACAAATCATTATCTAGCATTTTATTCTACCACCTTTAAATATATTGTTTTTCTACCAAAATTTAATGCTTCTTGATGAGTATTAAAGAAAATGTCTATTTTGTTTCCTTTAATTGCTCCACCTCTATCTTCAACTATATATGTACCCATACCTTTAATTTCTATTTTTGTTCCAAAAGAATAACCTTTTGGCATTGCAACTGTACGTCCAGCAGTTGCTTTTGCTCCAGATGCAGTTATTCCATTAGTTTTACCACAACATTTTGCACAAGGACAATATGCAGTAGCAGTAAATTTTACCCAACCATCATTATTTTTAATTGTTGAACCACCTCTTGATGTAACTTGTGTTTGTTCTGGTTTTACTACTTCTGGTTTTGGTTCTTCTATTATTTCATTAGTTATTTCTACCATTTGCTCTTTCACTTCAATTACAGGTTCAGTACTAATAGGTACTGCTTCATTTTTATTGTAAGTTTTTCCGTGAAAATATAAACATACTGCTGACAAAATCAAACAGAATATTACAAACAACCTGTAACCAAATATTATCATATCTTTTTTTGTTATTTTTTTCATAAATTTTCCTTTCCTTAAAAACCTAACTCCTTACAGAACCAACATAAAACGCAAAATATAAGAAGCAAAAAACATTTGAATATCTATCTTAGTCAAGATTTTTGACCTAATAAAATTCATCTTTTAAATTAACTTCCATTGTTCTGTAGCATTGTGGCAAATCACTTATAACAATCCGAATTACACCATAACGAATGTTGAGTTTAAACGAGTGTTGCATAAAGTTCAAAAAGGATTGTGGGTAGCGAAACTTTATAAACTTATAATGTATGGCAACACCTAAATCAAGATATTATAGCAAACGAGGCTATACATCTCGCAACATCAACACATTTGTTGATAATGTATTTACACTTACTTTTTAATCTTTAAAGTAATAATATCAAACTATTACTAAAAAGTGATTTTAGCCTATATATAAAGATATTTCTAAATATAAAGACAACTTAACAACTAGACTTCTTTTTATTTTGTTTATTTATATTGGCTCTATAAGGAGCTAGGTTTATTAAATTTATTCTTCTGATGTATATTTTACAATTAGACTATCAATTGTTTCATTAAAGCTGAATTTAGGAGTAAAATCAAAATCTTGTATTGCACATTTTTCAATTGCTTTTGAATGCAATCTTGTTTTTTCTGAATATTCCTCATAAATTTTATTCAATTCATCTTTCTTAAATGTTAATTCTTTGTCTACTGTAACTTTTGCTTTTAAATCTATTTTTGTATTATCGTCTCCGATAGCAGCAATAGGTTTTTCTCCATTTTGTGTAGGAACTTTGTCATTTAATTTTTTAAGTTCACCAATAATACTTAATAGATTTATTCCCGTTCCACCATATCTTGATTTTCCAGATTCTCCATAAGCAATATTTTCTTTTTTAGCAAAATCAAATGTAACTTCTTTCCCTATAAAAGGAGATACAATTTTTGCATCATTTTTTCTTGTTTCTATTTCATAATCAATTTTATTCATTTCGTCTAATAAGTCAACAAGCATTTTTACTCTTGTTACTGGACAAACTCTTCCCAACATAGTTTTTGGTTCTGATACAATTTCTTCATCTCCATAATTTTTTCCAGTAATTGTTCTAGCTTCTGACTTGTCTACTTTTGTTGTCTCTACATAGATTCCTTCTGCTGAATATCCAGTTAAAGACTCTTTAATTGTTTCTGCTAATGTTTTTAATTTAGCACTATAATTTCCTGCTTCTTTTTTATTAATAAGCATATTCTATTTCCTCCTTCTTGACAAAATAAATTGTCAATATTTTTATTTTTTGGTATGTATCTATTATATCACACTGACAAAACTTTGTCAAGTCAGGTTGCTAAATTTTTCCTAAAAGAATTTTTATTTCATTATATATGTTACCTACTTTCTTTCTTATCACTTTAATATCAGTATTATATAATGTAAGCCAATCTTCTTCTGTTGAAAAATGATATGAATTCAAATAAGAAAGAATTTCTTTTACCTCTTGTCCATTCTTATAAAAGAATTCATATATATAGAAGTATTCCATATTTCTATTAGAAAATCTTGTAAATGTATTTGTAAAATGTTCTAATATGTAATTGATAACCAACCCGATATGAGGTTCACTTATTAAAGAGTTGTTTGACATTGTTTTAAAATTTTTTGTTTCTATTTTGAATATGTCCATAAAACAATTTAATTGTAATGGTGTGTAATATCTATCATCTACAAATTGTAAAAAGTTTTCTTTTCTTATTGCTACCATATTATTACTTGTAAGTGCCGTTACAGTTAATAATAATTTTGATTTTGTTAGCATTTCAACTGCTCTTCTAAAATGTAATAACATTTCTTCTTTCGTTTTAGCATTATATGATTTTGAAAATTCTTCGTTTATACTTCCTTTGTTTTCTTCTACTTTAATAGATATTTCTTGTATTGGTTGAATATATCTTTGTTCAATTAAATCTCTAATATCTTTTTCTATTAACATATTTTTCCTCCTTTCTCAAAAATCTACATTTATATTATCATAATGACAAAAGTTTGTCAAGACATTTTTAAAAAAAATTGACACCATTTTTTTGTGACAGATTCTCTTAGAGCCATAAGGGTTAGATGCCATTTTTACAAAAAAAATCTAAATTTGGCATTATCATAGTTTTTACCAATTTAGATTTCATTTTATTTTGATTTTATTGATTTTTTAATTAAAATTACTTGACAAAGGTTGCATTTGGTTTCTTCCCCCACACCCCCATCTTCCTTATATATAATTAAACTAACTCGAAACTCGTTACTTTAATTATATTTGCCCACCCCACCATCTGCGGGCAGAGCCCTACGAACGAACATTAATTTTCCCGATAGGAAAATTTTAAATGTTCCTATACCCATTATATCACACTCTCACGAGCTTGTCAAGTCAGATGGAAATCGCTTTCGCTCTGGTTTCATTTTCTTATATCCTATTTGAGATTTTGAAGAAAACTGACTGAGTGGTCAGTTTTTATTTTTTGAAAATTAAAGGATTAAATATGTAAAATTCTAGTTCTGTTTCAAAAACGCGAATAAACAATTGACAAAGTTCAATAGCAGTGCTATAATATCAATATGTTGAATGTGGTTCTGTGCATATTTAACACTAAAAAAGGAGATTTTAGAATGAGTTTTAAAAAAGATTTAACTGGACAAAAAATTAATTTTTTAAAAATTCTTGCATACAATTATACAACTAAAAAATGGGTGTGCCAATGTGAGTGTAATAATATATTAGAAGTGCCTACGGCAGAATTACTTTCTAACAGAAAAAAAAGTTGTGGTTGTCAAAAATATATAAGAATAAAAAATAAGGAAGGAAACTATCCAAGATTAAAAAAAATGTATGATAAATTATTGTTTGAAAAAGAAGCTTCAGATTGGGAAGGTTGGGAAGATTTTAAAAATTGGTCTTTGGGACATATGTGGATGGAACAATTATCTTATAAAAAAAAGATTAAAGGAAAACCTTATTCTAAAGAAAATTTAGTTTTTGGAATAAGATATAATTCTCAATTCCTTCCTATTGAAAGTGCAAAAGATTGGAAAATTTTTTATAATTCAGAAGATAAAGAATTTTTAATTAGATTTAGATATAACAATACAACAGTTAAACAAGAACATATAAAAACAATTCCAGAACTTTGCCAATTACATATTAAAATATATCGCAGATATTTTCATAAAGCATCTTTTTTTGAGTAGTATAATTCTTAAAAAGATGCAAATAATATAAGTAAAAGACAAAAGTTTGTCTAGTTTCCATAAAATTTTAAAAAAAATGCTTGACAACAAAAACATTTTATGATACAATGAATATAACGTACAACAAAAAGACGTTTAAAAATTGTCTTGACAAAAAGAATTTTTATAAAAGTTTTTCAAGAAAGGAGTTTAAAATGAAAAAGAAAAGAGTACCTAACTACAAAAGAAACAATAGTAAATATATAAAACCTTCAAAAACAAAAAAGGTAAAATATATTGAAGACATTATAACTAAAGATGAGAATACAAGAGTTGTAGAAATTATGCCAAAAATTGATTCTTTAAAAGAATTAAATGAAAAGAAAGAATTAGATTTTGACACAAAAGTTGAAATTTTAGCAGAACAACTTAAACAAGAAATTTTACAATTATATAAAGAAGGGAATAGTGTAAGATTTATTGGAAATAAAGTTGGTGTTTCCAGAGAGTTAGCTCGTCAAGTTATCAAAGGGAATGGTAGTCTTAAAATTACAGCAATGCAAAGAATTCGTATGCAAGAAATACAACAAATGAAATTTTAAAATTTTGGATTTTTAAATTTTAAAATTTTTAAAAAATATGAACAAATTTTTTTAATTTTTAATTTTTAAATTTTGAATTCTTCTTATTTTAAATATTAGAATTTTAAATTCTTAATTTTTAAAATTTGAAAACATATAATATAAAATATTAAAAGTAAGGAGGAATAAAATGGAGCAATTAGAACAAGAAGTATTTGGATATCTTACTGTATTAGAATATGATGAAGAAAAGAAGAAATGGAAATGTCAATGTCAATGTGGGAATATTACTTATGTGCCAACAAAAAATCTAAAAACTGGAAATACAAAAAGTTGTGGTTGTATGCAATATGCTAAAGGAATTAAAAAACCTAGAAAAGAAAAATATGAAATATTAGAATATAAAGATGTAGGGCAATTAAGGGTTGTAAAACTAAATTTAGACAAAGGAACTGCAATATGTTTTTGTTTAGAATGTGAAGGAAAAAATATAGAAATGCCATTAGATGAACTATATGAAATGTATAAGACTAGAAAAAAATCTTATACTTGTGGAATAAATGGTTGTGAATATACAAGACTTCCTAAAAATTCTAATGGAGAGAAGAAAGAAAAGAAAAGAACAAGCAATTCAATTAAAGCAGGAGATAAATTTGGAAACTTAACTGTTAAAAAAAGAATCGAAAACAAAATATCTAAAACAAAAAATAGCTTTTGTAGTATTCCAATGTTTTTATGTAAGTGTAGTTGTGGAGGACACATTGAAGTTCAAGGTAGATATTTAATTGGAGGAAAAACAAAAAGTTGTGGATGTTTAAAGGGAAGTTCTCGTAAATCAACTCTTCAAGTGCCATTGTCAACAGAAGAAGGAACTGTTTTATATGGAATATATAATAAATGGAAATACAAATTTAATCATCCAACAAGTACATTTAAAAGAAAAGTAATTGATTGTGGAATAAAATTTTTCCCTGAAATTGCGAATGAAAACAATTCTTTTGAGTTGTTTTATCAATGGGCAATGATTAATGGATTTTCTTTAGAAAACAAATATCTTGAAAGAAAAAATTATTTTAAAGATTTTTCAAAAAATAACTGCTTCTGGACAAGTAATAAAACACGAGGCTATTAATTCACCGAATAAAACAAACAAATCCAATTAATAAAAGTCGCTGGATTAAACAAAAAAGTCCGAATTATGAAACTTGCCGAATGTTATCAAAAAATCCAATTTATACATTTTTCAAAAATTTTTTCGACAAAGTGTTGACAAAGTATCTTTTAAGTGATAGACTATTCAAGTTCTAAAAATATATTACTTTCTATAAGAAAATAGAAAAGGACGACACAAAAGTTGTCGTTTTTTTTTGTATATATAATAAGAAGAAAAAAAATTTTTCAAAAAGTTCTTGACAAAAGTTACAATTTATGATACACTTTATACATAGTTTTGAGAAAAACGAACATAATAAAAATGAAAGGAGTGAAAATTATTATGGTAAATGTATTTTTAATGAAACAAATAAAAGACAAATTACAAACAGAAATTGAAACAATAGGAGGGTATGTTCAAAGAGAAGTTGAAAATGGAACAGAAAATACCTTATATAGAGAATGTAAATTATTTGTATTTGCAAAATCTATTTATAATAATATAGAAGAGTTCATAAATAGTAAAGAAGAAAAAGATATGCAAGTTATTATTGATGTATTTTTAAAAAGAGAAAATATAATAGAAACAATTTATTCTTTCTTATATGAAAAGAATGGAACAAAATATGATTTGTTTATGAATAAAAATGAAATTATAGGTGGCATAGATTTTTTTATAAATAATAAATAAAAATTCTTGACAAAAGATTGTCGAAATGATATAATCACAAAAGTATAATGGAGATATAGGAGATAAAAAATATGAATTCAAAAGATTGGGAAAAAGATTTTGTAGAAACAGATATACTAGATAGCTTTGATATTTTTATGCAATATGGAGAACATAAAAAGGATTGTTATAGTTTAAGTGGAATAATAAACGAATTTATCGACTATATGGATAATGACATAAAAGAAACTTATTCAAATAAAAATATACAAAATGATGTCAAAAAACATATAAGGGGAGTATGTTTTCAAAATAAGAATAAGTTATTTGACAAATATGGAGTGTAGGAGGTGTTAAATTTGGAATTTGTTTATTTGTTACTATTATTATGTGGAATTATAAAAATAAAAAAATAAGAAGTTTTTGGGAAATATTATTTTCCCAAAAATTTTAATAAAAATTATTGACAAATGTATAAAAGTGTGATATAATGTATATAATGAAAAAGGAGGTATAATATGATTGAAAGTGGAAAAGAGATATTTAAAAAAGCAAATTTAGGTAAATTAAGCAATAGACAAATAATTAAATATGGAAAAATAGGAGATAATATAGGATATGAAATGACAAAAATAAATAATACTGAAATATATGGTTTATCTTTTGTTGAAAAGATTGATGATAAATATGTTTATGATACAGAAAAATATGTAGAGGGTACATTACAAGAAATGATTGACTATGTTTCTATATGTGAAAATGAAAAAAGTTTAGTAAAATTTCAAAAAACTATTGACAAACAATAAAATATGTGATATAATGTAAATGAAAGTGAGGAAAAGTTATGGAAAAAGAAAAAGTATATGTATTAACAACTTCTGTAAAAAATACAGAAGAACAAACAGAAATAACAAATAGAATTGTTTTAGTTACAAAAAATGAAGAAAAGGCAAACAATACTATGGAAGAATTATTTAATGAAGTAGAAGAAAATTATGAAGAAAATGGCTTTGCTTGTAGTGAAGATGATTGGGAAAATAAAAATTCAAAAGGAGTAGTTATTACAAGAGAAGATTTATTAGAAGAAATTACTATTGAAATAACAAGAATGGAGGTAGAATAATTATGAGTATGAGAGATTATCCAGTTTTTGACTATGGTTTAGTTTTAACAACAAACGAGTTTTTAGATTTATTAAAGACATATAATGGAACTGATGTAGATTTAAAAGAAGAATTAAATGAAATTGTTGAAAATGAAGATTATGGTGCAATTGATGATTTAGTATATGGAGAATTAAGTGAATTTGATAGAATTTCTAGTTTTGACGGAGAATTTAAAAATTTAAAAGAAAATAATGAAATCAATTTTAATGATGATGATGTATATGTGTTAGGATTGGCAAAATTCAATATATATAATAATAGTGCATTATATACTTCCTATAACAATGAAGAAGAAATATATAAAGAAGTAAAAGAAACATTAAAAAGACTTGGTTTTGATGTTATAGATGATTATATTATTAAAAACACAGGAAAAATATGGGGAACATATTTTGGATAGGAGGGGAAAATGGAATTTAATGTAATAAAAGAGTTTTGTTTTTGTTTGCAATTTGAAGAATTAGAAGATTTAATAATAAAAAATCAACTTGCAGATTTAGATGTGCTTGAAGATAATTATGAAGAGGTATGTGAAATAGCAGATACACTTGATTTTGTTTGTTATGACACAGATTGTGAGTTTGGATTTAATTTATATGAGTTGGAATGGAGAACAAAATTAGAAAATTTAACAAGTGGAGTAATTTTTGCATTACATTTTGATAGAGATACTTTATTTGAAAAATATGAAAATTATGATGATATATATGCAGAAATTTATTCAAAATTAAAAGATAAAGGTATAAAATTAGAAATGACAGAAATTAAAAAACATTGTGTATTATTAGAGGGAATTGAGGTGTATGATTAATGACCAAAATAACTATAACTCAAATGTATCTTAATTTACTTATGCACAAAAGATTTAAAACAATAAAAGATATATGTGAATTTCTTGTAGAACAAGAAGAAGTAATAAAAGTAGATTTATTTGAAGATACTGAAATGGAAATTATTTGTGATAATGCTTTAATTGGAACAATTTATGTAAATGATAAAAATACAGAAAGAGAATTTGATTTTCAATTATGGTATATAAAAGACAATTTAGAGCAATATTATATTACAGAAGTTGAATGTTTAGAAGAAGTTACATTACTTTTTTAAAAAAACTATTGACAAATAATTAAAAATATGTTATAATATACAAAGAGAGGAGGATATTATTATGGCAAAGATTAGAAGAAATTTAACAAATATGAGATTTGGTAAATTGGTTGCAATAGAATATAAAGGAACAGATAAATTTAGAAATGCAGAATGGTTATGTCAATGTGATTGTGGCAATATGATAATAGAAAAAGGAACATTACTAACAACGGGAAAAGTAGTAAGTTGTGGAAAATGTGATGACAAATATAATTTTATAAACCCACAAAAAACAGAAGTAGACATTTCACTTGTTGGAAAAAGATTTACTAGACTTTTAGTTTTAGAAGAAAGAATAGATGTTGTTGAAAAAAATGAAGATGAAAAAGTAAATGTATATATGTGTAAGTGTGTATGTGATTGTGGAAATGTAATAGAAGTACCAAAAAATAGATTGATAAGTGGAGGAACAAAAAGTTGTGGTTGTTTGCACAAAGATAAGGTTTCTAATACATTATTCAATTTAAAAACAGATAAAATTGGACAAAAGAATGGTTTACTAACTATTTTGGCTTATGATATGGAACAAAAAAAATGGAAATGTCAATGTGATTGTGGAAATATTATATATGTTAAAAGAGTTTGTAAAAATACAAGAAGTTGTGGGTGTTTAAAGAAAATGACATTTGCAGAAAGAGAACAAGCATTAAAAGGAGGAGAAAATATTGAATAGATATGTTGGTGTAACATTTAAAGGGAAACAAGAAACAGAAAACAAAGAGGTTTTTGTTGTATCAAGAGATTTAATTAAGAGAGGAATTTTAGGAAATTTATTTATTGAAATAGGAGATAAATTTTTACAAATTACTGATGAAGTTTCAATTTTAGAATGGATAAAACAAAGTAAAAATAATAAATTATATCTTTTTGAACTTGGAACATTTGAAGAAATAGGTTTAAATGATATTGTATTTGAAGATTATATAAAAATATATAGTCCAAAAGAAAATAGAATAGGACAATTTATTGTAGATAAATATTTTTCACATAACGAAGAAGAATGTGAATTTATATTAAATTTTAAATCTAGTGAATTTACAAATACTGTTTTTTGTGAATATTATAATAAAACAAAACAAGAATTTGTTTATACAGAAAGAGTTTTAGGATTAGATAGAATTATTGAAGATAAACAATTTAAAACAGAAGTAAAGTTATATTTTGACAAAATAAGAAAAGAAAATCTATAAAAAGATTTTCTTTTTATTACAAAATATATTGACAAATATATAAAAATATGATATAAAGTGTTTATAAGATTGGAGGTAAATATGATTGGAGAATATGTACGAGAACAAAGAAATAAAGTGAATAGAACACAAACACAACTTGCAAACGAAGTTGGTGTTTCTCAATCTTATTTGAATTTAATTGAGCAGAATAGAAGAAGAATAGGGAAAAAATATATTACTGATTTTGCTAAAAGATTAAAAGTAACAGAAAAAGAATTAAAAGAAAATAACTATATTGTGGTTGATAGTCCACAACGAAGAAGAGAACAAAATATAAAATTAAAAAAGAAAGTAAAAGATAAAATTGAAAAACAAAAAAAAGAATTAGATTTACTAATATTAGAAACAGAAGAAACATTAGTGTATTTAAAAAATGCACGAAAAAGTTTAGATAGTGTTGCAGAGGAGGAGAATTTATGTTAAGTAATATTATAAGACAAGCAAAAGACAATTTTGAAATATTGAAAGATATAATAGAGGATTGTAAAACAAGAAACGAATTGGTTAATAGATTAAGACAAAAAAATGTTATTATTGAAGAATATAGACACAAAATTTCTGTAAAACAAGAAGAGTTAAAAATTGTAATTGATGTAAAAGATGAAATAACAATAAATGAAGTTTTAGTTTTTAATGAGAATTATGAAGAATATATGAATTTATTTTAATGGAGGTAGTTATGGAAAGAGCAATATTTCAAGTAAAATATGATAGTAAGTTATATAATAAATTTATTTTAGTAGCAAGACAAAAAGAAAATGGAGAAATAGTATATAGAGCAAAAGAATTAGTAGCAAATAAAGATATAACAATTAAATATTATAATAAACTTTTTATGGAAAGAGATTTTGACGGAATGATGAGCAAAATTGATTTTGGCAAAATTGTTGGAATTATTAAAAACTCAACAATTTTGGACTACATAGACAATAAATTTATAGGAATTGAAGAATTTTTTTAAGAAATTAAAAAAATTTTGACAAAACTATTGACAAACAACAAAAAGTATAGTATAATGTGTTTAGAAAAAGGAAATAATAATTTTAAAAAGGAGGAGAAGTCTATGGGGATAAATAGAATTTTAGTCTATGATGATATGGACGGATATTATGACGCATACTTCTTTAATGATTGTGTAAATGTAGAAGAAGTAGAAAATGAAATAAGACGAATTAAAACTGAAATGGTGGGAGAATGGACATTAGACGATATAAGAAAAGCTATTACAGAGAAGTTTGATGTGAAAGATGTTGTGTTATTTGATAACACAGGATTTGGAAATTGTTGCACAATAGAAGTAAATAAATTAAAATAGGAGGATTTTTATGGAAAATATTAAGAAGTTAGCAGAAATAAGAAAATTTTTAAAAGAAAAAAATGACTATTGGTGGAATGAAGAAAGAAAAGATTTAGAATTAAAATATTATGTACCGACAGATGTAATTTGTGAAGTTTTAGAAGAGTACGAAGTAGGAATACCAAAAAAGATATATGATTTTTTAGGTGGAGATGAAAAATATAATACTTGGTACGATAATAATTTTGCGAGTTATTTAAAAGGACATTGTATTGAAGATTTTGGGGGAGATAATACTTATAATCATTGTGGTCGCCCACAAAACGATTTTAATTGGGAAACATTTAAAATAAATGATGATAGATATTGGGTTGTTTTAATGTTTCATATTGGAGGAGATATTAGAGCAAACTATACAGATGAAATAGTTTTAGAATTTAAGTATGATACACAATTTTTAGAAGTAATGCAAGATATAGGTTGTGAAAATGGATTGACATTTGATTTAGAAGTTAAAGGAAAAATTTATGAAATTACACCATTTGTTTTTGATGAATGTTTAGAAGTTTATGATAGAGAAACAGATGACTATATTTATCATATTTTTGGAATAAATGATGAAGAAGTAATAAGACAAATTGAAGAACAAATTGAAGAAGAAAATTAAAATTTTTATAAAAAATATTGACAAAATACAAAAAGTATAGTATAATATATATGAAAGTGAGGAATAATAATGGAAGATAAAATTAAAAAAATATTAGAACAAGATATAAATGATATTAGTGATGAAGAGTATGAAATGCTTGAAGATAGATTAAAACAAATTGAAGAACATTTAGACTATTGTGATAGAAGAGATAGGGTTTGTTTGGCAATAGACGGAGAACAAGAAAGAGCAGAATACGAGGGAGAGTATGAAATTATTTATAATTATATGTATAAAGATATATAGGGAGGTTTAATAATGTATAAAATTTATATTAAATATTTTGGAGAATTAGTTGATACAATAAGTGGAACAGACGGAAATGGAGATTGTGCTGAAAATTATGAATTGGGAGAAGAATATATTTGTAAAAACGAAGAAGATTTGAAAAAAGAAGTTAATAAACTTATAAAAGAGGGAATTGACAGAGATTTTGTTATTGATGAAAATACAACATTAGAAACAAATAAAATAATAGAATTGGTACAAAACAATGGTAAAGAAATTATTAGATTATTTTATGGAAAAGAAGAAAATTGGAATTGCTATTATGAATTAGTTTTAGAGAAGTTAGATAGGGTAGCAGTATATGGTATTGAATTTGAAAGAATTAGTATTATAAATGAACTGATTAGACTTGTTAATGAAAAATTCCAAAAACAAAAAAAAGAATTTATTGAAACACAAAATGATATTATGATTGCAGAATTATCTTTATTGCAAGAAACAATGAGATATTTAGACAATGAAAAAACAAAAAATAATATATCAATAGGAGATTGGAGAGTTGTAAATAAGGACATTAGTTATTTTGTAGATGAAATAGTTGCAATTTATTACAATAGTGATTTAGGAAATTCTTATGAAGATATAGAGTTAATAATAAAAGAATTCATTAGAGAATTTAAAGAGGTAGAGGAGGAGTAGTTATGACAGACTATGAAATGTTTTTATGTGGTTGTTATTATGCAGTTGTTAAAATAAAAAAATATACAGATGACTTATATAATTTTTTAGTGTTAATGGAAAATCTAGGTTTTCAAGATTATGTTAAAAGTTTTGAAAGAAATTGTTGTGATGTAAGAAGTAGAGAAGAAAAAGCAAAAAGAGAATATATTAGAGAAGAAGATTTTTGTGATGATTATTTTTATCATTTAGCAAAAATAAACGATATAAGTGGAATGATTTATATTGAGTTTCAATGGGGAAAAGGTTTTACATTTGGTAGTTTTGAAGATTATTATAATAAAAATGAAGTAAAAATGTTAAGTGTAGAAGATTTAATTAAGGCAACAAATAAAGAAGAGTTGTTTAATATGGACTATGAAGAAACAAATTTCTTTAAAGAATTAGATGAAAAAGACAAAGAACTTGCATTAGTTTTATTAGATTTTTGTGAATGGTATGAATGGCAATTGGTAAAATATCCAAAAGATTTATATAATATTTTAGATATTCAAACAGAAGAATTTGTTGGATATTTTGGAAATACACCAGAAGAAAAAGGAACATTAAGACAATGTATAGAAAGAGTTTTTCATAGAATGATTGATTTTTATACAGATGAAGAAGAACACGAAGATATAGAGTATGTAGAAAAGAAAGTAAACGAATATATCAAAATAGGAAAAGAATATAATTTATTAAGTGAACAAGAAATAAAATGGATAATAGAATGGTTAGAAAGAGAAAAAATTTTATTCAAGGAGGAAAATTAGTTATGACATATAGAGAAAATTTAGAAAGATTAGCAAAACAAAGTTTTGAAAGATTTATCAATTATATAAGAGATGATAAAAACTTATATGATATGGTTGAAGAAAGTGAAGATGAAGAAACAATAATAGAAGTTTTTTATATGGGAGAAGATGAAGAGGAATTTTTAGGAAGATTTTATTTTAATGACAATGGAGAACTTTTAAGAATAGATTAAGGAGGATACTATGGAAATAAAAAGTAATGGATTTTTTAAAGGAAGAACAATAGGATTGGATTTATATGAAGATATAGATGTTTTTGAAACAACAGAAAATTTGGTTTTAAATTTTTTAGTAGATAATTATGACTTTGATATAAATGATTTTAATTGTGTACCATACAAATTTACAGATATAGATTTAGATATGATTGTTTGGAATTATTATGTTTTATATAACACAACAAAAAATAAATATTTCTTTTTAATGAGTTTTTATGATGTAGAAGATTGTGGTAAAAATGCAGTAGATATGTTAAAGAAAATGGGATATGAATTAAAAATTGAAATAAATACAGAAGAAGAAATAAAAATGTTTGAAGAAATATTTTTAAATGGACTGAAAAACATTGGATTTAATAGTGTTGAAGATTTTTTAGAATATTATAAAGAAGATTAGGAGGACAATATGAGTTTAATTTTAGTGAGAGAAATTCAAAGAGTTACAGACTTTGAAGAAGATATGACAAGTCATATAGTAGTTGAATTAAAATTAGTTAATTATGATAAATTAGAAGAACAAGCAAAACAAATTGACAAAGAAAATTATTCAAAAGATTGTTTTGGAATAGAATATAATTATGTGCATAATGAAGAAAAATTATATGTATTAGATGACGGAATGTTTTATGTAGATAATTTAGGTAATAAACATTTTCTTGAATGTAGTAAAAGCAATTTAAAAATAATTGAAAGATGTGTTTTAATGGAATATAAAAAGTTTTTAAAAAACAAAGAAGAATATTTAAAAAATCATAATATGAGTTATGATGTAATATAAAACGGAGGAAGAATGTATGAAAAAAAATATTGATTTATGGAAAATGATTTTAATGTTAGTTGCTATTTTTGTAGGAATATAAAAATTTTTATAAAAACTATTGACAAATAATAAAAAATGTGTTATAATGTGTTTGAAAGTGAGGAAAAAATATGGAATTATTTAGTTTAAATAAAAATGAATTAGTAAAAGTTGTAAAAGCATACAATGATTATATTATGGAATATTTTGAAGAACACGAAGAGGGTTGTCCTTGTAGTATTTATGAATTCTATGACAATGAATATCAAGAATTTTATGTAAGTAATGAAGTTGAAACAAATAATTTATCTTGGTTAAGACAAAAGTTTTATGAACATTTTAATTTAGAAAGATGTGCAAGTGATATAATGGATATGGTTGATGAGCAAGATTTACAAAATTATATTTGTGAACAATTTGGAGATAGTTTTATGTATGGAGAACTATTTGATATATTTAAAGATGAATTGAGTGAAGAAGATTTACAAGGATTTTTAGAAGATTTAGGATTTGAATATATAAATTTAGATGAACTTGACGAAGAAGAAAGACAAAAATATTATTAGGAGGTTGTTATGGAAAATACAGATAAAAAAATGAATTTTGAAGAAATGGAAAATTATGCAGATAGTTTAAATAGTCATTTTTACAATGCAATGATAGGAGAAGTTGTAAGTGTAGCAATAGCAGAAGAAAAAGAATTGTCTATTGACGAAATAAATAATATTGCAAGTAGATTGTGTGAAAGTGATGAATTGACAAATACAATAAATGAAATAATTTTAGGAAATTTATAAAAAGGAGAAAAAAAATGATAGAGCCAAAACAGAACAATATTACAATAGAAGAATATAAAAATGGATATATTATTCAATATAATGGAAAAAATGTAATGAAGTGGGAAAACCCTATTTCTTGGGATATTGTAAAAGAGCCTTGTCAAATTTATATGTTAAAAGGTTTTGCTGAAAGTGGTGTAAAATCATTAAAAAGATATATTTTAAGACAATATGGTGGAGATTTCAATAAATGGGAGAATAAATATAAGGAGGTACAATAATTGTGATTAGATTTATTATAAATGCAGATTTAGAAAAAGTAAATGCAAATAGTTTACTAATTGATAGTGGAACAGAAGTAGCAAGTTTAGAAATTGGAAATTATTATTTAAGTTTGATGTGTAGAGGAGAAGTAAGAGTTAATTTAGGAAAAGAAACATTTTATAGTGCTAGTGAATATCCACAAATTATTACAGATTACTTTCTAGGAAAAGTTGATGAAAATGATTTAGAAGATTTTTGGGTAGGAGATAATAATTGGTTTCAATTAGAATTGTTAAAAAGAGTTGATGATAAAAATAAATTAGAACAATATGAGTATGTAAATAATGTAAATGATTATTTAGATGTTGCAGATGTAGAGGGATTTTTAGATAGTTTTGAATTTACAAAAGGCACAATGTTATATATTTTTATGGTTAATGAATTAAAACAAATGAAAAATTGGTATAAAGAAGAATTAGAAGATTTAGATATAAGTAATTTGTAAAAAGTTGTTTTTGTAAAAAAAAATAAAAAATATTTAATTTTTTTATTGACAAATAACTAAAAGTGTGATATAATATATACAAAGAATGGAGGAAGTAATTATGAATTTTGATGAAACAAAAAATAAACTTGGAGAATTTTTAGAAAAATGTAGAAAAGATTTAGACTTAATAATTAAAAAATTGGATAGGGCAATAAAAGAGAATGACAGACAAGGAATAGAACTATATTGTTATGAATATAGCTTATGTAGTGAAATTTATGATATATTAAAATGCAACAGAGGAGGAGTTGGATATTTTATTAAATTTTATAATGATTTAGAAAGTCCTCTAATACAAATATTTGATGATAGAATAAGTTATTTTACAGAGCCAAAATTGATAACAGAAAATAAATTATATCAACTTATTGATAAGATTGAAGAAAGAAGAGGGTAATTTATGGATAAGTTAAATAATATAATTGAAATTTTGACATATTGTGAAAAACATAAAAAAGAAATAGAAAGTATTAAAATGGATTGCTTTATAGGAAATGTACCTTATGATGACACTTATATTGCAATATATTTTGAGAATGGAAATAGTATAGGAATTTTTAATAGTGTTTATGAAGTAAATGAAGAAGAAGAACAAATTGGTTTTACAAATATTCAAGAAGTATTAGATTTTATTTCTAGTAACATAATATAAGAAAGTAGAGGGAAGAATAATGAAATATGTATTTTTATTAAAAGTAAATGACAATGATAATGATTGTGTAAAATATTTAGATTTATCTAGTGGAAGATTTGAATGTGGACATTATTTTGCAAGTGTAAGAATTTCGGGTGCTTGTTTTAGTGGATTTGAAAAAGAGTTGCAAAAAGTAGACTACAAAAATTTTAAAACAATATTGACAGAAGAAGAATTAAATGAATTATGGAAGTTAAATGATGAAATAACAGAACTAGGTTATGGTATTGAAGAAAATAGTGAAAGATACAACAAAGGATTGGAAATAAAACAAGGAATTCAAAATATTATTGATAAATTATTAAGTGAAGAAAATCAAAAATTATTTGAAGAAGTAATGCAAGAAGAAAAGGAATGGTTGGCAAATGAATATAACTTAACAGAAGAAGAAATTGATGATATATGGGATAATTATGGACTAGATTATAGAGATAGAGCAACAATTTCTTATATATTCGATGATTTTGATGAATTTGCAGAAGAAACGGCAATGAGTTATGGTGTAATTGCAAATGATATGGCAGAAAGATATTTTGATTATGAAACTTGGGGAAATGATTTATTAGATAATGATGAATATTATGAATTAAATGACGGAAGAATTGTAAAATTTAGTTATTAAATTTTACAATTCTATTGACAAATTATAAAAAGTATGGTATAATATAGTTAATAGGAGGAAATAATATGAAAGAATTTAAAAATTTAGAATATGCAGATGAATTATATAAGATACAATTAAGATTTACAGAGGGAAGTACAGAGCCTTTAAATGAAGATGAAATTGATACTCTATTAGATAAGTTAAGAGATAATTTAAGAGTAATGAATGGAGAAGATAACGATACAATTTTAAATGAAGATGTATTAAGCAGATTGAAAGAAATTCAAGATAATTCTTTGTTATATGATAAAGAAGATATATTGGAAGTTTTAAGAATGGTTGCAGATAAAGAAATTCAATCAAAAATGATAAAAGAATATTATGATATGGATATTGATACTATTGAATGTTATGATATGTTAAAAGGATTTTTGGAGGTGTAATATGGAAGAAAAATTAGAACTAGAAGTTGATATTAAAAAAGTTGAGAGGGCAATATTTGGAGAAAAAACAAAAAATTTTAAATATGTTGATTTGAATAATTGGAAAAGTTTAGCAAGAAAAGAATTAGAAAGAGTAGTAAAGGCATTAAATGGAGATTATGGAGATGCAGGTAGTCCTAAAATGTTAGGTTATGCAGATTTATATATGTTAAATGATATTGTTAATTTTTTAGGAAATATTAGATTTGTTCCAAACAAGGATATATTTGAAATAGATAATGAAATAGTAGATGTAAGTGTTGCAGAAACAATTTATAATTTTTATATTCAAAATACTTGTGAAGATGAAACAAAAGCATTATTATTATATAATAAAGAGGATAAAATAAAAAGAATAAAAGATTTTTTAAAATTGGCAGAAGAACAAAAAATAATTATCAAATTATTTAAAAATGAAAGACAGATGTTAGAGTATTTATTTGTAGAGGGAAAAGATGTAGAACAAATATTAGACGGAATTCAAGGAATTATAAAAAATGGTTTTAATTTGACAGAACAAAAAAATATATTGAAATTAAATGATATGTATGTTTATATATCATATTAAGGAGGAAAAATGGAAAGTATTTTAAATAAAGTAATTGCAATTGAAAATTATTATGGAGATACTATTATGGTAATAGAAATTGATGAAAAAGGAAATATAATTAGAATGGAAAATTGTAATATTGCAGATAAAGACGGAGATTATATTTTTGAAACAGATAAAGAACTCATAAGATTACAAGCAGAGGAGGAATAATTATGAGTAGAAGTTGGACAGATGAAGAATGTTTTAAATATGGTCATATTTTAAAAGAAAAAGGTGTAACAACTTATGAAAAATTCTTAATTGAGATGTGTAAAAATGGGCATTTATCAAAAGAAGAATTAGAAGAATATAAACAAAGTCCATTATGGAATAAAGGAATGGAGGAATAATTATGGGTAAAGAAAATATATATCCAAAAGAAAGTGCAAAAAGAGTTTTTATAAATAATATCAAAAAAAGTTGGACTTATGCAAAATTGACAGAAAAAGAAAAAGAAAGATTAGAAAAAGTTTTTATTTCAACAATAACAGAACATAGTATAAAAGGAAGTTTTGGAGATAGATATATAGTTTTACAAGCAATTTATAATAGCTTTTTAATGGCATTAGATTATGAGCCTATTGGTTGGAGAGAAGAAGATGAAGATATACCATTATTTTAAAAATTTTTAAATTTTTTATTGACAAATTATAAAAAGTATGATATAATATATACATACAAGGAGGAAATATGGAAGAAATTGAAAAAAATGAAGAAGTAAAAAATAGGTTAGTTGATGTAGCAAATATATATGAAGATATTGATACAAGCGACTTTCAAGGAATTTTAATGGCAATAGAAATGATGTTTGATATAAGTTATCAAGATTTGTTTAATTATGTTGCTAAAATTATTATAAACAGAAGAGTAGAAAATATGAAGAATGAAACAATGGATTTTTCATCTAGGGTAGATTATTTAAAAATGCTAGAAAGAGAATTTGATTGTAATATTGATTATATTGATTATAGTATAGATTTTTTATATAAATAGGAGGTGTTAATATGTTTGTTGATTTAGAAGAATTATTATATATTTGTAAAGATGATACAGAAACAAAAAAAATAATGTTAAAAGTTTTGTGTGAAAATGGAGAAATTAAAGAATTCCCTATGTGTAGTGGTCATTATATAATTGACGGAATTTGGTATGCAGAAGTAAATGAAAATGGAAAATATCCATTAGACAATGATAGCTTTATTGACGAAATGGAAACAGAATGTTTAAATTATCCTAACGATTGGGGAGATTTATATACTGCTCCTATGGAACATTTACAAAGTTGCGAATTAAGATTTACGAATGATTTATGTAACATAGAAGAGGGAGAAGATAAATACGAAATAACTAGAATAAAAAATGAAGATAAGATTTATGTTTGTTTGAGAGAAAGAGCATAAGGAGGTTGTTATGGAATTAGATTATGATAAAATAAAAGAAGATTTAGAAGAAATAAACAAAAGACAAAATGGGAAAGAATATTGGAAAATGTTAGTTTTAGGTACATTAGAGAATTTAATGGAAGTAGGAAAAGAATATAAGATTACTGATGAAAATGTTAATAAAATAGTTGAAAACTTAATGAGCAATGAAATAATTTGGGAAGTAATTGATGAACAAATATGTAATGAATTATTTAATTATAAAAAGTAAAGGAGTTTTTTATGGAAGAAGTTTTAAAAAAGATGAAAGAAAATATAAATAATACTAAAATAAAATTGATGTCTTGTAAAGATGTTATGCAATTAGATGTTTTAGCTTATGAATTAGTTGCAAAAGAGGAAATATTTGGAGCAATAGAAAACAATTTAATAAATATAGAAGATTATATTGAAGTATTACAAAAAGAAGAAAACCCATTAGAAAAGATTTTTAGAACTTTTATGAGAATAATTTGGGAAAGCAATAGAATAATTGATGATGAACAAATTTATGATTGTTTAGATACAATAAAGGAGGATTTTAAAAATGAATAGTGTATTTGTAGTTATGGAAGATTGGAAAATAGATAGTGGAGAAAGTGGAATTTATACAAGTGTATTTTCTAGTTTTGAAAAGGCATTAGAATATTATAAACATTTAAAAGAAAGATATGCAATAGATTATGAAATAGATGAAAGAAAAGAAGATATTGATACCTTTGAAGAATATATAAATGAAGATATGAAAAATGCAAAAATTATAGTAAGTTTTAATGATAGTTTTGATTATTATGAAATTGATATAACTGAAAAAAATATTGATGAAAATTTATAAAAACTATTGACAAAATATAAAAAGTATAGTATAATGTGTAAAAAGGAGGTAATAATATGGTAAGTTATGAAAAGAAAAATAAAAATATTGATATTGTAGACTTGGAAAGATGTAAACATTATGTTTTAGAATTTGATACAGAATATCAAGGTAAAAATAGAGATTGTGGATATTATTCAAAAAGCTATTGGTTAAAATGTGATGATTATAGAGATGTACCTTTAAAAGCAAATTATGTTAGAATAAGTTTATATTATTGTCATAAAGAGTATGAATTTGATATATGTTTATATAATAGAAAAAATGGTGTTTCACAATTTGCGAATGGAGAGATGTTTAAATATAAAGGAACAACTTGTACTGATAATTTAAGTAAAAAACAAATAGAAGAATTGATAAAGGTAATTAGATTTAATTTTAAAAACTTTATGACTTGTTTTGAAAAGATGAATAAAGGAATTGAGGTGTTATAAATGAAATATGTTATTTTAATGTTATGTAAAGATGATGAAATTTATTATACAGACTATGTAAATACTTTATTTAATAGTGAAGAAAAAGCAAGGGAAGAAATGTATAAATGTGCAAATAATGAATTTGAAGAATTAAAAGATTTAGGAAGAAACTTTAAAATTGTTAATTTGGAAAATAGTATTGCAATTTATGATGAAAATAGTGATTTAATTACAAAATATGAAGTAGCAAAAATTGAAAGAGAGGTGTAGTTATTGTGAGTGAGCAAGTTAAAACAAGTCTATTTAAAGAAAGTATATATTGGAAAACTTTAAGTACAGAAGTTTATGATGAAAGTGGTAAAGAATATAGAACTACTGTCAAATTGACAAATATTATATTTTATAATGAAAATGGAGTTGTTTTGGATTTAGGTAGTGGTCATTTTGACAATACTAACGAAACATTTACATTTAATGGATTTGTAGTTTTAAGAAGAAAAGAGAATTTTAATAGAAAAGAAAATTTTACAATTAAAACAAAAAATGACGGATTTCTTGATGATAATTATACTTTATATATTTATGAAAAAAATGTGGATATAAAATATATTGGTTTACAAAAAAAATATAGAAGTAATGTATATAGAGTGTATGAAGTAAATGGTTTTGAAGTTTTAAAATATATGAAGAATTTAGAAGAAAAAATTTGGTCATTAAAAACAAAACTAGAAACAGAAATTAAAAAGCTAGATAGTTATTATCTACCATTAAAAGAAGATGAATTAAAAAAGGTTTGTAAAGATATTACAAAATACAATAAGATGTTATTAGAAGAGGTTGAGTTTGTAAAAAATTATGAGCCAAAAGAGGAAGATTTTGAGGAATAGTAAAATATTTCTCATTTTTTTTGTTAAAAGTATTGACAAATTACAAAAAGTATGTTATAATATAAGAGAAGTTGGAAATACTAACTTTAATAAAAATAAAAAAGGAGATATAAAAATGGAAAAAATATTTAGTGAATTTAATTTAGATTATTTAAAAAAGGTGGATATTCAAAATGTAGGAAGATATGTAATGACTAGGGGAGTTAATATTAAAGAGGAATATAAAGACAATTATTGGATTGATGAAACAGATGAAGATTGGTTATTAAGTATTGGACTTGATGAATTTGATGTTTTAATTGATGAAACAGATTTTGAAGATTATGGAGATTTTAATGAAGAAGAATTTAATGACTTTATTAAAGAGTTAATAGTAAAAGAAAATCATTATTTAATGATAGGTTATAAGTCAAATTGGAGAGGTCAAACGGGATATAAAATTGTTGATGATATAAAAGATATATTTGTAAGAGATTATGAATGTAGTCAATATGTTATTGGTGGTACTATGGATAAAAGAGTATTAAGTATAAAAGAAAGTCATCACGATTGTCCTATGGGATTTGAATGTTTAGTAGTTGCTATAACAGATGAAGAATTTGAAAAATTAGATAGTGCTAGATTTGATGATATAATTGAATTTGGAGATAAGATGAGAAGTGAAGTAGAATACATTTAAGGAGGAATAGGTTATGATAGATTATGTTTTAAATATTGAAGTTGGAGCAGTAGAAATAATAAGATTAGAAAATGGAAAAAAACAATTTGAAGAAAGATTTGAGGGTGTTGCAAGTTATAAAAATGCACTTGATTATTTGAGTGAAAGAAATTGTAAAGTATATTTTTTTAAATAAATTTTAAAAAAGTATTGACAAAATACAAAATGTATAGTATAATATATTTAGATTTAAAAAGGAGAGGTTAAAAATGAATGTTTTAGAAATTAAAAGTATTGTAGAAAAATTTAAAGGAATAAGTTTAGTAACATTAGAGGTTTATTTGAATAATTATATGGAAGAAAATTTAAAGGTTGGTAATAAATATCATTGGTTTAGTTTTGATAAGACATTAGATATTCATAACATTATTAGAACAAATATTCAAAAAGGTTTTGAAGAATTTTTAAGGGATAATGAACTAGATTATGCTATTGTAAAAGAAACATTTAGAATAGGAGTATGGGATATGACTTTGGTTTTAGATATGGATATGATTAGTTTGTGGGAAAATATAGGTAGATACTCTTTGGAGAAAAAAGTTAGAAAAAATGCTAGTTGTAGCAATAATTCTTTTACTTTATTAGAAATACCAAAATTTAGTTTTTTTGTAGAGAATAAGAATATTAGTATTTATGATTTTATTATTATGTTATTGGAAGAAAAAAGAACAAAAATGATAGAACATTATAATAATGAAATAAATGATTGGACTAGAAATATTGGAAATAATATGAGAGAAATAAACAAATTAAAAAATTTAGATATAGAATAGGGGTGGAATAAATGAGTTATGATTTGTGTAAAAGAATATCATTAGACAAAAAGAAAAATAAAATTAGTGTTTGTGTTGCTAGTAATAATATAACTCCAAAACATTATGATACTTATGAAATATATGGAGGATATAAAACATATAATTTTGAGGATAAATTATTAAGTCTTTATATTGATATGCAGAGTGGAAATATTCAAATTAGTAGCATAAATGATAGTACAATAGATTTTGAGTATGCTTTATGGAAAACAAGGGAATATATGAAAGAAAAAGGAATAGATAGTTATGAGGATTTGTATATTAAAAGAGGAGATTTGAGTAGAAATAGATTGTATGAGTTTGCACAAATAGAAAAAAGTAAAAGTGAAGATAAGTATGAAAAAGAAAGTGAAAATGCAAAAAAATATGATGAATGGGCAAGTAAACAAGATAAGGAATGGTTGGAAACAGAAGAAGAAAGAATATTGAAACAAGTTAAATATGATGTATATGGAGAATGTTTTGAAGTATTTAAAAAGTATTTGTTTGAAAAAATTGAGGGAATGTATAAAATAGTGGTTGATAAATATTATTTAATTGTTTCTCTTGGAAAATATAATAGAGGATATGACAGATATAGATATACAAGTAATGAACCGAATAGAAAAGGTTTGGAGATGAGTTTTAAAAAAGCATATTTGGTTAAAAAAGGATTTGGGTATAAAAATTTGGAGATTATAGAGGTGTAATATGGAGAAAGAACTTGTTAGAAAAGCAATAGATACAAAATTATTAAAAAAACAAGATGTTGGAGAATTAAAAGAAAACAAAATTGTTTTAATTGATAATAATGGTAATCAATATGGAATTTTGACTATTTGTAGTGGTTGGAATAGTGGGTATGTAAAATATTTAGTTAAAGATTTGTTATATAAAAGTTGTGAGCATAATGAAAAAGATTTTTTTGATAGGTTTAGTGAACATATTTCAAATATGATTGGAATATTAAGAGAAGTAATTTTAGATTGTTTTGAAAAAGGTTATGTGAAATTTGAATATTATAATTGTGATATAATAAATGTAGATAATTTATTTTAAGTATTTTTAAAAAAACTATTGACAAATAATAAAAAGTGTAGTATAATGTATATAGAATTTAAAGAAAAGGAGAGATAAAAATGACAGAAAGACAATTTATTGATAAATATGGATTTAGTTTAGATGATTTGGAGGTTGCTTGTATTGACGATTTAATGAGAAAAAGTTATATGTGTTATAGTGTTAAAGAGTTAGCATATAAGATAGCAAGTGATGTATATGAAGAATTAAAAGTAGATGTTGATTATTATATTATGTATAAATTGACAAAATGGCAAAATAACTATATCCATAAAATAGCTTTCTATTTAGAAGATTTAGTATTTATATTTGATATTTGTTGGAGAGGTAGTGCTTTAAGTGTTGAAGATTGGTGTGTAGTTAGTGAAAAAGAGTTTGAAACATATAAAGGATATGAAGATATTGAATGTGTTTTAGAAGATGAAGATGAAGATGAAAATGAAGAGGAATAGGAGGATTATATATGGAACAAGGTGTTTTATTTGTAGATAAAAATGATAGTATGTATGTTTATGGAGTATTTATTATTAAAGGAGAATATAAACATAATGAAATACAACAAATTATAGACAAAACATTTAGTGATGTAGGGGATATAATTGGAGTTGAAAAAGAAATTATTAAAAGAGTAAAGAAAAAATACAAAGGACTAGAAATAAAATATGTGGATTGTAATGGTCATTTTGACAGATAAGAATAAATAAAAAGATAAGGAGTTGATTATAGTGAAAACAACAGAATGGTGTGATGTTTGTGGAATGGAAACAGAAATTAGTCAATATGGAGGATATTGTGATTATTGTGGTAAGTTTTTAATACCTTGTAGTTTGTGTGATATGGATAAGGTTAATTGTAGTGAGTGTGAACTTGCTTGGCAAGATACAATATATCCACAATATAAAATAGTTGATGACGGAGAATGTAGTAATAAAATAGAGTGGTTAGGTAAAAAGCCAAAATTAAGTATGAAAACTTTATATAATTTATATAAGGATATGGAATTTATATCAACTTGTGGAAAATCAACACAATGTAAACAATTTGGAGATGATTTTAAAAAGGCATTAAAGAATGATTTGGGAACAGATTATAATGTTGAAATTAGTATTGGTCATTTTTATATAAGTGGATTTGTAAATAAAATTGGTACTGATAAATTTGTATATTTTAGTGTTGAAGATTTAAGAGATGATGATAAAGGGTTTGAAAATGTATTATATAGAAGTGCTAAAAGTGATACAGATTATAGTGGAGGTTTTAATAATTTTTGTAAATTATATGAGTTGGATAAGAAAATTGTTGAGTTATTCAATAAATAGAGGTTGAAATATACCTCTTTTTAATGTATTTTTAAAAAAATTATATTTTTTTTTGAAAAAAGTATTGACAAATGTTAAAAAGTATAGTATAATGTATTTAGGTTGAGGATATAATAAGTCTATATCCAAAATACAAATTTTAAATAAAGAAAGAGGTAATGAAAATGTTAGAGGGTAGCTTAACAAATAGAATTTTAGAAAGACAAAGTAATGATGAGGTTAAAGTAGGAATGGGTGCAACTATATATTGGTTTAGTGATAGAAGTGCTTGTACTATAATTGAGGTTAAAAGTAAATGTAAAATTGTAATTCAAAAAGATAGAGCAATTAGATTGGATAGTAGAGGTATGAGTGAAGAACAAGATTATAAATTTGAAAGAGATGAAAATGGTCAAATTTATGAATGTTATTGTAGAAAAGGTGTTTGGAAAACACAAGATAAACAAAGAGTAGTAATTGGTAAAAGAGATTGTTATTATGATTTTAGTATATAATACACTCGTTGTATTTGTTGATTATAATATATAGAAAAATTTAAAATAAGGAGTTGATATAAATGAAATTAAAAGAAGATAATTGGTATAAAGTTAGTATTTGGAATAATGAGATGATTAGAGATTATAAGGTTTGTGAGTTGGATAGTAGAAAGATATATGAGGTTACTTATGGTAAGGGTACAGATAAAGAAAGAAAAGATTTAGTTATGATATTTTCACAAGTATTAAATTATGTTGAATGTAAGTCTATATTGAGTGATGAAAAGTTTAAGTTAGTAGATTTTGTGGATTTATATAAAAATGGTTGTGTTGTGGAAACAGATTATATTTTAAAAAGATTTAGAAATCAATTAGTTTAAGATTTGGATATATTAAAAGGAGATGAGATTATGTATTGTTTAAAAGTAGAAAAAGTTAAAAGTGGTAAAAATGATAGTTTAAATGTAGAAAGTGTTTTAGAGGTTAATTATATATCGTTTGAAGATTTTAAAGATTTATATGAAAAGAAACAATTGTTCGATAAAAAAGGAAATAGATATTATAAGTATAGAACGATTGTGTATAAGGTAAGTAATAATGGTGTTATGATTGAACAACTAACTGATAAGAGATTGTATATGGAAATTGAAAATGTGGAGAAAGAGTTGAAACAAAGTTGGTCTTGCTATTCTTATTTAAGACAGATTTTGGAAAGAGGGAAAAGAAAATATTATGTAAAGAATAATGTTTTATATATAAGTCCTAAAACTTTAAATTTGGAAATTGAGTTAGTAAGAAAAACTCCAAAATATGAGGTAAGACAAAATGGAAGATTGTTGTTTACAGAAACTGCACAAAATGAAATTATTAAAGTTTTGGAAAATGATTTTGGAATAAGGTTAGATGATTAGTGAACTAATATACTTGTATATATTTGTTGATTAAAAAGAGGATTTGATATTCTCTTTTTTTTGTTTTTTAATTTTTAATTTAGGAACGATTTTAAGGGGTTGATAAAAGGGAGGGTATATAAGTTATAGGGTAAGGTGTGAAAATGGTTTAAAATTGATTGTTGTGGGTCTAGGAGGTATTGTAAAGATAAGGATTTTGGTATTTTTTAATTTTTGGATTTTGAGAGTGGAATTTTTAATTTTTTGATTTTTGTTTTTTAATTTTTAAATTTTAAGTTTTGGATTTTTATTTTTTAATTTTTAAATTTTGGTTGATGTGATTGGATTTTTGGTTGTTTTTTTAGTTGAGGTTTTGTAGGGGATTTTGTAATGTTTTTGTAATGTGGAATGTGGTGGGGATATGTGGGAGATTGTGGTAGGTTTTGGGAGATTTAGTTTTGTATTGATATGGTTGGATATTTTGTTGTTTTGGATTTTGTTTTGTAATATTTTTGTAATATTTTGTGGGTTGTTTTTTGGAGATGTTTTGTGGGAGATATTTTTGAGGTTGGTTGTTTTGTTTTTTTGATTTTTTTGTAGTGTTGTTTTGTGTTGTGGTTGTTGGTTTTTTTGGTTGTGATATGGTGGGAATTTTTAGTTTTTTTTGAGGTAGATTTTGGAGAATTTTGTAATTTTTTTGTAGGATTTTTGGTGGTTTTTTGTGGTGGGAGGAGGTCTTGCACTCCTATTCCCTAATAATATCAAGGAAAAATGCAGACGATATGTTTATCAAAAATTTTACAACTTAAAATACCGAACAGATGTTCGCAAAAACAAATGTTTTGTCCACTCATAACTTCCAAAAATTGTCATCACAAAATTCCACCCAAAATTGCTCCAAAAATCACAAAATTCCAAAGTGAAAAAGTAGCAACTGATTATGTAGACAAAATTTGAAAACGAGATTATTTGGTAAATAGATTATGTTATGCAATTATGTAAACGAGTTGTAAAACTTGACATAATACTAGCCTACTAAAATCCTTGAAAGCCTTGATATTACTGCATTATGGCGATTGTGTACGAACAGATTTTCTATACATATACTTTACACAAAAGACAAGTTTTGTGCAATGTTACATAATATAATGGTTATGAGAAACGAATTATGTAGACTAGCAGAATATATAATATCGAACAAATGTTCATACGAACAAATGTTCGGGTATTGACATTTGACAAAATATATGTTATAATGTATTTGGTGGAAAGCGACCTTTTAATGGATTTGCTCCCCAAAATATCGTAAAATGGTAAAATGTAGTGAAAATATGTATGTACGAATAACGAGGATAGCCACAGAACAATTTTAAATATAGAATAGTATAGATTGTTGCCTTGAAAATAAAAATGATTTAAAACGGAGATATAGCATTTATGAATTGTGGAATTTTGCCGAATAAACAGGCGTGTGCAATAAAGGGAAATTTTTGAAGATTTAATATGGAACAATATTGTTGAAATGTTATTTTTGAAATTTTTATGAAAAAAAATTTTTATACAAAAGTCGAGAAAATTTGAAAAAGTTATTGACAAATATCAAAATATGGTGTATAATGTTTAGTGTTAGTGAGCATACTAATAATATAAAATTTTGGAGGTAAAATATATGGAAAAAGAAAAAGTTAAAGAATGGTATTTAAAAGAATATCAAAATGACAGTTTAGGAGAAGAAATAAATGGAGAAATAACATTTGAAGATGTTTTTGAAACATTAGATAGTTATGGAGATGTTTATGAGTTAATAGGTGTAGGAGATAGTGTTATTAGGGAAAGAATATTTTTAAAATTAGCAAAGATAATGCAAGTCGAATATAACTATATATATGAACAATGGTTATTATGTAAATAGTAAATTTTAATTTTTAATATTCCTAAAATTAAAATATTAGATTTTAATTTTTAAGTTTTAAATTTTAATTTTTAATATTTTAATTTTAGGATTTAAAAAAAAATTTTTTGCTCAAAGTCGAGAAATTTATAAAAAGTTATTGACAAATAACAAAATATAGTGTATAATATAAGAGGTGGTAAACGATAACACCTATATTTTAAAAGGAGGAAGAAAAATGAAGATTGAAAAAGAGGTTTACAGAAAAGTAACTAACAATCAAATTACAAAAGAAATAATAAAGGAGAGATTGGAGTTAATAAACAAAAGTCAAAACAAATACAGATATGAGTTAGAGGTTAAAGAGAATAGTTTACTAGAATACAATATCAACATTAAAGAAAGATTAGGAGAAAGAATAGTAGCAAGTAGAGGATTTTTCGATAAAATTGAAATATTATCCCATATAAAGGGAATGGAAGAGTTTATAAGATTTATTTAATAAGTTAATAAAATAGAGATAGGGTAGAAATACCCTATCCAAAATAAAAAGAAAGAAAGAGGGAAATAAAAATGGAAAAAGAAAGAAAGATTAAAATATTAAAAAGTAAAGTAGGTTATGGAGAAAAACAATATTTAAACGGAAAAGCAAGTTATATGACAGTTGTAAATAGATTTATAGGAAATAATATGGTATTATGTAATAATATTATAAATGTAGATAATGACTTATTTTATAATAGAGAGTGTGGATTTTATACATTTGATGAAATAAAAGAAGATAAACTTGAAGAATTAAAAGAAGAATATAAAGAACAGTTAGAGAATGGAGAAGAAACACTTGAACATTTAGAAGAAATGGCAGAAGAATATGCACAAGATGAAGAATATAACGAGGAGTTTTATCAATATTTTATAATAGATATAAACAATTGGGATTTAGAATATTTAAAAGAGTGTGGACAGAAAACATTACAAATTATGTATAGTAATTTATTAGAATGTTATGTATTAGGTGTAGGACATTTTGGTACAAGTTGGGAATATATTGGTAGTGATTTTGAACTAGAAATAATGGAATAGTTATATATGGTTAATATATAGATAGTGTGAATAATGCTATCTATATATATTTATATTTATACCGAACAAATGTTTGGGCGAACAAATGTTCGTTTTTCGCTCCCCACAAAACACGGAATTGCAGAATTGACCGAATAGGTGGAATATTGGAATAATGGGAAATATAAATACATTTATATATGAACTTGAAATATATTGTGGAAACTGTGGAAAACTTTGTGGATAACTTTTTATGCAGAAAAATTTTTTTTTAAAAAAAAATAAAAAACTTTTAAAAAAGTTATTGACATATATCAAAAAGTGTGTTATAATATTAGGTGTAGGTAGGAGATACCTAGAACATTGAAAATTTAAAAGAAAGGTGGAAATGTAAAATGAAACAAGTAACATTTCAAGAAATGAAAGAACAATTTATGGACAAGGAGGACAAGTATGCACTTATAACATACAAGCAAGACAATTTTGAAAAAGAGTTTAGTGAACAAAGTAGAACTTATATGGTAAGCAGTAACAATAGATGTTTTGAAACAGGAAAAATTGCAAATAGTATGTTCGGTAGTTGCATAGACGGAACGGACGTTGGTGTAAGACTAGATTGGTATAATTGGAGAGTTGAAAAAGTAATGATTTTAGAAACACAAGAGGAAATTGATAGATATAGTAAAATGTTAGGCGACCATTATTAGAAAGAAGAAAAGGTAGGGTATAAACTACCCTACCTAAAAATAAAAATGGCTTAAAAACGATTTTGAGAGGTCGAAAAAAGGAGAATTGATATGTATTTAATAGAAAATAAAAATAATAAATTAAATGAAAGAATAGTAAAAGAAAAAGACATAAGAGATTTTTTTATTGCAGAGTGTAATATATGTATAGACAATAATGAGGGAAACAAAAAGCAAATTAAATTGTGGCAGAAAGAAATTGAAAAGTGTGAAAGTGAAAAATATAGTATTGAAGATATTGTTGAGATACTAGAAAAAGAATTTGATTATAAAGTTAGTAAGTTTTTTTAAAAAATTTGCATAAAACTATTGACAAAGTACACAATATATGATATAATATATGTAGAATTTAAAGAAAGGTGGGATATGTATGCAAGAGCATATAAAAGAGTGGAATGAGGATAAAGCATATTATGTATTTGTATTAGGATATGACTTATTACAAGATTATTTTAAAGGAGAAGAAAACAATGAGTGTGATAACATATTTGAAATAGCTTGTAAAATTTATGCAGATTTTGAAAAAAGTGAAGAGTATTCATATAATTGTAGTGGATATGAGGCACTTGTGCATTTTTTAAATAGAATAAATGTAGATGAATATTTTGAAGAATAGGAGAGAAAGTTATGAATTTTGAATATAATGATTTAGTAATAATTAGAACAAGTTTAGAAGAAAGAGGAGAAAAGGTACTTAATAATATCAAACAATGGAAGGATTTAGAGTGGAACAACATTGGCAGTATGCAGAATATGTATGCAAGTGAACAGGCATTTAATGACCAAAAGAAATCAATGTTAGAAATATGGAACGAGGAATATGATAAAATTGATAAAATGTTAGAAAGGATATATGAGGAGATTTAATCTTCTCATATATTTAAAATAAATTTAATTTTTTTATAAAAAACTATTGACAAACACCAAAATGTATGTTATAATGTATATAGAAAATAACAAGAAAGGTGGTTTTGATTATGGAAATCAAAAAATTAAAAAATGATTATCAATTTGTAAATGAGAGTGCTTGGAATAGGAGTGGATTTTATCACAAGTCAATATTATTTAAAGGCACAAGACAAATTGCAGAAAACAAAGTACAATATTACAATAGGACTTGGGAGTGTTATCAATTTCAAACAAGTATGAGAGGGTGCATATATAATTATATTGAAAAAGAATTAAGAGAATATATCCAAAGATTTAAGGCAAGAAATGACATTGCAAGATTAACAAAAACAAAAAAAGAAGAGGTTACAAAACAATTTGAAGAACAGGAAGAAATTAAAGAATTAAGAGAACTTTATGCAGAATTATTATAGGGTGCAAGCCCTATAATTTTTTTTATTTAAAAAGCGAACATTTGTTTAACCGAACAAATGTTTAGGGCTTGACAACTTGACAAGTTTATGATATAATGTTAGTGGTGGAAAAGACACTTTTTTATAAAGGTCGCCCGATAGCCCTTGAAAAATATTTTATTTTTTTTAAAAAATATATTGACAAATATCAAAATATATGTTATAATATATATGTAAGTGGAAATAATATAAATGAAAGGTGGAAATGATTATGGAGCAAAAGCTAGATAATTATATTGAAGAAATGAAAAAATCAAACACAAGAGAAGAAATGAAAGCAATTATTACAAAAGCATTTTATGATAATGAGGTAACCGATAAAGATTTTAGTGATTTGGTTAGTATATTCATTCCTATAATAGAAAGCAATTTAGGAATACATATTGATAATTATGAAAAAACTAATACAAGCAGTTATCAAAAAATATTAGAATTGAATTTTTAAGAGGTGTAATATGAAATATAAAAAAATAATGAAACTTATGGCAGAAGAAATATCAAAATTGAGAATTGAAACTGATTTGGAGTGGGGAGCATACTATGGAGAAAATGCAGATTGTTATAATGTAGATAAAATAGTTGAGGAATTTATAGAAGAAAGTGAAAAAAATTAAAAAATTTTTTAAAAAACTATTGACATTTAACAAAATGTATGTTATAATATATATAGAAAGTTAAGAAAAGGTGGTAATTAAAATGAAATTAAAATTTGAAAACAATGGAGAAAAAAGAGTTATGGACATACAAGCAGATAGCTTATTACAAGTTGCAGATAGAATAACAAGAAGATATGGATATGGAGCAATTATAGCAAGTGATTACGATAGAGGAATTTTAATATTAAACAACGGAGTTACAATAACAGACTTAGAAGAAAACAAAAGATATAAAGAAATGTTAAAATATATGTAAGGAGAGGTAAAAATGAAATATAAAAAAGAGAATATTGAGCAAGTAATACATTGTATTGCAGATATGTTAAATAATAATGCAGAACTTGGAACTGATGGCATAGGAGAAAATTTTTGTCATTGGTTAGAAGATGGAGAGGCATTTGATTTTATGGTAGAGTTAAAAGAAAACTTTACAGAAGAAGATGCAAATGAATGTTTTGAACTTATGGAGATGCTAGAAGATGTAGTTGATAATCTAACAAGTAAATTATATGATATATTTGAAGAAAATAAAGAAGAAGAATAAAAATTTTTAAATTTTTATAAAAAAGTATTGACAAATACTAAAATATATGGTATAATATAATTAAGTTAAGGGAACACTCTTAACAAATAATTAAAAAAGGAGAATTTTAAAATGTGGGTTAAAAAAGAATTAAATGGTTTTTATGACCTAAAAGAAAATAGTTGGAGTGGAGCATTAGATACTTTACAAGATATTGAAAATGCAGATTTAGAAGAAGAACTTATGGAACACTTGGAAGAGGTATTTGCAGACACAACACCAACTGAAACTGAATTAAATGATTACTTATGGCACGACAGAGAATGTGTATATGAGGCACTTGGACTTAATGAAAATGGAGAAAAAGAGGAAGAAGAATAATCTTCTTTCTCTAACATAAAAATTTTAATTTTTAAATTTTTAATTTTTTAAAAAAATTTTCTAAAAACTATTGACAAATAACAAAATATATGTTATAATATAGTTAAAGTTAAGGAAAGGTGGAATATATTATGGAAAAAGAAAAATTTATGAACATTGAAAAGGCAAAAGAAATAATGAGGGAACTTGCAAAAAGTCAAGGATTTTACGGCAGACTATTAAGAACAATAGAAGAAGATGCAACTGAAGAACAAATAGAGGCATTAGAATTGGATTTTGCAAAGAACAAAGTAAAAGACACAATGGATTTAATATATTATTTTGAATGTTAATTGTGAGGGCAAAAGCCCTTGCAATATAACAAGAAAGGAATTGCAATGAATAGAACAGTAGAAATAGAATTAAACACAAATAATATTATTGTATTAGAAGAAGAAAAGGCAGTTGAATTTTGTACACAGGAATATTTCAAAGGGAATGACAAATTAAAAATAAATGGAAGAAAATTTGATATTTTTAATTTTGGAGATTTTAAAGAAAAATTATATTGTAATTAGGAGTGATAAAAATGCAGTTATCAAAAGAAAGTAAAGAAAGAATAAAAAAGGCATATATTGGAGATTTGCATTGGTTAGAAACAATACAAGAAGAATTGCAAGATTATGAAAAAACTACATTATGCAAAAGTGATGTTGCTTATGATTGGGAAGAATTTGAAAGAGCAGAAAAATTATTATATAGTATTTTTAAAATGAATTATATAATTATGGAAACTGAAACTGAAAGCTATGCAGAAAAATATTATACACAGGCACACGAACTTTATGCAGAAATGAAAGTAGATTTAACTGAAATACTTAATATAAGTGAATTGTGGGAAGAAATTTAAAGAAAGGAATTTTTAGATTATGGAAGTTTATGTAATAATAGGACATATATGTAATACTGATGCAGATTATGTAACATTAGGAGAAAATGCAGTACAAACAACACTTGCAGGAGCAAGAGAAGAATTAAAAGTAATATACGAGGAAATTATTGCAGAGTGTGAAGAAAATGAATTGACTATTGAATTTGAAGATATTGAAGAAGATGCAATATGTATTGGATATAATGGAAATTGTATAGAAGAATTTAAAATTGAAAAAAGAACTATACAACAATAAATTAGCCACCTTTTAAAATAAATATATATAAAAAATAGAATTTTTAAAATTTAAAATTTTAAAGTTCTATTTTTATTTTTTTTAAATTTTTAAATTTTAATATTGACAAATTATAAAATATATGGTATAATATATGTAGAATTTGAAGAGGAGTGATTTTTATGAAAAATTATTTAAGAGTAACATTTTATGAGGAAAACGATTTACATATTAACGATAAATATTGGATAAACAAAAGTAATGTTAATTTATTTGAAAATGAAGAAATCAAAGAAACATTTACAAAACATATATACAGTGAAGAAAAAAATTTTAAAGACTGTATGAAATATATTGCAGAAAACTATCCAAATGCTAAACTAATAGAAGAAAGTTGTTATCCTACGGGGTGGAGTTATAGGATTTATGAATTTTAATAAATCCTATTGACAAGTTGTAAAATATATGTTATAATATAGTTAGAAATTAAGAAAGGTGGAATTTTTAAATGGAAATTTATATTGTTATATGTAAAAGTAATATGGATTTAAAATTTACAGGAGTAAAAGTTAGCCAAGAGTGTTATAAAACAAAAGAAGATGCAATAGCATTTATAGAAAGCAGACTAACTCCAGAAGAAATTGAAAGAAATAAAATTGTTAAAAAAAGATTATTAAAAAATTGGTATGAGTTCGACAGTAAAAGCCACTCATATGAAATAAAAGTTTTAAATTTAAAATAGGACATAAAGTCCTATTTTATTTTTTTAGAATTTTAAATTTTTAGATTTTTAGATTTTTAAAAATTTGAATTTTTAGTTTTTTAGATTTTAGATTTTTAGTTTTTTAAAATTTTAAAATTTTTTTTAATAAACTATTGACAAAGTGTAAAATATATGTTATAATGTATATAGAATTTGAAGAGGAAAGGTGGTACATAGTTATGGAGAACTTAGTTGTATCTATTGGAAACAGAACTTTATACTTAGGATTAAAAGAGGGAGAAATTTATGCAAGACCATATTGGTGTGGTGGAGTAGACAGTTGTTTACAAAAAGAAATTAAAGTAAAGACAGTAAACATTATTGATAAAAACACACTAGAAGATAAAGAATATATTATAACTGATACTGATGTAGTATTAGATATAGATAATGAAAACAAAGTATATTATTATTATATGAATAACGATATTCCACTTATAAAATAAGTGGAATATTTGCAATTATAGGAATATTTACAATAATATAAATTTACGGAATGAAACGCGTACACGCGATAAAGCAAGTTATAAAATAAATTTATATAAAGTAATACATATAAAATATTATATAGATATATAAAACATTATATAAATATCAAAAAAAATATTTCAAAAAAATGTATAAAAATTTTAATAATTTTATATAATATTATTGACATATTATATAAAGTATGTTATAATGTTTATAGTAGCTGATATAAAGTTAGTTACGAATATATTTTAAGAGGTGTATATATTATGGAGAAATTTACAATGTTTATAGGATTAAATGACAAGGATACTAAAAAACAGGAGATACCAACTGATGTTGCAGTTAAAATGGTATATAATGCATTATGTAAGCAAGGAATAGAGTGTATAACATACGATATAAAAAACGGAGTATATAAACACGATAACGGCGATATAGTATTTGAAAAAAATATAATAGTTGAGATGTTTTTTGTGGAGAATATACAAGTTGTAAGAGCATTAAACGATATAAAAACATTATTAAACCAAGAGAGTATTTTACTTGAAACAACTGAAATAAAACAAGCTGAGTGTATGTAATACACTTAGCTTTTTTTTGTTATTTTATAAATGATTATATATTATTATATACCTTAGCAATTAAAACGCCTATAAAACGATTTTAAGCGTTCAATAAAACAAAAAAACTTGCAGTTCACAACTAAAGTTGCAATATTAAAAAATCACCTGAAAACGCCCAATATTGCAAAACGTCGAACGACAACCAATATACAATATTAGCGTATTTTAAGAGTTTTATATTATAATATAAAATTTGTGTAAATGTAGACAAAAGTGCATACATTTTGCCCATATATTTTGTCCATAAAAAAGAATAAAAAAAATAAAAAGATACATAATAATACTATTACAAAAAAAATTACAAAAAAAAATAAAAACTTTTGTAAAAAGTCTTGTAATATTTTGTTATTTATAGTAGAATAATGGCAAGGGATAACAAATTGAATATATTTATTTAGAAGGAGGAACAAAAAATGACAAACAAACAAGTAATAACACTTTTTTTAGCAGGAGCAGAAAAAGGCAAAACACAACATTTAAGAATAGAAGAAAATCGACTAATTAACTACAACACAACTATTGCAAAATGGAACGGCAACAAAAGTTGTCAATCGTTAGAGTTAGAAATAAATTGTAATTATTATAGCAGAACTACAAGCACTATTCAAAATGAAATTGCAAAACAATTGAACAAAATCAAAAGAGAACGGCAAACAGTTTTTCTTTATAGTATTAACAGGAACAGACAAACAGGTCGAGAAAATTGAAAAAATAATGTTAGCAGATATAAACAACAAAATCGACAAACTTGTATTTACAAATTAAAAAAAATAATTTGTTGTCCCTAAAATAAAAAAATAGGAGTAGAAAAAATGAAAAAAAATCAAATGAAAAAAAATCAAATTAAAAACACAATTGAAAATTTAATTGCAAAACTAATCTATTACATTATAACAGGAGCAGTAGCAACAGCAACAATCGTTTTATTATTCGCAACACTTGGAGCAGTTGTTGAACTATGCACAACAAACAAGGTCGTTTGTATATCGTTTATGGTTGTTTGTGGGTATATCCTAATCAAACAAACAATAGCAGAAATAAACAAACAATAAAAAAATTAAAAAGATGCAGAGGAGTTGAAAAAATGGAACAGGAACGGAACGAACGAACAAGGCAATTTAAAAAGCATTTTGCAGAATATACAAAATAAAAATGATTATTACGAACAAGAGGCACTAGAAAATTATTTCTATTCAAATTATATAATTGAATATTAAACAAAAAAGGAGTGAAAAACAAATGCTTTTTATAATTGCATATATTATTTTATTTATTCTTTTTATTTTCTTTACTAACAAATAAAAAGAGAACGCCCCCACGCAAAAAAAATTTTGCAGAGGTCGAACAGAAAAAAATTTTGCAGAAAAAATTTTTCTTAAAAAACAGTTGTTCGGTCAAACAGTTGTTCGGGGGCGTATTTACATAATTATCAAACTTTTGTTCGCTTTTTGGGCTATATGCACATCCGTTTCGACCCACCAAATCACCTCACCATACCTCCCCCACCTTTTACATTTCCACCAAATCAAAAAAGGGTGGTACCCTAAAATACCGACCACCCTAAAACACTCTAAATCCTACAATTCTACAATCCTACAATCCTATTCCATATTTTTCAAGAATAATTTTAGTAGCCTCATTGACAACACTTTTTACAACATCATCAATTTTTATATTTTTATTTTTCAATTCTTCGTACATCTCTTTCTTACGTCTCTGATTACACTTCTCTTTAAAATCACCCTTATTACTATAATATTCTTCAATATAATCAGATGCTTCGCCTCTAGTCATTTTATTTAATCTTTCCGCAGTAAACCATTCATCAGCAAATGACAACATCCATATTTGTTTGTCTGTAATAGGTTTATTTCTCCAATCTCCCTTTGCCATTATTCATCACCATCCTCATCATCCTCTTCATATTTAAATGGTAAAATTTTTAATATAGTTTCAATTTGTTCAATTTGTTTTTTAATATTACTAATTGTATTACAAATTCCCTTAAAATGTCTTTCCTCCAAAATTCTATCTTGAGTTTCGTCGTGAATTTCAAAGATAAATCTAAAACCATCCTCATCTTCAAAACAACGTCCATCAAGATTATCTTTTAACATTTTTACAACTTCTCTACTAACTTCTTTTTTTTCATTGTCAGGAACGCTATCAAGTAAATCATTTATATTTTTTGACAAATCTATAAAATCATTTCTTATATTCCCTTTTCTAATTTCATATGTAATTATTACCTCACAATCTCCACCGATAGCTTTAACAATACCATTAATAACTGTAATTACTTCTGAAGTATAAACAGCGCAGATATATTTTCCTTTACAAACTTCCAATTTATGATTCTGATTGTTTCTATATACAGTACTTGTAATAAAAGAATCATCTTCAAATAAAGTTTGAGAGAAGTTTGTATTAAATTGGAATCCGTTTGTTTTAAAAACATCTGTCATAATATTATTAAATTTTTCTTCAAAGTTTTCAGTTTTATTAATATTGACTTGTAAGTCTTGCACTACACCTCTAAGTAATCCTGCCCAAGTTGTAACATCTACTTTTGGTAAAGACAATCCAGCAGCATTTATTTGATAACTAAATGGTTTAGTATTTTTATACCAAGTTTTTGTATCAAAACAAAAGTCGTCTTTTGCATTAATTTTAAGTTGTTTTATTTTACTTTCATTTTCTTTCATTATAAAATCATCCTTTCAAAAATATATATAATATGTATTTTGTTTTACATTACATATATTATATAGTATTTCAAAATACTTGTCAAGTATTTTTATATATTTTTAAGTAAAAAAAATACTGAGGTTTTACTCCTCAGTATCATCTATCAACTTCATCAAATATTTCAAATCTCTATCATCCTCATCACAACAAAATTCAACCTTACCATCTTTAAACATATTCATCAAAACATATGTAACCATATGACATCCAAAATATTCTTCAGCCCTTACCTCAATATCGACTTTGTCGGAATCCAACTCTAATCTTTTACCAGTTTCCTTATCTCTTACAATCATACCTTTAGAGTCCAACATTCCATCTAAAGCGTCAATAATACCTTTACAAATTACTTTATCCAATCCAACAACCCTCTTTCTAATCTTAGCATTTCATAAGCATTCTTATGAGCCAAATTATTTTTACTATTAATATAGCTCAATTTGAAATTAGGCAATTCTTCTTTAAGCCACTTATAGCAATCTTCCAAATGTTGAATATCCTCAACATAACACAAATCCAAATTTTCATCTGTTTTCCAAGTACCTTTTGTAATATATTTAACAAGCCAAAGGTTATCAGACTTAACTCTAATAGGAATAGTTTTAAGAATAGGAAATACTCCAACTAATTTTCTAACCATATCAAATCCAAGACCAATAGCACATATTTCTGCATCAAATGAATTTTTGCAATGAAACACTCTAGTGGCAAAAACATTGTTTGCGATATTAAGTTTGATACCTTCAACGTCTGGTTGGATATGGTAGGCAATAGTGCCGATACCACATCTTTCATCATAACTTCCATCCACAAATATTCTAAATTTATTGTTTGTCATTATTAAATACCTCTTCCTGAAGTTGTTGAACATTCTCCCAAAGGCTTCTTATTTGTATTTCAATTGCATCAATCTTTTTTTGTTTATCAACAAGTTCTTTAGTTTTTTGCCAATTACCATCAACCAAGACGATAATAAAGAATATCAATATAATAATAACAAAAGTTTTAACACTAAAAGTATCTTTTTTCATTTTTATCTCTCCTTTAAATAGATAAATCTAAATCGAAACATTCAAAATAACAACGAGTGAAAACGAGTTCTTGTTTTCGATGTAGAGACTAAACCGAAAGGTCTAAGTCGAAACATCCAGAAAATAACATTCGTTCCCAATTTTGTGTTTCTCTAATTTCTCTACCAAAACTACCATCAACACTTCCCATTAACAATTCACTAAATCTAACAGCCTTATCTTTACATTGAACAATAATTTCATATCCAAGTTCCATAACACTGCTAGAAACGAATTTAGTAATAGGAGTAATAATATTAGGTCTATTCTCTTTAATAGCTTGGCAAGTTTTAATATAATCTCCAGCATAGCAGTAGTCTTTTAATGCATCAGGACATATATCAAACAACTTCCAGCTATTATCCATTGTAACATATATAGTTTTATCTAATACAATTTCTTCTCCAAACAATATAACTTTATTATTCATCTAAAACATCCCTTACTATATATAATATTTCATCTATTTTATTTAAGACGTCATCATCTGGTATAAAAACTTTATTATCTTTAAATGGTGGTAAAGTTTCATCTACTTCTTCAGGACACAATTCTTTAGCATAAGATTGTTTTGCTTGTTTAGCAATAGTTTCATCATCCAAAACTCTATCTCCATTAACAACAATACGATTTCTCACATATCCTTTATATAAATCTCTTCTATATTTTTGTAATTCCCAAAGAGCATAAGCCATTGTACTAGCATTAATAGCTTGTTTAGCTTCTGTTCTTTCTTCATCACTAAATTCTAAAACAACTTTCATATATTAATCCTCCTTATCTACAGTTGAAATATAATCTGCAAAAGAATCTCTTAGTTCGTCATAGGTCATAGAACCACTATCATCTTTCAACCTAATTTCCAATTTATTTTTCACTTCATTTAATATAACATTATTAATTTCTTCACTAATCCAATTGCTACAATCGTGGATTATGTGCCAATTTTTACTATCTTTTCTACCAATACATCCAAGAACTTCTTTTTCAACTAAACCTCTAATGAAGCATTCATCTCCCATCAACAATGCAATTTCTTTTTTAACAGTATCTTTAATTACTTCTTCGACATACTCTTTAGTAATACCAAGTTCGTTATGTAGAAAATTTTTAACATCAGAATAATTACTCATTATAATTTCCTTTCTAACATAATTCTTCAATAAACATACCAATAGCATCTGTTATTACGTCTTTTAAAACACACAAAATACAATTAATATTGATTTCTATGTCTTTTGGATTTTCAAATAAATGATTTAGAATGTTTCTGTCACCATAAGAAGATATGTGAATTGTATTATACGTTCCAAATCCAACATAAAAATGGTCATTGTAAATATTTTCATTTAGAGCTTTATAATTAATCGTTTTATGTTTTTTAAATATATCAAATACTTCTTTAAGATAAGTTTCTTTTAGTTTTTTGCAATTTATATCTTCTTTTCCCAAAAAGATTGTAAGTATAGATGTATCAAAATATAAATCAGAGCAATTAATGTCTTCTATTAATATTTTTTCCATTTGTTGTTGTAGAGATTTACACATATATTTGTTTTCATAAAAAAAGCAATTAAAAGCGCTATGCATAACTCTTCGTAAAAAAGGTTTTATTTGAGTGGAATTTATAGAAAAAGTAAAAAACTCTTTATTTTTATTAATACTTTCTTGTATTCTGTATAATACATCATCTATTTCTGATGCTGTATGCATTCTATCATAATCGTCCCAATAGACAATATATCCATCGTAGCAATCACTAATTAAGCCAGCAATTGCACGAATAAATTTTGTTTTATTTTCTTCTGATTCCTCTCCAAAAGATTCTAAAAATTGTTTTATATAAAATCTTTGCGCGTACCAATCCTCTTCCAATTCAACAACTTGTATAAATGGACAAACAAGATTTAATTTATAATTACTCATAATAGATTTAAAATTATATAGTATTACATTATTCATTTAAAACATCCTCCCTAAAATACATTCTCAATACTTTAATAAGCAATTCATCCAATAACCCAACATTAGGTTCTTCCCACTCTTTTTTAAGAATTAAATCAACCAATTCTTTAGTCCATTCACAGAAGTCATCAGCTGTTTTAATTACCGCTTCTAATGGTGCGCCCAATTTATTTTTCTTTACTATCATTAAATCTTCTGCAATATCTTGTGCT